TATTTTTCCTCTCTTTCTTAACTTTGTAAAATTATTATAACATTTTAAAAATAAAAAATCAATAAAGTAATTATAACTCGGCGGAAAATATGTCCGTATCCCATATATCAAGTTTATGTTCCATTTTACCTATAACCTATAACCTAAATTTACCTTTCACGCTATAACTACTTTATTGAATTGCGTGCGCCAGGCGGGACTCGAACCCGCGGTATCTTGATTAAAAGTCAAGTGCATTAGCCGCTGTGCTACTGGCGCAAATTGCGGATGACGAAACCGCAAGAACCATATGTTGTCATCATTTGGTATAGCTTATGTTTTAAGCTAAGGGTGACTGGAGGGAATTGAACCCCCATATTCTCATCCACAGTGAGAAGTCTTAGCCATTAGACCACAGCCACCGTAATAGATTTTGAGGAGTTGCACCTCACTTACTCTCGTAAGAAATAAGAACAATCTAATTTATTGTTTAAAATCTATAGCAGTTCAGTTTCTGCTCTATATATTCCGTATTGCTTTCCTTCCTTTTATTAATAGTAGTCTAACGAAAAACAGCGTGAATATACTTTTATCATACTCTAACCGGTATTGAATATGAATACTGTTAAACGAGCCAACGGGGAATCGAACCCCGACCTCTGGAGAGACAGTCCAGCACACTAGCCATTATGCTACAAGCCCTTAACAAGACAGGTTTAATTTCGCACTTAAAATCCTCAATTTTACGCTGTATTAGAATTTAAAATTTTGCAGTTCCTGTCTTTAATTTATATATTTATTATATAATATTTTTTAAATATTATCAATTAAATCTTTTCGTCCTTCCGCAATGTATTCTTGCTCTTGATTTTCAAGTTCATTGATTTTAAGCAAATCAGAATGTTTCCAATTTCTTTTTGCATAATATCTACTTTTGCGGTTTTTACTTTTTATAGAACACATAGGACATGAGCAATGAATTTTTCCTTTAGAATAACATCCATCATGGTTATAATAATCCCAACCATATTCCTTTTGACATATTCTTTTCTTTCTGCGGATATGCTTTGCTCGCTGTTTACGATAATAAGCTCTATCTCTATTAGGCAAATACATCACTCCTATTCTGTTTATAATTGAGGGGCCTGCTTACCCCCTCATGCAGCAGTTAGTCCCTGCTTGCCGAAGCCAGTTATTTAAGGGAACTGTTAGATTGCACCCTGATGGGGGAGGTAGGACTCGAACCTACGATGTTTCTTTGTCACGGTTTTACAGACCGCTACCCTCGCCACTAGGTTACTCCCCCATAAACATATTAAGTTGGACAGCTATCCTTTAGAAGACGATGCTTCTGGAGCCTTAATAACACCCCAAGTAGTTTACCATCTCTACAAACTACCAAAGATTAGAACAATTTTCTCGTTTTGTTCATTAACGTCAGATTTTTCAGCTACGAGGTATCTGAAACATACCTTTCATTAAATTCATCCCAAGTGAAGATTTATGCCTTCAACTTAAAGATATAGACTGTGTACTTTAGTCTGCCATTCACTTCACTCTCTGAATGGTCAACCCGTAATCGAGGCTTCGGGCGCTACCCGTGCATGTCGATTAACACGCCCTCAAGGAATCGAACCCTGATTAACCGGGTTGGAGCCGGCTGTAATACCATTATACCAAAGGCGCAAACATGATAGACACCACACTCTCTATCACTCTCATACTTAGCAATGAGTTTTCTGCAACGTGGAAGCTATACTCACTTTTTGTCAAGCTAAAGAAGTACAAGTAAAAAGCTACATTTACCTACATTCAGGTGTAGTTCCCTCTTCAACTACAAAGCCAAGTCATATAAAATGTATAGACTAAACATTCTATATCTAATAAATTTAAAGACGTCCTCAATATATTAGATATATAATTGCGGAGACGGGATTTGAACCCGTGTCTCTAGGTTATGAGCCTAGCAAGGAGCCACTCCTCTACTCCGCACTATTTTCAAGACACCTTTTGTCAACCGAAATTTTATTTTGAAGGTCTATTATATTGCTGAAAAGTGTCTTTTTTATTTATTTTGTATATATATATTATATATTATTTTTTATAAAAAATCAATTTAAAATTTTTAACCAAGACATTTGTAAAGGTTTTGTTTTTACGGTTACTAAACTCTTTACTCTAAACCTACCGTCAATCATCAACCCAAATGATAATCTTTTTCTTGTTAGAAAATATTTGCTGTTTAAATGTCTTTTATATACTTATTATATATTATTTTTTATAAAAAATCAATGTTAAGAAAATGACCAGCCATTTTTCTTAATAATTCTCATCATATTATCCCTACCAACAGGATTCATAGAATGAATATGAAATGTAGCATCAATTTGCCATCCATCTACATGCTGCTTTTCTTCAAGCCATTCAAGAAACTTAATATAATCTCCCCCAAACATCCGCATTTCACCCGCATCATGGTCAAGACTTACATCTCCAAGATATAAACATCTTTTTCCAGAGTAAGAAAGCTCTGTCTCCGCTGTACAAGCAATAATCGCCGCATATACACTTCTAAGCCATGTATAATCAGAAGGTGCGGGTCTCACATCATCAATCCACAGATTTGTCTTCATACTCTCCATCCTCTTTCATAACTTCAATTATACCCTGATGTATAAGATAACGTTCCCATTTTTCTGGATGCTCATTACTTCCTACTAAAGTAGTAAGCATTTCTGGGGTGTATAATCCTAAATCTCCAGGAGGATTAATACTAAATATATTTGCCGCTTTCTTTACTGCAGCTCTGAGCATTCTTACTTTTTTCTCTAAGTGAAGAATTTGTGTATACAAAACTTCTTCTCTCGTCTTGGTTAAATCACTCATTTTTATTTACCCTCTCTTAACTTTCTATAAATATTATATTATAATTTTTATAAAAAATCAATTAAGAATAAAAGCTACTTTTCTTTCCATTGATGGCGTCTTTGGGATTTCCAGTTTCGCTCTCTAACACGATACCAATCATCCCACCAACCATCAGGATAATCATTTCTACTACCACGGTTAAATTCCTTAAATTCAGGATTATCATACATTGCCGCAACCTGTCTAATTTTTCGTGGGCGTGTATGTGGACCACCTTTGTGTTTATGAATTCCTTCTACTGGTTCTCTGCGGAACTCACCACGATAAGTTTTGTTTTTCTTATACCTTTTCCACCTCTGCTCAGAAGTTTCTAGTGGAAGATTTTTATACTTCTCTACCCAAAACAAATGTGCAGATTTGTAATAAATGTGCGGGTCAATCTGACGACCATAACCATCATAATACTGGTCATTCATGCGGTCATTAACCAGAAAACCCCAAACATCTTTACGAAAACCTCTTGCTAAGTATCCAATAAATTCTCTTTCATTTTTAGCAATGCGCTGAATAGTTAAGTGCATATAGAATTTATTAAAACTATAACAATAAATTTCTTCTTTAGGCATTTCAATATTGTACATAGTAATCTCCTTTTTAAATTAAATTATTGGATAACTACCATATATCAAACTCCTTATGGACGAAGTATGCCTTCATCTGTCACTTCATATACATCCAAAATCTTCGTATAATAACCTTGGAAATTTGGATATTTTTCTTTTACAAACTGAACTGCTTTATCCGCATCTGTAGTAAGTACAAAATTACACATAGCATACGTTTTCAGCATTTCATCATCAAGGTCAAAAATAACTTTAAAAACTTTCATATTTATCAACCTCCAATGCCCAGAGAAGGACTTGAACCTTCACTCTAATAATAGAAACAGATTTACGTCGCTAAATTGCAGTATAAGTATTTTACAAAACTTTTTAGCTTCTGCCGCGTCTACTTCCGCCATCTGGGCTTAATGATTATTCGATTGCCAATCAGGTTATCACCCTAGAAGTTTATGGACCTCCTCTTGGTGTATAAAGTCATACTCGCGGGCATTTTTAATTTCCTCTTATCTTTTTGTCCTTTATACGCTTCCAAAACCAAGCCAGGATTTACTTGCTTTACAGAAAACATTACTTTTCCAACCCTTGCAACAAAGTCACTAACGCTCTTTTAAACACTCGAATAAGCTTCACCTATTATATTTATAGCTAGCATATCACTATAAAATCCGGATTCTGGGATTCGAACCCAGGACAAACACCGCTTATAAGGCGGCCGCTCTAACCTGACTGAGCTAAACCCGGTAATTCCCCAACCGACACTAACCAATGGTCTTATGTGGGGTAGTTGTATATTTTTGCGGATTTCGCCGCAAAGGGGGTGAATCGCAGGGCGCCGCGGTACGAATCTCCGCACGTATTGACTTGGTTACTCCCCCGTCCTGCCTCTGGAGTCGGATTTATTTTAAAACGTTCTCATTCTCATAACGTTTGGTGTTGTTAATTCTCTTTAGCTGACTCAGAATCTTCATTTGAATCAGTAATTTCCTTAACACTTTCCACAATATAATTAATAATATCTTCACTTGTTTTACCAACAGCAGAAATATTATCTGGCGTCACAACCTGAGCTGCCATCATCTTGTAACAAGTAGTTTCTGAAGGAACCGCACAATATAAAACTCCTGCGGCGAAGATAGTAATAATACTTCTTTTAAGATAACCATACCATCTTGCCCTTTCTTCTTCACTCTCAAAATCACCTTCAGTTTCTACAATAACGAGTATAAGAGCGAGAACACCAGCTAAAATTACTCCACCAATAATTAAAACCATCGCAAGACCTCCTACTTTGTCAGCTAAACTGACAAAGTAGAACCAAATTGGACTAATAATAGGCTTCATTTAAAGAATCTCCTCAATGTCAAAATAATCTTTGTTCAGGTCAACAAGTCCATGAAGAGTTGTAGGTCTACTTATTCCTGGAATCTCAATTATATCTACATCAGCGCAGTAATAATTATGACCCCAATCCTCAAGTCCATTAACTCTTAAGCGTGCTCCTTTCTTAATTGTATAAGTCTCTCCTTTGCTAAACTCCTCGAACTCAAAATCCTTAACAGCATATAAAGTTACAAGATTATAGTCAGCAAGAGTTTTAATATACTTTCCAAATTCTACTCCTGGGTAGAGGCTTCTGGAGTCATATTTGCAACCACTGGATTCGGAACTGTAGCTGCCTGATTCATCATCCCCATCATCATCATCATTGGAAAAAAATCATTGCCTTCGCTGCCTCCCATAAGAGCCATCATCATAAGCGGATTACTCATATCCAGACCAAAAGCATTTGTACCTGTACTATTCATTCCGCCCATAAGCATCATCATTGGAAGCATATCTTTCATATTACCAGAATTCTCTCCCAGGAACATCAGCGGAAGCAGGTTTCCAAAAGGCTGGTCAGCAGAAGCATTTGCACCGGAAAAATCAATCAGTGTAACAATTTTGGTCACAAAATCAAAGCCAAACATAGATTTTGTTGGAAGAATCTCTTTTTTCTCACCTGCGGCAACATCTACTACATGAATGCCATTATCTACAGATGTTACAAATACTGCATTGCCATTTGTATGACGAATAACATCACCAACATGAACATCTTTAATTGCACATGGCATTGCATAAATCATGCCTCTTGCATCAAAGTCAATGAGGTCAACATTAACAATCTCATTCTTCTTCTTATCATAGGAAACGATATCTCCAGCCGCATTTTTAAGTGCAATACCCAGATGACTCAGATGATATTTGTTAACCGGTCCAAACTCAAGATTTCCAAACATTTTCTTCATTTCCATAGATTTTTTCTCCTTTTTCTCTTTTCTTTCTATTCTCTTTTTAATTTTATTAAGTTCTAACTCATTTTTCTTTTCTCTATATAGCTCTTCGCTGATAGACCCATTACAGGTACAGCCATATAGATTATTTACATAATGAGGCGGTAAACTCATAATCCATCACCTTATAATCCTAATTCTTCAAGGATTGGTAAGATTTTATCTTCAAACTGCGGATACAGTTTATATAAAGTCTGTCTAGCGTTCAATGGTTTGTCTGGTTTTGTGTATCTTGCACATTCCCAATCAATTACCATCTGTACAAAATCGCTATGTGTTTTTGCTTTTACAGTATGATGTTTAGCATGATTTCTGTGAAAGTTATGTACTTTCTTATAGTCAAAGAAAGGATACAAAAATACTTTATCCAGGTCATGAAAAAGACTTCTTACTGTATTGTAGCCAAGGAGTTCTTTTTCGATTTTTCTAAAAGCTTTTCTGTGAGCTAATGTGTATTTGATTCTTTCTTTGTTTTTAATCATACTCTCTTACCTCTCCTTTTCTATTTATTTTTTATTTCTTATCTTTATTACTTATTTATTATATAATATTTTTTAAAAATTATCAAATATTATACATTTTTCTGGAAAACCTCACTTTTCAATCACCTCATAATCAATCTCCCCAAATCTTTCCCGCAGAAAGTTTAACTCATACATATCATTAGCTACACACAGATGTTTTACTTTAAAATCGTCTACATAATGAACTAAGAACATAAGCAATACCTCCATTGATTTGAATGATTTTTAAAAGTTTTTCCATTTCATTTACAAATATATTATAAAATATTTATAAATAAAAATCAATTAAGATTTTCAAGACAGCAAATTTATTTTTTAACTGCGTACTATCCTTTATACTAACCTCGGATATAACCGAGGTATTGGACTCGAACCAATATTTCAGGCTTGGAGGGCAAATAAAATTTTTTCTTTTTGCTGTTTCTGTCTTTCTTTATCTTATGTATATATTATATATTATTTTTAATAAAAAATCAATTTGATTTTATGAAGCTAGTTTACAGATTTAACCGCGCCATAAGGTCTTCCAGATTCTTCTTCTCCTGGTCTGTAAACTCTACTGACTGCGCTGACGTTGTAGTAGGAAACGCAGAATCAGAATCCGCAGACACTGCACCTGTCTCAATCTGAATTTTTGGGCAAGTTAAAGTAATGGCAATCTGTACACGATCTCCGCCATCGTTAGCCCATACATAAATTTTTTTCTCATGCTCACCAATAAAATTATTTCCAAAAGACTCTCTAAGCTTTTCTGTTACTTCCTGTTTTGCTACTGTTCCTCTTGCTGCCATTATTTATTCTCCTCTTCTATTTTTAAAATTTTATAATCTTTAAATTTTCTTCTTATTGCGGGTAAAAAATCTTCATAGCATTCCCCACAAACGAATGAGCCATTATAATCAAGTTGATTTCCACAGATTACACAAGATACTCTTCCACCAATGCGGAATTTAGGTACGATTCTACCAGATTCATCAAAAACACTATTTACTGCAGTTCGATAATGAGAATTCCCCCAATACCAATGTGAAATTTCTTTTACTTTATAAGCATATTGTGGAATATAGCAACTAGACCTTAATAAATCATTAAAGTCAAGACTACCTGGAGCATCAATAATAATGTCATTTAAAGGCACAGCTTTACTATTGATTACCATATATTTATCATACAATTCTTCGTCGAAAGAAGCTAAAAAATTCTCCCCATCCATTTTTAAACCAATCCTTCCAGAAATGTATTGATTGGTGAAATCAGTATATTTGCAATTTAAAGAAGGTTCAATTAACTCTTTTTTAGCTAAATTAAGTCCAACATTAGAAGTAAAAGGATATTGTCTGCCTGCAAACATAATATCCCAAGTATCAGATAAATGAATCCAAACTCGCCACTTCTTAGAATTCCATGGAACTTCAGTAGGAAAATCTGGTAAAATATAATCTTTTTTATCCGCCCGCAGATAGCACATAATAGTATGCTTATCTACCATATAAGATAGATTACCCGCACGAAAATCACCATCTAAAGCATGACAAGAATGCCAGCTATGACAATTCTCACTGGCTGATAAATAGTCTAATGGATGTACTGAAAGACATAATGTTCCTGTAATTTTATCTTCCTGAATGAGCATACTTGCGGCGTTCTGTAGATTTTCAAGCTTTTTAGAATCTTTCTCAAAAAATTTAAAGGCTTTAATAATTTTCATGCCTTTTGGAATTTTTTCTCCATCATATTCAAAGTCTTCAACGACTTTGTTTTCATAAAAACCATCTTTCTGTATATCAATGAATCTGGCAAGGTCTGAATTGTCATGGTTACAATCAACAGAAGTTAAAAAATCTTTTACTCTTCGTATTTTTTCTTCATCTGAAAGTTCAAAAGTAACTTTTTTAGGTAATTCAATGATAAATTTACCCCCAAAAGCTTCAATAAAATCTCTTTTTGCATTGAGCCATTCTTCAAAAAGGCTGTCAGTATTTACAAACCTCTCTCCTGGAACTTTAGGAATTTCCTGCGAATAATGAATTACAAGCTCAAATTGCTCCTGGATTTTCTTAATTTCATCATTGAATACCATTTTCTTTTAACTCCTCTTTTTCCTTTTTCTTTTTAGACCTCATTTTTGCATTATGAACTCTACACGCTGGACAAATTGTTGTTGGATTATCTGCATCAATTTCAAACGCATTATTACATTGCGCGCACCAATCTACTTCAGTTGTACAACAATCTGGACAATAATATTTAGTTTTATTACCATCTTTGCTTAAAGCTGGAATAACTTCATAATCATGGAAATATTTATTACATTTATCGCATTTTAAAGTTGCATAATTATACTCAGCATCATCATCATCATACCAAGATTTTTTTCTTCCTCTTTGAAAATAATAATTCCAAGAATTATTGGCATAACTATATTCAATATACTCAAAAAATGGTATATCTTTTACTTTTAGCATATTTTCAACTTTTTGTATAGTATTTAACATTGCCCCGACACGAAGAGTTTCACTAATGGTATGTTCATCTTCATAGCCAATAGATAAATTAACTCCTGCAATTCCCCAGGTTGGACAAATTACACTAATATCAGAAAAAGAACCAAAAGTTTCGACAAAGCCAAATTTTTCTATGTATTCTACAAAATCTCTATTATCACAATCATAAAATACACAATCATTTGTACCTCTGCGGTCAAGCTGAATAATATATTTTAATTCTGATTCTGGAGATTTAATATCTTCAACTAATTGACTTGCTCCAACAGCGCCAATTTCTTCATCTGTTGTAAAAATAATTGAAGGTCTATATCCATGTTTTAAAATTGTCAAAATAGCAAAAATACCTGCGCGGTCATCTGCCCCTAAACCATCTGGACTCCAGCAAACCCCTTTTCGTTCATCATAATATATATCTTCTGGGGGACTAGAAAACACTGTATCCATATGTGCAACTAAGGCTATTGGAATTTCACCTACCGCATAAAGATATTCTGATGCAACAATTACTTTTTTATATCTTTTCTTTAAATAACTATATAAAGCTCTACGCATTGAATTTTGTGTTAAAGAAGCTAAAGATTCAAAAAGTTTAAATTCATTTCGATTAAGTCTTTCCATTCACATTCCCCCTTTATTTTATATATATATTATATATTATTTATAATAAAAAATCAATTATGGTCTATTTGCTCTTGAGCTTCCAAAAGAAAATCCTCATTAGCAAACATCATTGCTCTATAACATGCACGACAAGCTCCTCCACTCATACAACGTTGTCCGCAACTAACTCTTTTTTTAATTACATCTTTTACAATTAAACGATTTAGTGCGGGATAGTCTAAATCTGTAACCAAAAGGTCTAACCGCACATTCCATTCTTTTCTATTTTTATATATATCAAAAATAGCCTCTTCTTGATTGAGACCATCTGCATTAAATTCGTATGTAGTTATATATTTATCATATATATCTAAGTCTTCTGGACGAATCCAAGAGCCACAAATGCCATTTTCTCTTTTTAAATCATCTTTTGCGGCGAGGTTAGGTGTTATGCGCAATGGACATTCGGTCAGCTCTGTTAATTGCGGTAATTGAAAAAATAGAGGCGCATCAATATTTAAGTAACATACTCCCATATGTACAAGCGCTTTTGCCTGATGAAATGCAGTAACTGGTAAACCGCTATAAGAAGGAATACCATTATTTATACTATTTAATATTTCCCAGCTTTCAAAGGCTTCTGTAATTAATTTGTTTCTAGATAAAGTATTATAATTTTTTAATTCTTCCCAATCTATAATTCTACTTCCTCTTGGCTGTAAAGAAAGAATTATAGTTTTATCAGGATATTGTTCAAATATTTCTGGTAATATTTTTCTATCTTTAAATGAGACTTTAATTTCATCTGCTTGGTCAAGAATGTTTTTTCTATGACCATATCTTAAACAAAACTTCATAAAAATTCTCCTTTTTTATAATAATTATATCAAAATCAAGTTTTTTCGTCAAAAATTAGTATAAGGTCTTTTTGTTCCCGGGTTGCGATGCGCGCAGGCGTTGGCGCCCGGTTTTGCTTTTCCTCTTTTGACTAAATAAAAAGAAAAGGGATAGATTTCTCTATCCCTTGGTCTTACTCTTCTACAGAATCAGTAGGCTCAACAGCCTGAGCTGCCTTATATCCTTTAACTACTCTGGATTTCTTACCTTCAGCCGCAGGTAACTCAATATCAGCTTTCTCTGCCTTACCAGCCTCAACCAGTTTATTCAGACGGTATACACATTTACTTACAGTCACATCTTCCATATCAACTTTAGCTGCAATCTCAGCAATCGGCTCATAATCCTCTGTCAATACTGCTTCAATAGCTTTTGTAAGCTCATCTCCTGCAGAACGTTTCTTAGCCGCCAGCTCTTTTGCCTTAATCTCTTTGTTATCAAGAATTGCAATCTGTCTTACACAAAAAGCTTCAAGAGTAGACTCATCCAGGTCCATTTTACCTGTTCTCGCAAGTGTAAGCAGCTCATTATAAATTTCCTTTTTTGTCCATTTTCTTTCTTCTTCCATTATTCTTTTCTCCTTTTTGTTTTTATTATATCATTATTTATTTATTTTGTCAATTAAACATTTAATTCAAAAATTTTGCAAATCCTACCATCAGAATACAAATCCATAATTACTTTTGAATCTGATTCATCAATTTTTTCTTTCTCTGCTGTCCAAAAAGTATTAGAATTTCTAATAATTGCAGCGATAGCTTTATCCGTAAGCTGATCTGTTGTAATATAGTCTAAATCATGCCAGAAAAATGATTCATACTTCTGATGTTTAATCTTACCATTAAAGAAACTACACTCTCCATCACATAAATCATCATAGTCATCATTATAAATTAATAAAGGACGTTTATAGAACTTATCTTCAGTTCCAGGTACTTTTACAAATACTTTAGATAAATTAGAAATAAGGTGTAAATTTCCAGTTAAAATATCTTCATCTGTACCATATTCATAGCATGATTCACAAAGAATTTCACCATCTACTTCATAGAAATCTTCATCATAAATTCTATCATCACATCTGTCACATCTGCGATATCCAGAACATTCAAGACAAATTGTATCTCCTTCAGAATCCCAAGTAAATTTTTCGCCAGCTGTTCCACAAATCATACATTCTGATTTACCAGAATAACAAAATTTAATTTCTGTTTTAGGTCTACTTTCAATATATCTAGGAAAATAACCTAAATGTCCTGAGCAAAAATCATTATACATCAAAGTTGTATATGGTTTAACAGAAATCTGATGTTCAACTACATACTCGCTACCTGCTGGATTATCATATGTATCAAAAGCATGGTATTTTTCAGACCAATAATCCTCGTGTTCTGTACCCTCAACTTCTCTAATCATCTGATTAACCCAATACTCAGACCGCACTTTGTTATCAAGCTCTTTTAACCAATTTAAAACTTCTCCTGTAATATATTTATTGCGATATGGATAACTTTTAATTTCACAAATAATGTCATTATTTACAATAAAAAGTTCTCTCCACTTTTTACTATTCCAATATTCAATTTTTCCATCAGAAAGCGGAATTGCCATTGGGTTATTTGCTGATTCAAGATAAGCAACCAATACCATTGGAGAGTTCATCATTTCAACAGTACCCTGGCGATAACATCCATCTTCTTTCCAACTCATACAAGAAGACCAATCACACTCATTATCACTCATGGTCATATAATCAAGAGGATGAATGGAAAGAGTAAGTCTACCTTTCAGCTTCTTCTGGTTTAAAGCCTGAGAATGTTTAATTCTGAAATCCTCAAAATAAGGTAAATCATAAGCTGCCGCAATTTTACCAATCATTTTGGTAATTTTACATCCAGTAGAAACTCTAATCGGCTTTTCTGGATTCTTAGGATTTGGAACGGCGAAAGAAGCATCACTCCACACATTACTAACAAGATTACCAGTATCAAGCATGTAAGCTAACTGGTTACGTACTTTACTTAATCCAGATTCATATTTATAAGCAGAATCAGAATAAACAAAACAATCAAACCAAGCATCATAAAAAGCATAAGAATGTCTACCTACTTCTTCAGAGGCACGAGAATCAAAGCAATTTTTGGATACTTTCGCATAGAGTTCATCAAAGTCGGCTTCAAACTCAATGTCTTTGGAAATCTGAAACTGATGACCAAGCATGGTATACAGATAGCTTTTATTTGCATTCCACTCTCTAAGAATATAAGAAAGGTCTGCCTTCAAAGGCATATACTGTCCATTGTTTGCAGCATTATCTTCGATATAACTCTTAATCATTGCTTTCTCTTTGTCAGATAATTTATCAAATAACATCATATAATCAATTCCTCTCTTTTTCTTTTCTTTTTTATTATGTATATATTATATAATTTTTTTAATAAAAAATCAATGAAGATTAATAGTCGCGTTTAATTCTGCCGTATCCGTAATATTCAAACATATCTTCCAAATTATCATCCATCGAATGATAATCTTCTTCTGGCTCTACAAAACCTCTTGGACAATCATGAACATATTTAAACTCTGTATCACCCATCTGCGCTTTCTCCTGCTCCCTCTGTGCAAAAGTTTTAAGTTCTTCCATTATTTATCACCTCCTATTTTGACATTAATTTAAAAAACTTAGCTTTATCCGCATAGTTGTAAATTAAGTTAAGCATAATAACAAATAACATAAACCAACTTGGTTTATCTCCTGCGGCAGCTAATCCAATAGAAGCCACCAATAAAATTGACCATATCCAGGCAAAAGTTTTATTATATTTATATTCTTTTGCCCATCTTTCTTTATCAGTCATTTATTTTTCCTTTCCTTTATTTTGTAAATATATTATATAATTTTTTTAAATAAAAATCAATGGCTATCATTGTACCAGCTTTCTACAGTTTTTTTAATGTATTTAAGGTCATTCTCGCTAAGATCTTCTGGAACATCAATTTGAAAACTGTCAAGATTACCTAATGTTGCCTGCTTTTTAATTTCATTTATAATTTTATCAAGATAACATTGGTGTGCATAACTCATAAATTCTATGCTAGGAATCATAATTTATTTCTCCTTTATAATATTGCATCTGGTTAAAATAGTCTGATTTACACCCTTATAAGTTTTATGTGCTTTTACAGTTCCTCTAAGATTATACTCTTCATTCTCTTCAAGGACAGTTTTCTGAGAACTAGTAATCCAAATATATACATTTCCGCAAATATCTTCAAGAACATAAAGTGTTTGCATTCCAAAAGCTCCTTCAAGTTCTTTAATTTTTGTAACTTTTGCGGTAATTTCTATTCTTTCTCCTAAAATACCCATGTACTGAGAGACAGATTCACCATAAATAAGTGAATCAACAACCTCTGAAATCTGAGTATCTGATAATAGTTTTCCAGTTTCTTCATTACCAATCTTAGACCATTCAAGTTTAAGAGGTATTAATTCTTCTGGAAAGTCTGATGGAAGTTCAATTTCAGAGCTTAAACCCCAACCCCAAAATTTAGTGTATTTACAACCAATAGACTTTAAATAATCTTTATAATTATAAGTATTACCGGAAAAAATGGTAATATAGCCTTTTGTAAATCCAAAAAGTTCTTTCTGAGATTTCCAATAGGGGTCATTGTCATGGTATGTTTCAGTGGCGGGACTCCAATAATATGAGTCTTTTGTTATAGTTTTTTGGGAAACCGCACTGCCTGGATACATCTTATTATATTCTTTCTCAGTATACCATCTTACTTTACGCTCAGTACCAGTTTTTGGATTTCGTACTTTAATGTACATCTTTCCATTTTCTTTAAAAGGCTCAGTCAACATTTCCATATTCTGAAATGACTTTGCTACCATACTTATCATCTTCCTTTCTTAACTTTCTATAATTATTATATTATATTTTTTATAAAAAATAAAGGGTGGACTTTTGTCCACCCTTAATCATTTTTATCTTTACTTAAATCTATAGATTTAAAAAAGCCTCCAATCCAACCTAGCGCACCTGCAATAATTGGTAAGTTTTCCGGTACGAAAGTTTTAGTGTTAAAAAGAGTATTTAAACTATTACATAGAATATTTCCAAAAGTAATTTTACAGAGCCAGCCTCCAAAATAACTAATGAAAAAAGAAATCATTGGAGCAAAAATAATTAAAGCAATAACTCCAACAAAAGCCGCAATTATTCCTAATCCTTCAAAAAAATCACTATCATTCTTCATATTATTTACTCTCCTTAAATATTACTTTTCCTTCAATAATACCAAAATTAGAATCTTCCTGAAACGTAAATGTTTCTGGTTTTTCATCTTCTCGCATAGGTCTTGTGAGATACCAAACATCACTATCTTTCCAAGTAGCTTCAATTACTTTCTGCCCTTTTGGAACATCAATAGATATAGTTCCACCCATTTTTTTAGCTACTGATTTGCACCCTGTTAAGCTGAACCCCATTACTACTAAAAGCATAATCCCCGCAATTATTTTTTTCTTCACTTTTCTTTTTTTCCTTTCTTTTTATTATGTAAATATTATAGAATATTTTTTTTAAAAAATCAAAAATTTTCTAAAAACAAGGACAAAAAAGTTTAAACTGGATTTTTAAAAAATTTTTTCATACAATGTATTTAGAAATTAAATCAACCCACAATCATTCCCTTAATGCTTAAATTTAAAGCAGCAATAATTACTATAATCACCACAATAAATAAAATTGTTATACAAATTTTTTCATCTTTATTTCTACTTTTAAATATTACTTTAATGTAAATAGGAATAGTTATATGAAGCATAAAAATAGAAAATAAAAAATAAAAAATAGAAAAAATATAAATCATGTGCATAAAAAGTAATAAAATAAATAACTGCCGCCAACTAGAAATGCTATAATAACAGCGATTGTCATAGCAATTCCAAGACTAATAAATCCCATGGCTACAACACTTCCAAATGAAATATGCTTTCGTTCAGTCCACGCGAAATAAATTCCAAAAGCAAACCAGATAATAAGCCAAATACCAATAAATATAATAAAGTAAATCATATTATTCTCCTTTCTTGTTTAAAGATATGACGTATTAGAATATTTGTTGATTGCAGTTTTAGTTTCCTCAAATAAAGTTGAAGTTACACTTTCATTTGGTGGAAAGTTATAAAAAGTTTTACCAGCGGTTTTACGTGCCATATAGCCGTCAAGCGCAGACATAGCTTTTTCTTCTGTACTGTATCGAGCCATTTCAAAATGATGGCTATTTTTACCATATTTTTCTTTAAAAACATCTTCAGTAGTTGGATATAGCCAAATCAAGTAATAATAACTAATTCCTGTTTTAGCATTTACAATTTGTTCTTTACTAATACGAACAACTTCATCGGTTGTATTAATAATTGTTTTTCTACTCTGGCTTCTAAAAGTCATCATTTTTTCTTGGCTCCTTTTTGATTGGCAAGTCTTTGAGGTCTTCAATAAACCAATATTTATCTGGTCTTATAAAATCAAATTTAACTTTAAAAGACCGTAAAGTTGTACCAGCATATCCCCATCTTTCTTTATCTCCTTCTTTTCGCCAAACAGGAGCAGATACGGAGATAAAAAGTCCATCTACGGGATCTCTGCCCATATATTTATAGGATGAACGTAACATATCGAGAAAGCAATACTCCTGGTAAGTAAGAAAAGGCTGTGGTTTTTCATATTCTTCAATAAGCCATTTTTGAAACTTTTCCGTACATCTTCTATAAGAAACCGGGTCTGTAGGATTAAGTTTACAATTTTCACAGTCAAGACTACTACACACTCTTGGTTCATTGGTAGCTTTATCGACGCCGTAGTTAAGATATTCTACGGCATCGTCTGCAAGTTTCTTAGCAAAATAGACTCTATTTGTAGGCATATTATTTTACTTCCTCTACGTAATAAGTAATCCAGCTTTCTACTTCTTCCTGATAAATTTCTTCTACGTCTTCTTCAGTATATCCTTCTTCAAGACCATAATCTTCCGGGTTTTCCCAAATATCACCATAAGATACAATACCATGATAACCTTCATAAGACTGATAATCCTCAAGTGCGCATTCATATGCGTAATTTTCTGCGGCAGCTCGATTTTCAAACTCCTCTGCTTCAGCTACAAGTCGTGCACCGCCAAAACCGCCACCTAAGCCTGCATAAATATTATATTTCATAATTAATTTCCTCCGTTGAGTTTGATTTATCTTTATCAAATTTAGCCTTATGCATATTCCAAATTGTTTCAGGCTGAATATTACCATGTTTTACCATATCAAATAAAAAACTTGTCATATTTGCGGCAGTGGTCGCATCTGACTTTGCTTTAACTTTATTTTCTGGAATAAATTGAGTTGCATAATAGCATGTGTTTGCAATATCTCTAACTTCATCATAACTTAATTGTACAGTTAAATAAGAACTATTTTTATCTTCGCAATTTAATTTTTTAATAATCATATTATTATTATCACTACTCCTTTTCACAATTAATAGTTGTGTGAGCTGCAATTAATTCATCAATAACATAACATTCATTTTCTTTAATATTATTGAAATTAACATTTAAAGCAGAAATTCCAAAAATGATGTTATCATCAGTTCCAAGAGGTAACTTAGCAAGATATAAGTAACTATCTTTGCGATAAATGTATTTGTATCCCTGAGTATAATTTTTTAAAAAATCGTGTTCAAGTTTAGTGATAAGTGGAACATATGGGGCTGAAGCCCATTCCAAAGCACGATATTTACAATTAAAAAGCATTTGATGCGGATTTGTACGAACGCAATCAAATAAACAATTATCGCATTCGATTGCTTCGCAAGGTGTTAATGTCCTATCTTTTTTATCAATGGCAAAACCGCTGCTACTAAAGTTAGTTATTTTAAGAATTTCATCTTTGTAATGCTCAAAATTAGTTTTCATCATGCATCAAAGTCTTTTCCGAAATGTTTTGCCAAAAGGAAAAGGCTAAATCTTGGGATACAAGCATAGTTTTTAAAAGTAGGACGGTCGATTTCACGTAATACAAAATCAAGGTCAAACCAGCTAACTGCCGCAATTTCCTCTTCCTGAATTTTAAAGTTGTTTATTTTTGTATCTTCTGGAACTTCATAAAGATAAACATATGCAAGTTCTTTATCAATAAATTTTTTACCATGAAATACTTCAGTATAATCAATATTCATTGTTGAAAGAAATTTAAGCTTATCTTTATCAGTTTTGATACCGAGCTCTTCTGAAAGTTCTCTTAATGCTCCCTGCTCTGTTGTTTCACCTGCTGGAACATGACCTGCGCATGAAGTATCCCATTGTCCCGGGTAAGAATCTTTATTGAATGCGCGCAGCTGTAAGAGAATTTGCGGTTTTCCATTTTTGTATCTTATAACCCATACATGGGAAGTATGATGGCGGTATCCTTTAGCATGACATACATCTCTTGGTGCGGTTTTACCTGTTAAACGTCCAAATTCATCAATAATATCGAAATATTCCATATAATTAATCCTCCGGCATAAAATAAGTTTTTGTATCTCGTTTGTAAGCATCCATAACCGCACAAAAGACTTGTTTCGCTCTTTCAAGAGTTTTATAACTTCCTAATTTGCGGCTATTATACATCATATATTCTCCAACGGGGAAAGCTAAAATCTTACTTTCCCCATCGCCCCCGTTAATTACACTTATTGTAATCTGTTCTATTGGAACTGATGTTGTTTTTTTCTGATTTATTATAAGCATTTACTTCACTCCTGTTCTTTATAATTCATACAAGTTTGAGATATTTCTCTTAAACAGCCATTTGTTTCACTCCAACAGCAGCATCCTTTTTTACAAGTTTTTTCGATAAGCTCGGGATTTTTTACTACCGTCACGGAAATCATCGGACCTTGTTGAATTTGTTTTGATACCTGTTTCGGAAGTGTATCGTCCATAAGAAAAGCACAAGAAGTTTCTCCGTCACCAAATATTTTACACATATAACAAGTTCCATATAATGAGAAACAATGAGGGCAAACGCAAGCATTCTTATATGGGTCATAAATTACATTTTCTTTTGGAATAATTCTTCCGCATTTCCAGCAGACTTCAAGATTAGTAGTGAAATTTGAGCAAGATTCTTGTGCGGGATTGTGGATTGGTAATTTTGTTCTAATACATATACTATTATTTGCCAGCGCGCATTTACTACAGGTTTTATCTTCTCTCAATTTTATTCATCTCCTCTTCTGTAATAACAACAACAGAACTTTCTTCAAAAAGATAAATACGGTCAATAGAAATAAGAGTTTCTTTGTATTCATCTTCAATAATTTCTGCGGCATCTGTAAAGGAATCTGCAAAGCTAATACCGCATTCCTGTTTTTCTTTTTCAGAGATTTCATCATAATATGTAACTTTGTAGGTAAATGGATATTTCATCTATTTTTTATTCTCCTTTCCTTTACTTTCTAAATATATTATATTATAATTTTATTAAGAAATCAATAAAGAACTTAATATTTAGTTGTAATTTTTATAGAAAGGATTTTAAAGAAAAATGGGAATGCTCCTAATAGATGAAAATAATATTACTGATAATGCTTTAATGTATATTGGATTTGATTTAGGTATTGGAACGGATGATTGTATGTGCTTTAAAGTAGACCCAGATACTGGCGCGCAATGGCAAGCATTAGACCAAGTTAAATATGCAGAAAAGGTTAGAGAAACAATTCGTGTAGATTATGAAGAGGAAGAGGATTAATATGACTGGAAGAATAGGTTCATGGAAAGGCATGGATGTTATTAAAGTTGGAAAGTATGAGTATGATACCAGTAGTGAAATAAACCCTAAGAAATATATTTATGCGGTTTATAATTTAATTGGTGATGGAAATACTTATTTAATTAAGGATGATACTGTATTCGCGCAGTTACTTAATGAAGATGGCGATATTGATATGGTTGAAGAGAAGAAATATTATAGACCTGGAGAATTTAGTGTTCTAAAAAAGTATAAGAGAAAATTTAAAGATGCAGAGGGTGAATTTACTTTTAGTAAAGAAACTGTTTGTTTTAATGAGGATATACTTCCAAAAGGGAAAAGTAAAAATGCGGGAAAGCGCGCTGCCATTAAAACGGTAGATGATTGGATAGGATTTGGTATGAATGCTACTGTAGAAGAAATACTTAAAGGAAAGGGAAAAAGCTAACGCTTTTTCCTAAAAAAATAAAAGGCTTAAAAGCCTTTTATTTTTTTATTAAAGTCCAATTTCCCGCAAAAACTTAGAAATATTGTCCTCTTTTTTAACGTTATCATATTTTTTAAGATTCTCATACTCACAAGTAGGTTTAATTTTAAGTAAACCAGCTTTTGCTAATTCATCTAACAGTTCATCAAGGTTTTCTGCTTCTGGAATTAAGAATGGTTTGGTTAATGCTGGCTCAGTTTTTGCATTATCAATACATTTTATTGCCTCAAAAATTCCAGCCGGCAAAGTATCAATGATTTCTTTTGTAAAAGCTTTAAGGTCATTAGCTGCTTCATTTGCCATTTCATCAGTAAAAATAAAATCATTTGGAATAAGGTCTGGGTAAGAAACTGTAATAAAGTCAAATACAGCTTTTACCACTTTAATCGCAGATTTGTTAATATTTTCTTCTCGTACTTTAGCCGCATCTTCTTTAGCTTTCTTCTCCATTGCTGCCTCAATAGAAGCATTAAGCTGTTTCTCGAACATGTTTGCCGCATCTGCTGTTGTCATTTCACCATTAAGAATTGCTGCTGTAATGTCACTGATTGTTAATACGTTTTTGTTTTCCATAAATTTTTACCTCTTTTTTCTATTTATTATTTATTTTATATATATTATATATTTTTTTTATTTAAAAATCAAGGAAGATTTTAAGCTAGCCTTTATGCGGCGTATAGGCATCAATCGCGCATAGGTCAAATGGATGAAATTGTTCATAAATGCGTATTTCCGCAAATGATGGTTCATCTTTAAAGGTTAATGCCGCTTTGATTATTTGTACTTTGCCATTGCAAAAATATGCTTTCCACACATCTCCCTGTTCTTCTCCTACTCCATAAAGTAAGAAATATGTATTTGGAAATGCAAGAGAAAGTATTCTCATGTCATCTTTATAATCGTACCATTTGCGCGGTTCTTCAAATTCTTCTTCAAAAGATTCAGCATTTGGAGAAAATTCTTGGGGGTTAATTTCTGCAAGAACTTTGAGATAATCATGTTGAGAATAATTACGGTCTGTTAATGCTGTAAGTTTAAAGCGAGTTTCATATCCCATTTAATATACCGAAGGTATAGGCGATAGCCATTTCCTTTTCCTTTTCTTTATTATGATGAAAACTTCGTTTTCATCTTTATGTATATATAATATAATATTTTTTATAAAAAATCAATGGGGTAAGATGAATGGCAATAAAGAGAATGGTAAATGGCGATTTGGCCTTGAAATTTTTAAATAGAATCATAATAAATGGTGAATTGCCCTTGAAATTTTTAAGTTAAATTGTCCTAAATTACGATTTGGCTTTTAATTTTTTAAATAGAATCATAGTAAATGGCAAAATGCCCTTGAAATTTTTAAGTTAAATTGTCCTAAATCTTAAATAAATCATTTAAGATAGTGATTTGCCCTGCGCGGCCCTCGGCCAAGCACTCCCAAATTAAGTTCTTCCTCTCCATAAACCGAAATAAAAATATTAATATGGGCGAAGCCAAGCACTCACATTTCTAATTCTTCCTTTCTGAAAACCGAAATAAAAATATTCTATTACTAGGGGACCCATTTCAAATATTCAAATGAAAAATTCAAAACCTCAAGGAACAAAGCAAAAATTGAACTGAAACAAAAATCTCTCAACTGCTGCTTAAGAACAAGCTTTAATAGGAAGTGATTAAATTTCATCTACCCTATATATTTGTAATAAAATTAATCATTTTTCCTTAGACTCGTGGTGTCATAAAAACAAGAATCAGCAAAGTGGTTAAGAAAATTTCGTCTCATATATAATGGGTGAGTGCAAAAAGTTAACCACTTTGTTAAAATCTCTTATAGAAGTCTAAAGGCTGGCCTTTAGGTAAACCATGGACACTTTTTGTGTATACTATATATACATAGTATACACAAAAAGTGTCCATCCTTTGCAGAGGGTCCAGAGGATTATTGCTTACTTCAACTTTGGACAAAAGGATTGAACTAGTTTAAAATAAATTATATAATATATAGAGGATAAAACCTCAATAAAATTTTTTAGAAAGGAAAAATACAAAATGAATCAAGTGAATTTAAGTAGAACTGCATTAAATAAAAAATGCGGTTTAACGTCAAAACAATGGACTCGTTATCACGATAGTATTATTACTTATTTAAGTGAATACTTTAAAGTATTTGAAGAACACAAAACAGAAGGAAATCTTTATTATTATGTAATTGGCTATGATAACGAATGGCCAGAAATCCCAAAATTTAGTATTAGAAATTTTAACAAACAACAGCGTGAACAAGATTATGAAGAATTTGTTAAAGGTAATTTACCAAATGAATTTGCACCAGAAAGTAAAGCTAGAATGTCAAGAGTTGCCATTAGAGAATTTGGTAATAGAAAATATAGACATTGTAGTAGTCAAGCAGTTGCAGAGCGTTATGTTGGTCCAGCTATGGAAAAGTTTGGAGAAAAAAGCGGTGTTAAAGTTTGGGTAAATCATAAAACTTATACTAAATTAGATAAAGAACAACATGAGTTTTTAAAAGAATGTTTTGAAAGATTTGATTTACCAGAAGCTAAAAGAGCTAAGATATTAGACCAAATTTGTTCAGCTATTCAATGTGGTGAAACAAATGTTCAAAGTCTTATTCCACTTAATACTTATCAACAAGTATTAGATGCTTTTAAACAGCGCTATGATTTTATTCCAATAGTAGTAGATGAATGGAGAGCTAAAGAAGCAGCATGGTAATGTAGGGGAGAGATTTATTCTCTCCCTTTTATTTTTGCGGCGACGCAGGTTCATCACTCTTATAGCTGGAATTAAAGTAGAATAGGGGCAGTAAAATCTTATATAAATTATATATAGTATTCACAGGAAGTGTACCTATTCGTCAGAGGGTCTCGATTAAATCTACGGAGCGGCAGCAGGTGCGCGAATAAAATTATCTTTTTTTAATATTATAACATAATATAAATAATTAATCAATAATTCTCATTACCCTCGCCCGCATTAAAGAACGAGTCTCCGTTTTGGCTTAAAGAAACCGCAGGTTTCTTTAGCCTAATGAGGAGACAAATTTGGGGCGCGCCCTTTTTAAAGGGCGCAAGGGCTTCTTCCCGCAATTCACTTTACTCATGGATAAGAGCCATATGCTAGGTAATGCGGCCGGGTGCGCGGTTTCGGGAAAATTAGGCGCCATATGAAAACCGCTAGAAGTAGAAAAAAATCGCCATATGGGGTTCGCGAGCGGGAATTCGGGCCTTGCCTGTCGTCGGCGGCCCGCCATTATATCACACTTATCATTCTTTTGTCAAGCCCTTTTCTGCATTTAATTTCGATTCAGCAATTTGCACAAATCTAACCTTCAAAATTCGTCAAATTGCACAAACCGCAAAAATGCACAAAAAAGAGAGCAAATCCGCTCTCAATTTTGTTTATTATTTTAAAAAATGTAAGTTGCGTATAAAATACAATCAGCTACTGGTTCTGTCTGATTATTTACCGTAGTGGCAAATGCAACAGCCACCGCGTAAATATCACATCCAGGAGAATCGAACACATGGTCACATTCAACCTCAAAATCAAATTTTTCATTATCTTCTGGAATATATTCTTTTCCAACTTCTGAGATAACATCTTCAAATGACTCATCGTTTTCATTTATCTCTTTCCAACAGTCATCTCCCTCACTCCAAAATCCTCTTTTAATTAACATCTTTTCCAGATAATCTGCAAAACTCATTTTTTATACCTCTCTTTCATTTGTTGAATTAAGTATACCATGTTTTAATTAAAAAGTCAAGCGTTTTGGGGAAAATTTTCCCCAAAACTTACTATTTTTTGGCTTTTCGCTTCTGGACAAGCGTTAATTCATAGTCATTTGAACCAATTTGAAAGAAAATCTGCCTTTCTGTATTGGTAATTTGTACATTTTCCGCACAAATTTCAGAATTTTCATTCAAAAACCGCTCAATTTCAGTAATAATCTTCTGTTTTACAGGGTTTTCTTTCTTCTTTTTGGCGGTATCGAACTTGTAAACAGTTCGTTTTTTTGTACCCGTACCCGCATATTTTTTAGCAACTTTTTTCTGCTCGGCGGATAACTCAAACAACTTTTCGCCCTTGTCAACCGCTTTATCATCCATGACCAACTGAATTGCTTCTGCTTCTGGAATGTCAAGGACTTTCATGTGATGTTTTACAAGTTCCATGTCTTTTTGTGTAAGTTTCATAAATTATCAACTCCTTTATTTGATATATTTATTATACTACCTTTTGGCTATTTTGTCAAGGGTTCGGGGGAAAATCCCCCGAACTTTCTTCATTCCTCAACAAGTGTAAAATAAGCTCTACGTTTTTCAACAACTCTATCAACTTTACCCTCTTTATAAAGGGCGGTAACAAGAGAAGTAACACGCTGATTAGTAAGTTCCGCAAGGTCTGGAACGGTTTTCATCATTTCAGATACAGTCTGTTTGTCAACTGTTTTGAGATGAGCAAGGATTTTGACCTTGAGTTCCTCATTTTCTACCTGAGTGGCGGTAGGTTTTTTATTTGCGGAAGATTTTTTGTTTACCTGTGCAAGCATTTTCTGAAGCTTTTCAACAACCTCATCATACTGGTTATCTTCTTTCAGAACCTCGATTGCAGTTTCCAGTGCCATAGCGTTTGTCATTTTTTTGTTTGTCATAATCATTACCTCTTTCTTTATTTTATGTATTTATTATATCACTTCTATATTCAGTTGTCAAGACTTTTTTAAAACTTTTTTATTTTGGTGGGCTTCTCATTTTTATTATCTCCCTTCCTTTATCTTTATACTTATTATAACACCCTTGTGGCTTTTTGTCAAGTGTTAATTTACATATTCTGCAAAAAATTTGTCTGCTTCTGTCATGTCAAAATGTTCGCTAATAAAGCGGTCATTCTTAAAAAAGCTGTTCGGGTATTTTTTGATATACTTTGCTCGAAACATAGACTCTACACCCTCAGCCGGCAGATTACCGCAGTCATAAACCCTATTAATAACGCAATAGGTTGCTCCCATGCCTTTATAAGTTTTTGAATTTAGTTCTTCTCTGATTCTCTGGAATACGCTTCTTGTGGTTGTGCCGACTTTACTGCATACAAGTTCCATCTGTTCATTGAAAAATGCAATTAAATAACATTTTTCTAAACCTTTAGAATCATCCCATGTCTTACAATCTTCTGAAATTGCAATACCCTCTTTTTTAATTTTTGCGGTAACGACTTTCCGCACATCTGTAATTTTATTAATTACTTTTTCTACTGGATTGAGAACGTATGTTTTTACCCATTCTTTACTACTGGAATAAATCTTTTCACATACTTCAAACCAACGTTTTTTCCAACAAGGTGAAGTTGCTTTCCATCTTTCGTATGCACCCTCAAAATCATTGTTTTCCAGATACCAGTCCATTTTTTTATTTGCCATTTTTATCAATCCTCTCTGTTTTTCTATGTCTTTATTATAGCACCTATTGGTTAGCTTGTCAAGCGTTTTCTATAACTTTTTCAATCATTTTAAAGCGGTTAAAAATTACCTTACCACCACGAAATGTCAGACAAATCATAGCAGTACCCTCAATTTGTGTAACATCATACACAAGTTTCTGACTTTTCAGTAATCCTACTAAAATTTCATAATCTGTTCTCATTTCGTTTACCTCTCTTTCATTTGATACATTAAGTATACCATGAGCGGAGTAGAAATGCAAGTAGTAATATTGCACAAAGATGCGGCGAATTTTTTGTGCAATGTGCTGACTGGAGAATTTTGGGAAATTTTGCGGTAAAAATTTGTGCAATTTTACTATTGACAAATTTTGTGTCGTGTGGTATAATGATGAATTCGGCCTAGCACAGTCGTGCGCCGGCCGCTCAAAAGTCAAGATGTAATTTTACACAAAAATAATTTTCGTCAAATTGCACAAAAAAGAAAGAGTCTGAATATTCAGACTCTTTCACAAGAAAGGAGGAAAACAAAATGATTAGTCAAAACCTTTCGGTTTAGAAGAGGGGTGAGAGGGAATCGAACCCTCTCGAACAACCGTTCCCCCTGTGGCTTACTCTACAAAGAAGTAAGCCTTTCTTTTCTCAACCTCTCTCTGGATTTTTAAATCTTTAACAAGAGCGGTCAGCAGAGAAGTGATTCTCTGGTTTGTGAGTTCCGCAAGCTCTGGAACCTCTTTAGCAAGCTCTGTTGCTGTGAATCTCTTTTCGGATTCTGTAAGGAAGTTTACAATGATTTCTTTCAGCTTTTCATTTTCTTCCTGAGTAGCTGTTTTCTTTGTAGAAGATTTCTTCTTTTCAAAACCCTCTTTGATTTTTTCAAGCTTCTCAACCAGTTCAACAGAACCGTTGTTTTCTTTTACAACCTTGATTGCCATTTCCATTGCTACTACGTTTGTAAGTTTGTTTGTCATACTTATCACCTTTTCCTTTTCTTTTATTTTATGTATTTATTATACCATTTCTTTATTTAGTTGTCAAGTCTTTTTTTATTTTTTCTTAAGGGCTTACTCGATGTAAGCCCCAGCGACATTCTTAATAGTGCCGTCCTGTCCAAAGAAGATTACGTTATCCGCAACCACTCTTACACCTTTGCATCTCATCTCATGGCGAAAACCATAATCCTCTTTAAATCTTTTAATAAACTCTCTTTTTGTCATTTTTGTGTTTGTCATAACTTATTACCTCTCTTTTTCTTTTTTCTTTATTATAGCACCAACTGCTAGGTTTGTCAAGTATTTTTTTAAATTTTTTTGAAGGCTTTACGCTTAACACTTGACTAAAAGCATTTACCTTTACTTCTTTATGTCTTTATTATAACACCAGAAGTTTAATTTGTCAAGAGGTTTTTCAAATTTTATTTTGAAAGATTAACCTCAGCATCAACAGGTTCTACTCTCTGTACTCTATTAAAAGCTCGAATCTGCCCAGTAGCAAGATTAACTGCCATTACATTGTCTTTGTAGCTGTCAAGGAAAATACCACTATTTCTATCAACAACCATGTACAATCCCACTTCATCAACACCACTTCTTTTACTAAAGAATGTGCTTCCCACTGTCAACTTGTAAACATAAATTCCTGTCGCTTTCCTATCATAATTAACTTTCATTTTTTATCATTTCCTTTCCTTTATTATGTATATATAATATCATATTTTTTATTGTTTGTCAATAGTTTTTTAAAATTTTTACAGATTTTTGGTTTCGCTCACAAAATACTTTGCATGATAAACATTTAATAAATCTTTAACTGCCTTGCTTTGATTTTGATTTGCACAATAGCAATTAATTAAAACATATTTGTCAATATCAATATAATTGCAAGGTACGTGACAATCTTTAAGTTTTTTAACAAGCTCTTCCCAGCCAACAGCTTTTAAAACAGTTGCTTCTACTTTCCACAGTTTGTCTTTTCTTGCTTTCTCTTCACCCCATTTTACAAGCCAAACACCAATTAAATTAGCAAGAAAAGTTACAACAACTTTTTGCCATAATGGAAAATCTGCGACTGTATAAATAAGAACCACATTATAATAACCATAATATCCCGCAGAAATAAGGCTTGCGACTGTTTTTCCTGATTTAATTGTTACAATAGATTTAATAGTTGAAAAGATAACGTTTACAACTGTCAATAATGAAAATAAAATTAATACATTCATTGATTTCACTCACTTTCTTTTTTCTTTTATTATACACCTACTTATGGATTTTGTCAAGGACTATTTTATAAAATAGTCCTTGTTGTAATTTTTAATAATTCACCTGTATCTTTATCATAATAAATAGTTGCTTCTGTACCAATAGGACAAACATAATTATCAATAGAATAAATTATATCACCCTGTTTATTTTCAAATTCCATAGTAGTAGAATCACTGTCCTCGTGGTAAATTTTCTTTGTTGCAGTAACTTCTGTATATCTTACATTGCTAGTGTAATTTTCTGTGCTGATAATTACTATTATGATAATAACCGCCAAACCAATTCCGGCTAATACATCACGCCATACTTTCATAACTATATTTCCTCACTTTCTTTAAAAATTTCTTCAATCAGCTTTTTAGTTTCTTCTACACCAACGTATAAAGCTGACTTTTCGATTGCATCAAATAAAAGTGTTTTTGCTTCCATTTCTTTTTCTGTCATGCTTTTTATCTCCTCTCTTAACTATGCACTTATTATATCATAGGGGCTGAGGTTTGTCAACCCCCATTTTTAATTTTTAATGATTAAACCGCAAATAAATTTTAGTCCAGCTGAAGCCGAAACGCTCTTCTAACTGTTTTTCTTCTTCTGAATTCGTTTCCATGATTGAAATTTTCATAATTGTATCCCAGTCAATAGTTGTAAACCATGTTCCTTCTTTCATGCCTTTACTAAAGCGGAAATTGTCAAGAATGTAATCCATTACTTTCTGTTTTTTAATTGTTTTCATACATTCTTCCAGAGAAATAACCTGACTGCTAAAAACTGGTTTAGTTTCAAAACCTGTTACTTTCCATCCGCTAATTTTACTTTCAATATTTAACATAATTATCAACCTCTCTTTCATTTGATACATTTATTATATCACAGGGGATTGAACTTGTCAACCCCTAATTTTATAAAATTCCTTCAATCTCACAACATTTGCGACAAGCATTAATGCAATCATTCCATAAGCCATCAGTGCTTGCGTACTCTGTTAAAATTTCATCATCCCATCCATCCTCAAGACCGCAAGCAAGCCAAACATCAATTACTACATCTTCACTGATATTTTCTCTGATAAATGTATCCATCTGCCTGAGTAAGTTCTTTCTAATTCTAACCATTTCATTTCTTGATACTTTCATTTGCTTGTTCCCCTTTCCTTATCTTTAAATATAGTATACTATAGGTGTGCGGTTTTGTCAATATACAAAATAACCAAAAGTATAAAGCAATTTTTGTGCGGTTTGCCGATTGGTAGAATTTTGGGATTTTCTAGGCGTTATTTTTGTGCAAAATGTCTATTGACAAATAGTTGCTTCGTGTGTTATAATTGAAGTTCGGGCCTAAGCGCACGCTGCCGGCCCGCCGATTTGTCAAGATGTAATTTTGCACAAAGATTCAGCTAAAACTTTGTGAAAACCGCACAAAAAACGCCGAATTAAAAATTCAGCGTTTTGCACAAAAATTAAATTATTTTCTTGGCATACTTAGTACAATTTTATACTTGGTGCCATTCAGTTCAAAAAAGAACTCACGTTCATTGTTAGTCACATCTAAATTTTCTGCTCCCAGTTTTTCGACCGATTCTGTCAAAGCTGTGATGATAGCTTGCTTTCCTTTATTTTCTGGTTTTTTTCTTTTGGAAGTATCAAACTTGTAAACAGTTGTTTTTTTCTTGCGGTCTGCCTGTCGTGCTTTTTTAGATGCTTTTTCCTGTTCTGGTGTCAATGTAAAAAGTTTTTCCCCCTTGTCTATTCTTCTGTCATCTTCTAACATTTGCGTTGCTTCTTCTCTGCTAATGTCTAGCAGTTCCATGTTACGCTCTATAATTTCGTTGTCTGTCATTTTTAAGCCCTTTCTTTAAGTGATAGGGGGCTTTCGCCCCCTTTAATTATTTTGCAAAAAAGTATGCTTTGCGTTTTTCAACCATTCTGTCAACTTTGCCTTCACTGCAAAGGGAAGTTACAAGAGAAGTTACACGCTGATTTGAAAGTTCTTTCAATTCTTCAACTTCTTTCATCAGCTCAGAAACAGTAAGTCCATTGCCCGTATCCACAAGGTATTCAACAATTTTTTCTTTTAAGTGTTCGTTTTCAAGCTGAGTTGCTGTTGGCTTACGATTTGCGGAAGATTTTTTGTTTACCTGTACAAGCATTTTGTCAAGTTTCTCGATAACCTCTGTATACTTCTCTACATCAGTTTCTTTCAGAACCTCAAGTGCGATTTCCAGTGCCATAGCGTTTGTCATTTTTTTGTTTGTCATACTTATCAATTCCTTTCTTAATAAGAGATTTATTATTTGTTTTCTATGTCTTTATTATACCACCTGTAGTCTTGTTTGTCAAGACCTTTTTTATTTTTCTTTTGGGGGACTTCTCATTGTTTTTCACTTCCTTTCTTTATCTTGTAATAATAATACCATATTTTTTACATTTTGTCAATAGTTTTTTTAAATTTTTTTCTTTATTTTTCCCAGAGTCCAGTTCTCATTTTTTTGTGCTGTCTATAACAATAATGACAGATTTCTTTTTCAATCAGAACGTCCTCAAGTCCAGTGTGTTTTTCTACAAAAGTATTATCTTTTGTAATAAATCTGTAAAGAATTTCGGCTGTCACTCTTAACTGTCCTCTAGTTGTGAGATAGTTATTTTCTTCACAAAATCTTCTGTATGATGGCATTTTACACACTACATCACGAGCCATTTTCATAGTATCACAGATTTCCAAACCATAAGGAAAGAAATATCTATACTTTGATTTAGTCAGCCAACGCTGAGTAGTGTTTAATGTGCCATAGTCAAAACGCATATTGTGAGCGAAAACTTTTGTTACGTTGTAACGTTCACAGCACTCTACAAGTTGTTTTCTGATATTGTAGAAAGATGTTAAAATTCTTTTACCGCTTTTAATATCTTCCCAATACATCGGAATTTTATTTGCATAGTACGCAGATTTCATAAGCTGTTTTTCATCAAGAAAAATGTCAGCATTTACGAATGACCATGTTTCAAAAACTTCACCAGTACGCTTGTTAATGACAGCAAAACCGCAATCATAAACCCACATATTTGTTGGAAGTACCTGTTCTAATGTTTTGTCTACTGGACAAGTTTCTGTATCAATTACAATGGAGTAATCCATTCTTCTGTCAATCTTATTAGTGTTTGGTCTGTTGATAAATTCCATTTTTGTTTACCTCTCTCTCATCTCTATGTCTTTATTATATCACCAGTGAAGAGGTTTGTCAAGAACTTTTTTAACTTTTTTGTAAGTTTTTTTATTTGCTTTCTTGTCTCTCTCTTCCTTACAAGTATTATAATACCACAAGCCACTAAAGATTGCAAGGATTATTTTTAAAAAAAATTGCACAAAATAGATGGTTAATTTTTGTATAAAATGACCAATAGAAAAAGTGTACAAAGATTAAGGTGCGGTTTGTCATTTTTTTGGTAATCCTGCACAAAGATATTTTTCATCACATCGCACAATTTCGGGAATTTTTTTGTTATTATTTTTGTCTATTTTGCCTATTGACAAAAGTTGCTCCCTGTGGTATAATGGAATTTCGGGCCTTGGCGTAAGTGAAGCGCTCGCCTGCGGCCCGCCAATTTTATCACCTTTTGGAAAGTTTGTCAAGTAATAAAATTGCACAAAAAAGAGGGCTTAAAGCCCTCTTTATTTTACATCTACCATTTTAATTTTGTGAGGCTTGTTTTTTGCCTCCGCATAACTTGTGGTTTCTTTTACAACTTTTTTACTTTCCATAATCTGATAAACAACTTTTCTCATTTTTAATACCTCTCTTTTCTTCTTTTCTATGATTTAATTATACTATAGGGCTTGGCTTTTGTCAAGCCCCTTTTTCATTTTTTAATTTTTTTCAATGGTTCTAAAGTCCATGTTTAATGCAAGCAAGACCTCTTCTGGAGTAAGGCTGTGACCCTCACAAATAACGTTTAAATTTGTTCTGTCAATCAGTCGAATCCAATCTTCTGACCTTTCAACGATGATACAAGGTTCATCAGATAAACAAGGACAATAACATTTACAATCAGCTCTTCCTTCACCATGCTGTCCTGCATAGCATCCCTCGAGTTCCGCACATTTATAACATTTACTTTCTACCATCTTTTATTTCCTCTCTTTCTTTTGATACATTTATTATAACACCTTTTGGTTTACTTGTCAATACTTTTGTTTAAAAATTAAAAATTATTTGAATCCTTTTTAATTTTTGTATCTGCTGTACTATTATTCAAATAGTTAAACATTGATAAAATTTCCTTTAACTCCTCAATAGAAACAAGGTTATTATTATTAATAATAACAACCCCGTTGGAATCTCCAACACGCAACTCTGCATTTGCATTTTCCAATTTCATTGTAACTGTTTTCATCATGCTTTATTCCTCTCTTTCTTTATCTTATACACTTATTATAACAGAAGCTCAAATCTTTGTCAATACCTTTTTTGGAACTCTCAGAAAAATTTTCTGAGAGTTCCAATAATGTCGTTTACATCAAAACTGTTTTCGCCCCACTCTTCTCTGTTGCGTTCTTCATCATCAAAGAGCCATCCGTCACAATCAACAACTGTACTTTTTGGTGTGCCATAATTTACAATTTTGACTTCATCCCACTCGACACTCGGCAGATGTTTTTCGAGCCATGCAAGTTTTACACTTGTTACCGCTGTGTTATAAGCTGTCGAACCGCTTTTGCTTAACCAACTCACAATACCGATTCTATAACCGTTTCCCTGTAATTTATGTAACATTCTTGCAAATACTGAGAAGTTGAAAAGCGGTCTTGCGATTGCATAAGGCGTGGTATCCTCATTTTCCAGATAGTCTAACCAGTTTTCTACACCATAGAAGTTAGCTAAAGTACCATCCATATCAAAGTAAATAGTTCCTTTTGTCTCCATCATTTCTTTAATTGTGTTCATCATAATCATCAATTCCTTTCTTTTCCTTTTCTTTAATTATATTATATACTATCTTTTATAATTTGTCAACAATTTTTTTTAAATTTTTTCTCAGATTTTTGTAATCCCTCTATCTCTTAAATATTCACAAAAACTGTCGGCATCCAGTAAATCCGCAAGTTCTTTAATTGTAAGATTTTCTTTCTTGTATACACAACGAAATTCAATAGGTTTAAAGTTTTTTTCTGTAATTCTGTCTCCGCCTGTATAAAAATCATCAACGTTACTAAGTACAACCATTGGTTTTCTAAACAGTGTTTTTTCAAGTCTACCGTTCATAAAAAAACCATCTTTTACTAAACTAACAAGCTGAGGAAAATCTCTGATTAAACCTGTCCAGTTTTCAGCATCTTTTGGCTCAATGTATCTTGCGTGTCGCCAGACGCTAGTATCAACAAATTCTTTCTGTCCCTCAAGTCTGTATTCAAATCTGTAATTATAAACCTCTTTCATTTTTATTTTCCTCTCTTTCATTTGATACATTTATTATAATCCTCTTTGCTTTATTTGTCAAGTAATATTTTATAAATTTTTTCAACTAATTCTTTCTGCATTTCATACATTTTATCTTCGTTATCTTCTTCTAAATAAAGACGAATAATTTCGTATGTGTCATCCATGTATCTGATTTCTACCCAACCTTCATAATAAACAGTAATAACACCTTTAGAAGTCTTTCTGTTTTTTCTAGTATCTTTAATCTCAACTTTCTTAATGTTCTGTAATCCATAAATTGTATTTTCAACTTTAATATATTTTTCCATCTCTTTTTCCTCTCTCTCTTAACTTGATTATAGTATATCACATGAGATTGAATTTGTCAACACATTTTTAAATTTCTTTTTTTGCTTCTTCTGTTGTTAATCCATAACCTTTCCAAGGGTCGTACTTTCCAAACAGAATTGTTTCATCAACAGTATCACACATTTTATTATTGACATTGTAATCATAATAAAACCATTTTTTACAATCCCATTTTAACGGACAGTGGTAGCAAGTTGTTGTAGTTGCAACAGTGTCTATATTAATTGCCATTAACGCTTTTATCTTAATCATTTTATTTACCCCTCTTCCTTTATCTTGATTATAGTATAGCATGGTTACGGGAAAATGTCTATAGGCAAATTGCACAAAGATTTCGCTGTAAAATAGTTGAATTTCTCTGTTTTGCACAAAAACCGGCCGCAGCGCTTGTCGCCGGCCGGCCATTTTATCACACTTCTTCATTTCTGTCAAGTAGTAAAATTGCACAAAAAAAGAGCTGAAATTTCAGCTCTTTTTTTTTACTGTTCCTTTGTTACACTTTTAACAAGTGCCCGCAATTCCGCAACCCCAAAGCAGTCCATGTATTCGCCCATTGCCTTTTTTAATTCTGAGGTTCTTTTGGCTCTGAGCTGTCCTATCATCCATTCATATTCTTCTTTGTTTAATGTGTAAGGACAACAACCATTTTCTTTTAATTCATACATTTTTTATTCCTCTCTTTCTTTATCTTATGTACTTATTATACCAGAGGTTTGGGCTTTTGTCAAGCCCTTTCCTCACTTTTATTCATGTTTGTTACAAACTCTGTACTAAATTTATCATAGACTTCTGGACTTACTTTGTCTGCGATAAATTCCATTACTGTACAAATACCATACATGAAACTATTGTTTCCATGCTTTGCATCATAGCAACCTTTGAATAACTTCGGTCCTTTTGATACCATGTCATCATAAACCAGATGATAAGCGGCTTTTAAAGTTTTTTCATATTCCTGTTCTGTCATAATTATCAATTCCTTTCTTTATCTCTTTTGTTGATTATAGTATACCATAGGTTTAGAAGTTTGTCAAGACTTTTTATTTTTTTCTTTGATTTATTTTCTATGATATAATTAAGTTGTCAAGAGGTTTTTTAAGGTATTTTTTGTGACGAGTGCCGATTTTACTTCACACAATTATGCGTCGTGGAGAGGTTGGTTGCTGTATCTCCTCTTGACACCTTAATTATATCATAGGGGGTTGAGTTTGTCAACCCCATTTTTTATTTTTTATCTTTCTTTCAGACTATGCATTACGATTGTATGACCGCATTTATCACAAGTGTAATAGTATTCATCATCACCACTTCTATGATGTACTGTACTTGTAAACTTGTAAGGCTCATTACATTCTGTACAATATCCGTTGTTCCATGCTTCATCATCACCTTTACTCTGTAATGTAAATAATCCACCTATACCACATCCAATAGCAACCGCAAGTATAATTCCAATTATCCATTTTACTATTGGTTTATTGTTTTCAGCAATAGTATTTACAATACACATTGCCATGAAACCACCAACTATTAAACTCATAAATATTGATACTGAAATAAATTCTGCCATGTAACTCATTTTATTTACCTCTCTTTCTTTAACTGTCTTTATTATAGCACAAGGGGTTTAGTTTGTCAACCCTTTATTTAAAAAATTCTTTCGCTGTTTCTCTATATCTTTTTGGAACACCTGTGATAAATTTTTCTTTATCTTCTTCTGATAATGTTCTTCTTAATTGTTTTGGTGTTACTGAAAAAGGATTTAGATGATATTTAATCATTAGTGGAAATACTTTAATAAATGTAAGTGTTTTAATCATGGTTATAATCTTGCCAAGGATTTCAATAGGCATCCAGAACCATTCCCACTCATTGTAATAACTTAAATAACTCAGTGTGTACATTGCGATAATAATTGTTACTACTAATAATGTTTTCATTTTATTTACCTCTCTCTCTTAACTTGATTATAGTATATCACAAGGGGTTGAATTTGTCAACCCCTTTTTGAATTTTTTTTAAATTAATTGTAACAGATAACTTCCATCATTCTGTGCAAGTATTCTGACAATTTCCTCTCGATTCTGCGAGAGAATTTCCCCTGTTGAGCAATCCACAAGTGCGGTTTCATAACCTTTTTCAATGTAAAGTCCTAAAATCATCATAAAAAACACCTCTTTCTTAAATAAGTTTTAATAAGTTACCGTTTTTATCAAAACAAAAGCCTACAGTTTCATCTGATACAAGTTCAAAATAGTCTGAGTCATCTACTGGAATCCATATTCCAGCCTTTCTAAAGATTTCTAATAATTTTTCTTTATCAGTTTTTTTGACCATCTCTTTTACCTCTCTTTCTAATACCTATTATACCAGTCCTTGACTCATTTGTCAAGGACTATTTTTTTAATTTCATCATCATAGATGTTATTATCAGTGTGCATTGTATCCATGATAAGCTTTACATTATCACCAGTTTCAAGGTTTGTACCATCCTCAAAATAATAATCCCAGTCATTTCCAGTAGAATCTGTGAAAGTTACAAGGTTGTCATTCTGTACTTTTACAACCTCTGCGGTTCTGGTGTATGTACTTTCATAAGTTCCTACACCACCAATTACTGCGATACCTAACATAACTGCTAATACTGTTTTAATCATCCTCATCATTTCCTCTCTTTCATTTGATACATTAAGTATAACATCAAGCTATTTATTTGTCAATATACAAAATAACCAATTTCGGGATGCAAATTATTTAATATTTTGTACAATTTTCCTATTGACAAACTGCGGCGACCTGTGGTATAATTAGTCAGGGCAGCAGGCGACCATAGCGGTCGCCCCTTTCTTTTAGTATTCTACGATTGTATACATCAACCGCATTAACTGTTCATTAGTAAACTCTCCTGACTCACAATCCTCACAGAACATAACTGTTAATGGACTCTCAAAGCCTAACTGTTTAATTACGTTATCCATCATTTCTTTTACTGTCATCTTTAATGACCTCCTTCTCTTAACTTGATTATAGTATACTACAATCAGATTGATTTGTCAATAGGAAAATAAGAATATTTTAAAAATATTCTTTGCTTTCTCACATTAATCCTTTACTACTAGATTGCTGTACTGTTGCGTTACTTTAATGCTTTACTACTTTAGTGTAATGAAGTCTCGCTACTCATTGCCTTTGTTATTCTATTAACACTCCTGTTAATTTTTTAACAATCTGCGTCCCACGAACCGCAGAACATAGATAGAGAGAGAACGTTTGTTCTCTCTCCTCTTTATCCTTTTACACATGATACTGCATCAACTCTTTAAGCACATCCATCATAACTATAGCGTCAACACTTGCACCTTGCCACTCTTCTCTATTCCTTGCCTCATCATCGAATAGTATTCCACCGCAAGGCACTGCCGCACGTTTGTTCTGTCCATACTCTGTTACAATAATCTCATTCCAATTAACACTAGGAAGATGCTTCTTTAGCCATGTTCTCTTGGCTTCTTCTATTGCTTGCACATAATCAAGTGTTGCGTTCTTACTTGCCCATGAGATAACACCTAACTTATAACCTCTCCTCTGTAGTGCATTGACGCGCCTTGCAAATAGACTCATGGTAACAAGCGGTCTTGCTATCTCATAAGGCACTGTGCTACCATGTACCAGATAGTCAAGCCATCCTTCTACACTGTAAAGGTCTGCAATAGTTCCATCTAAGTCGAACCATAACCATTTATTATCTAACATACTAATCACTCTTTCTTTCTTTTATCTTTATCTTTATATTTATTATAACACCTTTGTGCTTGCTTGTCAAGACCTTTCTTTGTGTCTTTCTCTCTGCCTTGTCTTGCCTCTTGGCTCAAGGGTTAGCCTAGGCTAACCCGCTCTATACCAGATAAGTATCAATAATAGAGCCACCTACTCTCTTGGCAGTTAGTTCAGCCAAACTCTTGCTACTTGTTAACAAAACGAATTTTCCCTCTTTATCAATAACCTCATACTTCATGTCTTTGTTCCTCTCTTTCTCTCTTTCTTTATACATAGTATAGCACATAGGTAGTCACTTGTCAAGAGGTTTTAATAAATTTTCTTTGTTAATTTCTTAACAAACGAACTACTAGGAATCGCAGTTTTCGTCATTAACTTACACTCCATGAGAACATCAAGTCTATTATACCACAGATGCGCGGCGATGTCAATAGGTAATATTGCACAAAGATTAATTATTATTTTTGTGCAACATGCTGTTGTGCAATGTGACGAATTTTGGGAAATGAACTAAAATATTTTTGTGCAAGTTTTTGCTTGACAAATTGTTGTGTCTCGTGTTATAATTGAAATTAGGGCCTGCGCCTGCGTCTACGGCCCGAGGATTTAACGAGAGCGTCATTACTTTTTATGTATTTTTCTCAGATAAACCTGAAATGAAAGTGAACTTATGTTTCGTTTACCCCGGGGCATATTTCAGGAAGAAAAATTTTTGATTTTTGAAAATCGTTTTGCTCTGGACAAAATTCTTCTAAAAGGGATTTTAAAATTCAGATTACGGATTTTAATTTATTAAGAATATATTCATCATTTATTTTATCATAATCATAATAAGGTATTCTTATTAATAAAATATTATTTTCTTTACAATATATATCTTTTCTTTCATCTCTTATTTGTTGAATTTTAAATTTATTTTCACCACCAAAATATTCAACTGGTCTATAATGTTGCTCACCATCATACTCAATTAATGCTATAATATTATTTTCTTTCATAATTATAAAGTCAAATATCATAACATTATTATTTTTATCTTTTATTCTATATTGTTCTTTAAAAGATAAATTCTTGTCCGTTAAAATATTTTTAATTTTTAATTCTCCACTACTTCTTTTAGCACATCCACAAGAAATAGTTCGAGCATGACTTTGTCCCTTAAGGTGTTCAAGTCTTACTTCAAAAGGTTTTGAACCGCAATCACATTGTACTTTTACATAAGTTTTATTATTTTTACATGGAGCATTTCCAATTATTGTTAATAAACCATATTTATCTCCAATTTCATATTTACGTCTATCTTTATCTTTACAATTATTACAACTTTTAGGATTTTTGTCTAAATCGCCTTTTCTTACACTAGAAATTTTTCCACAATTAAGACATTCACAAATCCAAAAAGTTTCATGTGATTTTGATTTAGGATTTTTATCTCTTTCAATTACTTTCCAACAGCCATGTATTTGTCCTGAATAATCTTTTAATTTTCTTCCCATACTAAAATTCCTTTATAGGAAAAGGAGAAACGCATTTGCATCTCTCCTTTTCTTTCTACTTTTTGTATATAATTAAAATATTTTCTTCGTTCCCGTTATCAGTAATTTCTTAATAAAATTAATACAGCAAGCGGAATAATGATTCCAATAATCATTCTTTATTCTCCTTTATTTCAAACCCCAATAATGATTTAAACATTTTTCTTTGTAACCAATTAAATTTTTTATTACAAGGCAAAATAAAAAACTCTTTTCCATCATCATCTACCAATACAATTTTATATGGGGCAGGTTTAGGTTGCAATAAATTACAGTTGTACGGCGAACTCAGTATCTCCTGCGGATTTACCTTTACTTCTTTTTGCATCTTCAATCTCTTTCTTCATCTGATAATCAAGTTTTGCCATGCGACTTCTCATAATCTGAAACTCTGTTCTTTTTGCTTTTTTACTTTTATTTTTCCCCATTCTTTCTATTCTCCTTAATCTTTTTTAATTCAATTTCAACTGATTCTAAAAGTCTAATTGCGGATTCATCATCCAAAAAATCACTAACATTTATTGTATTTGGAATTGCAATAACATGTTTATCAGAAAACACTTCTGAAACATGTTTAAATACTCCATAGACTTCATCAATACTATTTTCGCCAAGAGTATAAGTAATAATTACATAATCTCTTTTTTCCTCTGTTTTAATTTTCATCTTATAATTACCGTTCCATGCTTTCCTTCTTTTCTCAACCTCTCCAAAACTGGATGGCAGGAATTTTTTTCATTCATAAATACAATAGCAAAATCAAGTTCTTTAATATAATCATTAAATGCGCCAAAAAAATATTTTTTGCCGGAACCATTATTTTCTGCCCATTTATCTCCCAAAGAATTGGGAGAACACACTATATTAAATAAATATGTCCCCTTTATTTCAATAAGCTCATTTAATCTTTTGTCCAAAAGGTCATAATCATCAAGTGTGCCTCCAATTATTCCTACATTCATGCGATTGGCTCAATAAAAATTAACTTATCAATATAATCTCTATCCGCACCTTTGAAAATAGGAATTTTATAATCTATTTTCCATTTGCGGCGAACAATTATTCTTTCACCAATTTGTTCTCCAAAATAAACATTTGGCTCTTTAATTGTTTCTTTAATTGTTTCTTTTTCTTCTATTTTGATACATGCGGTACCGCGTTTACATGGAATTGTAAAGTCATTCCAATTAATTCCACATTGAGTCATTAGCATATCTTGAATATCATTACAAGTTTTATCTTTAAGTTTGGCATGTGAAAAACAAGCTTGTCCCACCATTTGAATACTATTCCGCGTTGCATCCAATTGCCGCCAATAAATAAGATTAGTTACTTCTTCTTTTGGAATATTAAAACATCTTGCGTCAAACATTGCTCCTTTTTCTGCGGCATTTACATATCTTTCAATAAGCCTTTTATTTCCCTCTATAAGAGGGTCATGAGTCGAATTATATTTAATTATATTCTCAGAAAAATATTTATTAAAAGCCATTGTTGCCATAGAAGCTGATACGGAAGCCATTTTCTGAACCTCATAATTAAACCAAGCCTCTGAGGTTAACTTTTGGTAATCAGTTAAAATTAAAGTAATTTCATCTGATTGAGTATATCCAAAAATACAACCCTGAATATTTTCACAAAGATACTTCATTGTCCTTTGCATCGTATCCATTAATACAGGATCAAATGGTTTCTGAAAGCCTCGTGTAAAAGTATGAAAAGCTTTTCCATCAAGCCTAATAGCTACTGGCATGCGGCGAAGTAATTGTGTTTTTGCGGGATTTTCATAAAAATCTTTCATTCTTGCGGCAAGTTCACTATTATCCATTTTTCTTCCTTTTCTTTATTTATTTTATATATATATTATAATTTAATTTTTAAATTTTGTCCATTCTGATCTTTTACTGTGACCTCTGTATGGTCTTCACTAATATTTGTTTCTTTTAAAAACCAATGCCATACATAAGGTTCTTCAACTGTGGTTCCAATATATTGAGTATTTTGTAACACTTTTTCGGGAATCGGTTGTCCTGTTCCAATAGGATTTACAAAAAAACTTCTAATAGGAGCTGCAGTATCAGTTAAAGCCCAAAGATAAGTGCGGCCATTTATTTCTTTTACATTAAGAAATTTAACAAGTGGTAAATTAAGCACTCCAATATCATTTAAACAATATTTAAGAATTCTTTTCATTAAGTTTATCCTCTAATTTTTCTGGAATCTCTGCGCCAATCTCTTCAAGAATTGATTTTGCGGCTAAGAATTTTGGATCTACTCCATCGGCAATAGATAAAGCAATATACATTTTACCATCTAAATCAAATGTAAAAAATTCAAGTTCTTCATTATCTCGCATAAACATTCTATCTCTTAATCCTTTTGGAAGAGTAATTCTTCCTAATGAGTCTAATCTTCTTCTTGCGTTTTCTGGTCTTAATATCATTATTTTATCTCCTTAATTAAATTTAATATTATCATCATCGCTACCATCCCAATTACTACCCATTAAAATATCTAATATCCATGTAGCAATATTAGAGATGAAAAATGCGGGTGCCGTTATTAAAAATATTATGAGTACAATTAACATTTCTACCCAGCCTATTTGATACAGCGAATCCGCAGATTGTATAGCCAAAGATAAAAACATAAGCAACCATAAAATATAAATAACTATTACTAAAGTCATATTTGTATCCTCTTTATTTTTACCTTTAATTTACTAATATAATATCAAAAAATTTTAATGTTGTCAAAGAATTTGACTTTGTCCAAGATTTGCGATATAATGTTTTTAATACTGGAGGTAAACTATGATTAAATTAGACTATACTATACAAACTCCAGAAGAAAGAAACGAATTAGTGAAAAAAATTTTGGAAGAAACTCCTGATCCTAGTGAGAGATATTTAGAAATTTTGGCTGACTACCTCGTTCTTTGTATGGAGAAACAAGAGAAGAAGCAGAAACAAATTTTAACAGAAAATCGAATGACAACTGTTAATAAGAGAGAAACTTCTTATGAAGGTCTTGTTTCCCAATTAGAAAATGGCGAAGATGGTATCTATAACCTAATAAATGAAAGTAAAACAACAATATTTCAACCAAAAGTGACAATAACAAAGAAAGATTTAGAAGAAATACCTTATTTGAGACAATTACGTGATGCTATCAATAGTTGGGAAATAAAACTTAAAAAAGCGCAGGGGCGCGATGCGTATATAATTAAAAAAGCATTGATCGAAATGCGTAAAGACCAATATGTAATAAAAAATGCTTACCGCAAACCTATTATCTTTAATAAAATTAGTCGTTCTAATTTTGCATCTAGATTGGTTGAAGATTTTACATTAGATGAAAATAATTATATTGTTCCTAGTGGGGTTTCTTTATGTGACCCCGCGGTTTGTTCATTAATTCTTTGTAATTATTCACAGCTTAAAGAAGAAAGTTGGGGAAAATTTGAAGGTGATTTATGGTACCTTATGGAATCATTTGATAAAGTATCTACAGCCGCTTTAGAAGAGTATCCACTATATGAAGAAATAGTAAAATGTAAAATAGATGGATTGCAGAATATAGAAATACAAAAAATACTAAAACAAAAATACGATACTACTCATAGCTTAGAATATATTTCTAGCTTATGGAGAAAAAAGATTCCAAATCTTATTGCCTCGAAAGCAGAAGATGTAGAATTAAGTTGGTATTTTTTAAATACCGAAAAAGGCAAATATAAAAGATGTAGTCGATGCGGGAAAATTAAACTTGCTCATAATAAATATTTTAGTAAAAATAAAACTAGCAAAGATGGCTGGTATTCTATTTGTAAAGAATGTAGAAATAAAAAAAATAAGGACAAAAAGAAATAATAAAATTCAGACTTTCTTTATCCTTTTATAAAGGAGGTATAATTTATGGCAACAAATACTGATACATTTTTCTGTGATAAATGCCAACGTACCATGAGAGGAACTGAGTTTTATGGTTCTAATAATTTAGAAAAATATCCAGAAGGTAAGTTGCATCAATGTAAGAAATGTCTTACAATGCATGTAGATAATTGGGATTCTAGTACTTATATGTGGATATTAGAAGAGTGCGATGTGCCTTATATTCCAGAGGAATGGAACAAATTATTACAAAAATATGCAAGTGAAGGTAAAACAATTACTGGAACGACAATTATTGGTCGCTATCTTGCAAAGATGAAATTAAAACAATTTAGAGACTATCGTTTTAAAGATACAGAATTTCTTCAGCAAATGGCTGACCATAAGATGGAAGAAACTATGAAGCGGCAAGGATATGAGGCTGCGGAAATTGCTAAAGTTATTGAGCAAAGTCATATTTCAGCACCAGAAAGGCCAACTCCTCCGCCACTCACTATTCCAGATAGCAATAATGCAGGTAACATGCCTTTAGGCGCAGAAGATTATTTTGCAGAACAAAATTCTGATTATGATATTGATATTGCGGCAGACCTTACAGATGATGATAAACGTTATTTATTACTTAAATGGGGTAAATCTTATACGCCAGAAGAATGGGTTAAACTTGAGCAACTTTATAATGAAATGATGCAATCTTATGATATTCAGTCTGCGGGTCATATTGATAACTTAAAACTTTTGTGTAAAACTTCATTAAAGTCTAATCAGCTTTTGGATATAGGTGATGTAGATGGCGCGCAAAAAATGCTTCGTATGTATGATTCATTAATGAAATCAGGTAAATTTACTGCGGCACAAAATAAAGCCGAAACTGGTGAATATGTAGATTCTATTTCAGAACTTGTAGCTATTTGTGAAAAAGAAGGATTTATACCTAGATATTATATTGACCAACCAGGAGATAGAGTAGATGAAACTATTGCAGATTTAAAAGGTTATACTCGCTCACTTGTTGTTGATGAAATGAATCTTGGTAATTTAATTGAAAGTGCTGTTAAGACTATGGCTCGTGAGGAAGCTAAAGAAGAAGATGAAGACATTGAAGATGAAATTATGAGCCTTGAAGATGTAGACCAATTAAAAGATGAAGATTTTGAAGAATTTAATGAGTTTGAAGAAGATGAAGAAAAAGCCTCAGAAGAAGCGATGAAAGAATACCTTGAGGAGGGCTAATTATGGCATTACAAGATTTATTAGCTCTCTCTCAATCCAGAGATAAAATTGGTTTATCTGAGGAACGTGTCAATGCTATTATTCCAGTAGCAAGGCAATATATAAGTTTCTGGAGAGAATATCCAGATATTTTTATTGATTTTTTATTGAAAGATCGCAATCCACAAAATTTTAAATTCTTCTTTTATCAAAGAGTATTCTTGCGGATTTGTATGCGACATCAATATGTGTATGCAGTTTTCCCACGTGCATATTCAAAATCTTTTCTATCTATGATGGTATTAATGTGTCGTTGTGTATTATATCCTGGATGTAAATTATTCGTTACTTCTGGTGGTAAAGAGCAGGCTGCAGCAATTGTAAAAGAAAAAGTTCAAGAAATTTGTACATTGATACCCGCATTTAAAAATGAAATTGATTGGAATCGTGGTGTAACTCTTGAAGGTAAAGATTATTGTAAATATGTGTTTAAAAATGGTTCATATTTTGATAATATTGCAGCTAGAGAAAGTTCGCGTGGTAAACGTCGTCATGGTGGACTTATAGAAGAGTGTGTAGGTGTTGATGGACAAATTCTTTCAGAAGTTATCATTCCAACGATGAATATTTCTCGAATGTGTATGGATGGTTCTACCCATCCTGAAGAGCAACTTAATAAAAGTCAAGTTTATATTACAACCGCAGGATATAAGAATACATATCCTTATGACAAACTAATTCAGTTACTGGTATGGCAAATAGTTAAACCAGAAAAATCAATGATAATGGGTGGTACATATCGTATTCCTGTATTAGTTAAATTGCTTGATAAGAATTTTATTAAAGACCTAAAAATGGATGGTACTTTTAATGAAAGTTCTTTTGCTCGTGAATATGAATCTGTTTGGTCTGGTACCATTGAAGATGCTTTCTTTAGTTCTGAAGCATTCGACCGTAATAGAATTCTTAAACAACCAGAAAAAGAAGCCTCTGGCCGTTCAAGCAAAAATGCTTATTATATATTATCTATGGATGTTGGTCGTAAAGGTTGTGATTCTGTAGTATGCGTAATTAAAGTAACTCCACGTTCTCAAGACGTGTCTATGAAACAATTAGTTAATATTTATACATTTCATGATGACCATTTTGAAGACCAAGCTATTAAAGTAAAACGTTTATTTTATAGATATAAAGCCCGCAGATTAGTTATTGATGCTAATGGTATTGGTATTGGACTTATGGATTATTTGGTTAAATCTCAAATCGATCCAGATACTAATGAATTTTTTGCGGATTTTGGGGTTTATAATGATGAAGAAAAATTTTATAAGAAGTTTCAAACTGTTGACTGTGAGCAAGATGCGATATATATGATAAAAGCTAATGCACCTATAAATACAGAAGCGCATGCTAATATGCAATCACAGCTTTCTTCTGGTAAAATTAAATTTCTTGAAGATGAACGTATAGCAAAAACTAAATTGCTTGGTACTAAAATGGGTCAGACAATGACTCCAGAAAAACGTGCAGAATACTTAAGACCTTTTACATTAACTTCTATTCTTAAAGAAGAACTTATGAACCTTCGTGAAGAAAATGAAGGAGTTAATATTATCCTTAAACAAGCCAACAGGTCAATTAAAAAAGATAAATTTTCCGCACTTGAATATGGCTTATATTATATAAAAACAGAAGAAGATTCAAAAAAGAAGAAAAAACGTTTTGTTGCAAGTGAATGGAAATTCTTTAATTAAGACAAAAATGTTGGGTAAAATATGTTTATTGCTACTATTAATTTTTCAATAATAGTAGCAATAAAAAGCGAAAGGAGGATAATAGATGCGCGCTTCTAGAGGAGAAATAAAGATAGAAGAAATATTACAAAATGCAGAATTAAATTTTAAAGAAGAATATATATTCCCAGACCTTAAAAGCTCTAGTGGTAGACCATTACGTTTTGATTTTGTTGTATTTGATGATGATGGTAAAATTGATTTTCTTATTGAATATCAAGGTAAACAACATTATGAAGCAAGTTCAAAATTTGGTGGAAAAAGAGGATTATATCAGCAGCAATTTAATGATAATAAAAAACGTAGATTTTGCGCTTTACATGGACTTACTTTAATAGAAATTCCTTATACAGAAGAACATCTTATATCCTACGATTATATAATGGAAAAAGCTGGATATTAAGGAGGTAATTGGTCTTGATAGATAGACAAAGACAAGAACAGATTCGCTCCAAAGGCTTTAGTATAGTAGATACAAGACGTGGAAATGAAGCACCAATAGAGTATGGAAGAATTAAAGTTGGAACTAAGACATTAGATGATGCTACTTTAAATTTAGGTTCTCTTAAAAAAATTAATCCTACATATGCGGATAAGCGCTGGATTTTAAGAGCTTTAGCAGAAAATAATGTTCCAGTTCTTCGTGAAATTTCTAATTACTTTTATAGAACTAGTGGCATATATTCTCGAGTATGCAATTATATTGCTACTCTATATAGATATGATTGGTATATTGTACCAGAAGTTTTAGATGATAAGATTAAAGAAGAAAAAATTTTAAAAGAATTTAATTATCTTTTAGATTATCTTGATAATACTCATATTAAAAAAATGTGCGCGGATATAGCTTTAGCAGTCGTCAAAGATGGTGCATACTATGGCTATTTGGTAGATGGAACAGATGGTTTGATGCTTCAACAGTTACCTATTAACTATTGTCGTTCTAGATATAATGTTGGCATGAATCCTGCTGTTGAATTTAATATGAAATTTTTTGATGACCATTTTAGAGATATTAATTATCGTATGAGAGTTCTTAAAATGTTTCCAAAAGAATTTCAAAAAGGTTATTTACTTTATAAACAAGGTAAATTACCAGTAGATAATATGATGGATCCTTTTGGAACCTGGTACTTACTTGACCCAGAATCAACTGTTAAATTTAATTTTAATAATAATGATATTCCAATGTTTGTAAATGCTATTCCAAATTTACTTGATTTGGATGCAGCACAGGATTTGGACCGCCGCAAGCAAATGCAACAATTATTAAAAATTGTTATTCAAAAACTTCCACTAGATAAAAATGGGGATTTAATTTTTGATGTTGATGAAGCTAGGGATATACATAATAATGCGGTTGAAATGCTTTGTCGCGCTATTGGTGTAGATGTATTAACTACATTTGCAGATGTTAGTGTAGAAGATATGTCAGATAGTAATACTACCACTACTAAAGATGATTTGGAAAAAGTAGAAAGAACATTATTTAATTCTCTTGGTATTTCTCAGAATATTTTTAATACTGATGGTAATTTATCTCTAGAGAAATCTATTTTAAATGATGAGGCAACTACTAGAAATATTCTTTTACAATTTCATATATTCTTTGATAGGATTACTCGTGCTAAATGTAGTAATAAAAGAAAATTTGTGTTTAAATTTTTTATGCTAGAAACTACTCAATATAATTATCAAACTTTATCTAAAATGTATAAAGAACAGGTACAAATTGGTTATTCTAAAATGTTGCCACAGATTGCACTTGGACATTCTCAAAGTTCTATTATCCATACAGCTCATTTTGAAAATGAAGTATTGCATTTGAGTTCTATTATGATTCCACCATTAATGAGTTCTACATTAAATGGAGAAGATATTTTGGGCACAAATAAACAAGATAATACAAATAAAAATCAAAATAATACGACAAATAATTCTGGAAAAAATATTAATCAAAAACAGTCTAGTGGTGAAGCCGGTAGACCAGAAAAAGATGATAGTCAAAAAAGTGAAAAAACAATTCAGAATCGTGAATCAATGAGCTAGGGGGATAATAATGCATACAAGTGTTCAATTAGAAACACCATGCGAAATTATTAATGTTGTTCCACTTAATCCTCTAATCTCTAAATGCCAGATTAAAGTTTGCTATGTTGGAGATGACCCAAACCGCAATAAATCTGTTATTACAAAAGAAGTAGCTAAACAGATGGCTAATTCTTTACCAGGAAGTCCAATTGTAGGTTTTTACAATGAGGCTTCTGGAGATTTTGAGGAACACAATAGAAGCATTGATATTTCTAATGGGAAAATTGTTGTACGTGATACAACTAGACCTTATGGATTCGTCGACTTGAATGCTAGAGTTTGGTTTCAAAAATATCTTGATGATGGTAAATATGAAAGAGAATATTTAGTAACTGAAGGATATTTATGGACTGGACAATACCCTGAATGTCAACGAATTATTGATAATGGCAATAATCAGTCTATGGAATTAGACAATAATAGTTTAGATGGAACTTGGACAAATTTTAATAATGGAAAACCTAAACTTTTTATTATTAATGAGGCAATAGTATCTAAACTATGCATTTTAGGTGAAAATTGTGAACCATGCTTTGAAGGTTCTAATATAACACCTACTCATTTTTCTTTTGATAATGGATTTAAACATAAAATTTATTCCATGATGCAAGAATTAAAAGAATTAAAAACTATTATAAATAATAATAAAGGAGGAACACAAGTGTTTACTAAATATTCAGTAACAGTTGGCGATAATCTGTGGAATCAACTTTATAGTAATATTGATAATGAGAATTATTCTTTATCCAATGTATTACTTGAAGGTAACCAGTTATTTGCTGTTCTTCAAAGTCGTTCTGATGATTCTAAATATTCTCGTATGAACTTTAGTTTAAATGAGGGTAAAGTAGAAAATATGTCTGAAGTCGAAGAGATGGCAGGATTTGTTCCATTAGCTGAAACTCAATTTGCACAAGCTGATGTTGAAGCATTTGAAGCTTCTTTTAAGAAGAAAAAAGAAGAAGACGAGGACAAAAATAAACAAACAAAAGACCCTAATTCTGATAAAAATACAGAAGGAAATACTTCAAAATCTGGTAATAATAAAGATGGTGAAGGTGATGGGGATAATAAATCAAATCCAGATGATGATGAAGATGAGAAAAAGAAAAAGAAAGGTAAATATAATCTTGAAGAAATTCCAGAATATGTTGAACTTTCTAATAAATATTCCGCACTTCAAACTGATTATGATTCTCTAAAAACTGAAGTTGAAAGTTTAAGAGCATTTAAACTTTCAAATGAAAGAACTCAGAAGCAAGAGATGATTGATAAATTTTATATGTTATCAGATGAGGATAAAAAAGATGTTACAGATAACATTGACAAATATTCTCTTGATGATATTGAAGCTAAACTTTCTGTAATTTGTGTTCGTAATAAAGTTAACTTTAACTTAGATGATGAACATGAAGATACTCCACCAACTACATTTAATTTTAATGGTGAAGAATTTGATGATGTGTCAACTCCAGCTTGGGTAAAAGCAGCAATGGAAGTTGAGAAAGAAATGAAATAAATTTTTAAGGAGGATATATAATGCTTAGTGATTTCTTAAAGAAAAATATTAAGAGCCAGGCATCATATGTTGAGTATGGTTATGGACAAGTAGAACCAAATCACCTGTCTGCTCAAAGAACCGCACAGATTTATGCTCAACTACCTGCTGATAGTAAAATTGATGTTCTTGAGCAAGGTCAGTTTGTTAAATATGATTATGCTTCAGGATTAGTTAATTTCACTGGAAAAGGTGAATGGATGCTTGTATACAATGAAACAAAATTATATAGAGAATATCAAATTGATTGCGAATTTGCAATGAGAAAAGACGACTATCAGGCACGTATTTATAGCCCATTTGGATATGGAGTAGATAAAGCTGGTAATCCAACAGTCAATGGAGATGAAGCTTTTGATAGACAATCTCGTTATTACAATGGTGTAGATTCTGATGGAAATACTTCTACAACTATTAATGAAAAGAAATTTAATTATGATGATGTTACAGCAGGTCCAGATATGTATGAACTTCATTACAATGAAGATCCATTCCACATTGTAGGACCTTATAAAGAAAAGAAAATGCCAGAAGGCACTACAATGGTACCACGTGTGTTTAAAACTAACGTAGGTGACATTTATACTACTAACACTGTTAATGAAACTACACTTGCGGTTGGAGATGTTCTGACACCTCAGGCTAAGGATGGTATCCTTGCAAAAACTGGTGCTGAAGATGCAGATATGCAATGGCAAGTAGTTAAAGTTTATACAATGCCAGACCACCAAAAAGGTGTTAAGGTAATGCGTATTAAATAATAAGGGGGGAAGAAGATAATGTTAGATAGACAAAATCTAGTTCAGTTAATGAAAACAGTTGCAAAGGCTGACCCTTCCGCTCCTACAGCTTATAGTTTTGGTGGACAGAACCTTAGCTATGATGCATTAAATGAAACTCTTCGTAGAGAGCTTAATGAGTTAGCTGGTACATACGCACTGTATCGTGAAAATAAAAATACAATTTTCTCAATTATTGAGGAAACATTAGATGAAGTTCTTCCAAAGAAAGTGGTAGAACAGTATAATCAGTTTGCAGAAACCCGCACATTTGCACAGGGTGATAAAATTCTTTTCAGACGTAAACTTACTTCTAATAATCGTGCTAAGCAGTTTATCACAAGAGTAGGTCTTGCAGGTATTTACGAAGTATTTAAACTTGGTAAAAATGAAGAGAGCTTTGAAGTTCGTACATCTGCTATCGGTGGAGCAGCTCAGATTGGATTTGAGGAGTTCCTTGATGGTCGTGTAGACTTCGCTGAGGTAACAAGAATTGTTATGGAAGGTATGGATGAATTAATCTATAAAGAGGTTGGAGCTGCACTTAAAGCATCTATCAATCAGTTACCTCCAGCAAATAGAGTTGCCGCAACAGGATTTGATGAAGCAGCTTTTGATAAACTTCTTACTATTGCTTCTGCTTATGGAACACCAACAATTTATTGTACATATGAATTTGCAGTAAATATGATTCCTAAAGAAGCTTGGAGATATACAGAAGCTATGAAAGATGAGCTGTGGAGAACAGGACGTCTTGCTTCTTATAAAGGTCACAAAGTTATTATCCTTGAACAGGGATTTGAAGATGAGACTAATAGCCGCAAAGTAATTGATCCAGGATATGCTTGGATTATTCCTAGTGGTGCTGATGGAAAGCCTGTTAAAATTGCATTTGAAGGAAATACTATTGTTGATGAGTATACAAATGCAGATCGTTCTAGAGAGATTCAGGTTTATAAGAAAGTTGGAGTCGTTTGTATGTTAACAAATGATATTTGTGCTTATGTAGATACTTCTCTAATGGGACAGATGGATACTTGGAAACTTGATGGTATCACAGGTAAAGTTATTACATTAGATGGCCGCAAAGACGGTACAATCGCGTAATCTATACTCGGTAATTTAATATAAAAAACTGGGGGAGAGGGAGAAGCTTCCCTCTCCCCTTATTTTTATTTGAGATAAAGGAGATAAATATATATGGAAAGTTCAAAAATTCTTAGAGTTAAAAATAGAAGTGCAAGTTTGGCTGTATATTCAATTCCAGAGATTAATATTCGTAGAGAATTTGCTCCTGGAGAAACAAAAAATATTACCTATGGCGAATTAGAGAAACTCTCTTATCAGCCAGGTGGTAGAACTATTATGCAGAACTTCTTGCAAATTATTGACCCAGAAGCTACAGGTGATTTAGGTATCAATCGTGAACCAGAATATGATTTAAGTGAACAGCAAATTGTTGATTTAATGACTAAAGGTTCTTTAGATGCTTTTCTTGATTGTCTTGATTTTGCACCTGTTGGAGTAATTGATTTAATTAAGAAATTTTCAGTTTCTCTTCCTTTAAATGACATTGATAAAAGAGATGCTCTTAAAAAGAAAACAGGCTTTGATGTAACAGTAGCTCTTGCTAATATGCAAAAAGAGAAAGAAGATATGGATGCTCCAGCTGTAGAAAGTAAAGAACGTCGTGTAAAGACCGAGTCTGCTCCAGAAGGGCGTAGAACAACACCTAAATATAATGTAGTTCAACCTACAACAACAGCAAAATTAGATAAATAATCAGGAGGATTATATATGGGTGAACAGAGAAAAGGTACACTTTTTTCTGCTGTTTATAATCGTTTTCTTGGTAAAATTACAGACGATATGTATATAGAATTAACACCAGAAGATACTATCAAGGATTTGCAAAATCTTTTAATTGATGCAATTCCTGGTTTTGAATTTCCTAGACAAGATATCTCTAATTATACTACACAAGTAGTACAAATTAAAGAAGATGAAGTTCTTGATGGAGATTTTATTATTGGTGTCGTATGGGATGATTTAGAAGAAAATATCGTCGAAACTCCAGACGTATTAGTTGACCGCTCTTGCTTTGCTGCAAATCTTACTTCTGAAGAAATTAATATATTAGCTTTATTAATGAAACAAAGTTGGGTTCAAAGGCAAGTTAATTCAATAGAAAATACCAGAATGAAATATTATGGAAGTGATTTTAAAATGACTTCTCAAGCAAATCATTTATCTAAGTTAATGAATTTACTTGAAACCGCAAAAACGGAGTCTTTTCATATGCAACGTTTATATAAACGTAGAAGATTGGATGATAAAGGTTATTATCATTCTAATTGGACTGTGTTGCGAGAAAGGAGTGCTTTAGATGCCAATGGGTACTATCCTCCTCGATAAATATAATATTGGTTTTTCTAATGAAGATATAGCTAAAAATGTTCAACGTTTAACTAATCAATTATGGAAATTAATTCCAATGCGTGAACATAAAGAAGATTGGTCAAAACAACTTGATACTGTTATTATAGAAATTACTGGGCTTAATGAAATTTTCATTGGGCCTACTTTTTTACAATTACTTAGTAAATTAGAGGGCTTGCGAGTTAAAGATACTACATTTGAGCTATACCGTAAGACTATATTTGAATGTATAAGTCTTTTACAGGAGCTAAACGGATGACACGTTATAAAGAAGATAGCAACCCCTCTTTAAATTTAATGCTAAGACGTTTAGGAGTTTTTAATGATTCAAAGCCAACCAGCGCTCCTTTAGAACGCCCAAATCCATTAAAAATGCGGGCGCAAGATAATATTGAAGGTGTAACTAATATTGCTGGTCGAATGAAAGTAAATGGCGGTTATTATCAGCAAGAGAGAATGATTTTTGATAAACGCCGCACTTTAGAAAGGGCTTTATTATATTCTTATCAAAGTGCGAATGTTAAAAAATTAACTCAAGATTTGTCTGATTTAAAAGAAGAAGGAATAATTGAAACTAGAGTTTTAATTAATCCTGATAAAACAAAACAAAGTTATGATGATAAAATAATATCTGGATATTATGAAGACGGATGGAAACCCGGAGATGTATTTGAATGGACAGGTACTCAGACTCATTGGCTAATATATTTACAAGATACAACTGAATTAGCTTATTTTAGAGGAAGCATAAGACGTTGTAGTTATACAGTTAATTGGGAAGATGAGGATGGATTACATTCTAGCTATATGGCAGTTCAAGGTCCAGTAGAAACTAGAATTGATTATGTTCAAAAACATGAAATTAGTATTGATAAACCAAATTTTTCACTTGATATATTAATGCCCGCAAATGAAGCTACAGTTAAGTATTTTCGTCGATACGCTAAATTCTATTTAAAGGGATTAATTAAAGGTTCACCTGACATTTGTTGGAGAACAGAAGCTGTAGATTGGATTAGCACTCCTGGAATAATAAGAATTCATGCAGTTGAATACTATATCAATAAAGAAGAAGATGATGTAGAAAAAGGATTAGTTGGAAGCTTAATAACTAAACCAGAAAATCCAAATTCAAACAATGTTGAACAAATGATTGAAGGACCATCCTTTATTAAACCAAAACTTGAATATGAATTTACTTGGACAGGTATTTCAGGAAAGCAATGGTCTGTTGATAAAAGAAAATATCCAGTTAAATTAGTAATAGATAATGAAGACCCTAAGAAGTGTAAAATTAAATGGATTGCTCCTGTAAGTGGTCAATTTGAACTTACTTGCGGCAATGTAACTAAAACTATTATAGTAGAGTCTTTATTTTAAGAGTTAAAGGAGATTTGGTTGATGAAAGTAGAGAATTATAAACCGACTAAATCAAGTTTTTTATCTATTGAAAAAGATATATCTATAATTATAGATAGTATTTTTTCTAATAAAACTTTATTAAAGTTACTTTATTATGCATCTAAAGATGCTCTTGAAAGACCGGCTTTAACTGAAGAACAAAAATTGGAAATGGTAGATAAGAATATAAAAATTAGACCAAAAGTCTATGTTGATAATGATGTAAAAACTTATATAATAATTAGAATTAGAGATTTTGTTCCTAGCTCAAATCCAGAATATCGAAGTTGTATAATTGAATTTGATATTTGTTGTCATATGGAGCAATGGGCTATGAAAGATTTTAAATTACGTCCTTATAGAATCGCCGCAGAATTAGATTCAATGTTTACAAATAAGCATTTATCTGGAATAGGAACTTTAGATTTTGCAGGAACTAGTGATTTAAACCTAACAGATGAGTATTGTGGTTTATGTTTACAATTTTTAGCTTATCATGGAGATGAAGATAAAAATAATGTACAACCAAAAGAAAATCCAGCTCATGTACAAGATTTTAAAGATATTATAGAGGATTATTAATATGGATTTACGTCTAGCACTTATGTCTGGAATTGACATACCGGTGCCGGAATGCCAAGTTATTTTACATCAACCGACTATAAAAGAAATTGCTTTTATAGGAAATGAAGATTTTTTCATTGGTGTTCAAACACTTTGTCTTTATAAAAGCATGTTTGTAGAGGACAAAAAAGTTCTAGAAGAAATAAATAACTTTCAGATATTTATGACAGTAATGAATGATAAAGAGTGCGCTGATAAAAAACATGATGTTATGCAAATTTTAACATTATTATTTCCTGGGGCGCAAATATTATTCACTCCACGCTCTTTGGTAATTAATGGTTTACCTTCTGGAAGTGTTACTATAGATGCTAACAATTTTGAGTTTTTACAAGAAGCTTTAAGATTAATATTTTGTAGTAAAACTGGTCCAATGGATCAACAGGCTTTCAACCCAGCCGATGATAAAGCTAGAGAAATAGCTCAAAAGCTAATGCGTGGTCGTCAACGTGTTGCCGCACAAAAGGGAGAATCAAATTCTTGTGTATTTACGCAATATATTTCTATTTTAACTGTTGCATTAAGAATACCTCCGCAAGAATTATTAAATTGTACAATGTATCAATTATATGATTTAATGGAAAGATATTCTTTATATAATGCATGGGATTTAGATGTGCGGGTAAGGCTTGCCGGAGGCAAACCAGATTCTCAACCTGACAATTGGATGAAAAATATCCATTGAACAAGTTATTTATTTATTTCTTTTAAATAAATAATTTATTTTATATTTATGAAATTTATAAGGAGGAAATAGCTTATGCGATTCGGTGTCCGCGAAATTTGTGATGTTGTATTAAAGGCTAAATCAGCACAAAAAATCGGTAACAAAATCTTTTATGCTAACGAGCCTGTAATTTATTTTGATACACTGAAAACTTCTAGCCTTGAAGGTGCAGCTACTACAGTATATGCACAGGGTGGTAGAGGTAATGCTCGTTTAGTAGCTTGGGAAGGTGAAAGAACAGTAACCTTCACTATGGAAGATGCTCTTATTTCTCCAGAAGGATTTATGATTCTTTCTGGTGCAGGACTTATTAATTCTTCTGAAAAGAAACCTATTTATCAGCATGTTACAGAAACTATTGATGCTACAATGGTTAAAGTTTCTGGTGAGGATGAAGAGCTAGAGTATCAGATTGAACTTAGTAAGAAACCTTATCTTCCAGCAGATAAAAATGATAACTTCGCTTATGTAATGTTTATGAAAAATGGTGAGATTGTATCTGAGCCATATATTCCAGTACATGAAGAAGTTGACAAAAATGATGATGGTTATTATGTGCTTAGAGTAAGAGCTCATAAAGCATATAGCGGCGTAGCCCCAGGAGAAGAGAATGCTCATCAATATGCACTTGATAAAACTTCTTGGAATGCTACTACATTTGATAGTGTTTTAGTAGATTATTACGTAGAACATGCAGGTTCTGATGCACAACAGATTGAAATTACCGCAGATAAATTTGGTGGTAACTATTATCTTGAGGCTTCTACATTATTCCGTGATACTAATGGTGTAGATATGCCTGCTGAATTTATTATTCCTAACTGCAAGATTCAATCTAACTTTACATTCACAATGGCATCTTCTGGAGACCCAAGTACATTTACATTTACTATGGATGCATTCCCAGACTATACAAGATTTGACCACAGTAAGAAAGTTCTTGCTGCAATTCAAATTATTAAAGATGCAGGAAGTCAAGATTTACATCGTCATAGTACTGCTCATGAAGCAGCTCATGATTCATTATCTTGGTAATTAAATAATGATTTTTAGGGGAGAGATTTTATATCTCTCCCCTAATTTTGCGTTAAAGGAGAATTTATATGGCAGAAATAAGTTTTGATGAATATTTTAACTTTCCAGATACTTATAAACAAAATTTATTAAATGCTACAACAACTGTTAAAGAAAAAATTTCATCTTTGAATAGAGTTAATCCTGATGAATATGCAAAGTTAGAAAATTATTTAAACAGTATTTTTTATCCATCAGAAGATAATGCTGATGGAGTAGCTTATAGTAAACAATTTATGAATAGATTGCGGTCTTTGTATGAAGCAAAAACTGATAAAGTTATTACGAGCGATATTGGCGATTTAACATATAAAGCTTTAAATAAAAAGCCTACTTTAGATAGAAGTGTTAATGTACACAGAGCTTCTTTAAGAACTATGAAAAGCCAATATGATGCAATAGTTAATGTAATTAATAATTTAGCTGATACAGAAAATGCTAAAGAAATTCAGGCGGTTTTAGATGAAGTTAATAAACAATATGGTAACGTTTTAGCTACTATAGAAGATGTATTAAAAACTTATGAAGATGAAGGAGAAACTACTCAAATTGGTAAAGGTATAGTTAAAAAGCATGGTGGAAATTTTGAAAAAATAAATGAAGCACAGAATGGATTAAGAGCTTTATACAATACTTTTAATAATGCTGGATTAATTATACTTCCTATAGACTATGGAGATTTTCTTGAATATGGATTAGGTTTATTATCAAATGAAATGGCTGAAATAACAGATAATTTTGAGGATGAAGTTATTGAATATATGCAAGATAAAATTGTATTAGGTGGTCAAAATGTTGCACGTGGTGGTGGTTTAGTAGATGTAGATATGTCTATTAAATCTGATTTCAAGAAAAAGACAAAAAAGATTGAAAATGGTTCAACCAAAATCTTCTGGCAATATCAAAATATTACTCTTAGTTATGATCCTTCTAATATAACAGTTTTAAATACTGGTGTTAAAAAGCAAGGTAAAGTCGATGTAATGCTAACATTACCAGATGCAATGGGCGGTGAAAAATTTAGAATTTCCGCAAAGAACTGGAAAACAATAGATGAATTAAGAAATTTAGGTTCTACTTCTCTTATGGATGCAATACATAGAAATACTGGAGATTTAGAATTAGATTATTATATGTTATCTATGCAAAACCCAAAAGAAGTATATATGCAGGCTGCAGATGAGCTAGCTAAGATTTGTATTTTTGCGGATATTGCTATGGGTTTGTCCCAGGAAGAAGGTTATGCGGATACATTGGTTATAAATGATAGAACTGCAAAACATCTATATGTTCGTAATATTCCTCAAATGATATTAGATGCGGTTAATAAGAATTTATCTAGTTTAGCATTAAAAGGGTATGATGTATCTTCTATTAGTGAAGAAGCCGCGAAGGCTAGACAAATAGCCATGAAATTAAAAGAAGGTCGTCTTGAGGAATATTTTAGAATTTTTAGAAGTCAATTAAGAAGTATTGAGGTTTCTGTTCAGTTTTTAGCCCCATAATCTAAAAATTTGACTTTGTTATTTTTTTTCGTTACAATTAACATATAAAACAAGTGAAAAAGGAGAAAAAGTTAGAATGGCTAAAGTAACTTTTAACAAACTAAATTTAACTAAGAATACAGAAATAAAAAATATAGATATTAATGAAAATATTATAGAAGTTAAACAATATTTACCAGTAGAAGAAAAACTTGAATTAATTTCTTATATTGTAAATATGGCACATGATGAAGATTATAATTTTTCAAATCCTGTAAAAGTTGAAGTATTTGCGGGAATTGGTATTATTAAATATTATACTAACATAACATTTACTGAAAAACAACTTGAAAATCCTGCAAAAATTTATGATTTATTAAATTCCAATAATGTTATTAATAATGTTATTGCGGCAATACCAAGTAATGAATATGATGAAATCCGCACTGGTATTGAAGATACAATTAAATCTATTTATCAATATCAAAATAGTGCACTTGGTATTTTAGATACCATTGGTCAGGATTATTCAGATTTAAATCTAGAAGCTGATACTATAAATGAAAAACTTAGTAACCCAGATAATATGAAGTTACTTCGTGATGTGTTAGCCAAATTAGGTTAATTATATTACTTTAGAAATTAAATTTAATAGGAGTTAAGGGAAGAGTTAATTATTAACTCTTCCCTCTTTTTTTATTTTGCGCAAGATAAAGAGAGAAATAACGGAGAGAAAGGAGTAAAATAAAAATGGCTAAAAAATTGAATGTTGAATTAGGTTTTTCGGTTAATAATTCATCTGCTAAAAAACAAATAGATGATTTACTTAACCAACTTCAAAAAATTCAAACAACTCCTTCTAAAGTTTTTGATGACAAAGATTTAAAAGATGCGAGTAAAGCCGCACAAGAATTACAGCAACATATCAGAAATGCTGTTAATACTAATACAGGTAAGTTAGATTTAACTAAATTTGCTACAAGTTTAAGTAAATCTAATACAAATCTTGAATATTTTAGAAAACAACTTACTAAAGCTGGTACAGATGGGAAAAATAGCTTTGCTAGTCTAACAAATGCAATAGCACAAGCTGATGCCCCAATGTTAAAATTAAATGGCCGTTTAGGCGAATTTATGACCACTTTGAAAAACTCTGCTAGATGGCAACTTTCTTCAAATATTCTACATGGGCTTGAAGGAGCTCTCGGTTCTGCCATTGGATATGCAAAAGATTTAGATGAATCTTTAAATAACATTCGTATTGTAACAGGTAAAAGTACAGATGATATGGCTTCTTTTGCAAAAGAAGCCAATGAGGCTGCAAAAGCTTTAAGTACAACTACTACTAATTATACAGATGCAAGTTTAATTTATTATCAACAAGGTTTATCTGATGAAGAGGTAAAAAAGAGAACTGACATTACTGTTAAGATGGGTAATGTTGCACGTGAAAGCGCAGAAGAAGTTTCACAATACATGACTGCAATTTGGGAGAACTATGCAGATGGTTCTGAATCATTGGAATCATATGCAGATAAAATTACAGCTTTAGGTGCTGCAACTGCATCAAGTTCTAAAGAAATTGCGAATGGTCTTGAAAAATTTGTTGCTGTTGGTGACCAAATTGGTTTATCATATGATTATGCAACTGCTGCATTAACTACTATTTTAGCTAAAACTCGTCAAAGTGAAGATGTAGTAGGTACTGCATTAAAAACAATTTTTGCACGTATCCAAGGCTTTAACTTAGGTGAAACCGCAGATGATGGTGTTACATTAAATAAATATTCATCCGCTTTAAAAGCTGTTGGTGTTGATGTATTAGATGTTAATGGTGAAATGAAGGATATGGATACTATTCTTAATGAATTAGCATCTAAATGGGGAACTTTAGGCAAAGCACAACAGAACGCTTTAGCACAAACAGTTGCCGGTGTTCGTCAATATACTCAATTAGTTGCTCTTATGGATAATTGGGATTTTTTTAAAGAAAATCTTGATACAATAGAAGATTCAGAAGGTGCCTTACAAAAACAAGCTGATATTTTTGCCGATTCTTGGGAGGCAGCAAGAAAAAGAGTAAAAGCTTCTTGGGAAGGTCTTTATGATGATTTAATTGATACTGATGGAATTACTAAATTAGATAATATTTTAGCAGATACTCTTGATATATTAGATGATGTTATTAATAATTTTGGTGGATTACAAGGCGTCTTAGGAACTATTGCAGGATTTATGATGCAGAAATTCGCCAAAGAAGTACCTGGAGCTTTAAATAATTTATTAGCTTCATTAAATTTAATAACTAATAAATCTCAAACTCAGGCTACACAGATGCTCGAAGAAGTGGCAAAACAGCAGAGGCAAGTCGCAAATAATGAACTTGGAGCTTCTGGTTTACCAACAGCTGAAAATTTAACTTATTCTGCTGAATTACAACAATCTGCAAAATTAGCTGAATTAAAAGCTACTTTAGCCAAAGAGAGTAAAAATTTATCTACTCAGGAAAAAGAAGAAGCCCAAAGATTAATTGAAATTACTGAAGCTAGATATAAAGATATTCAAGCTATTGGTAAACAAATAGAAGAGCAAAAAAAAGCTGAAGAATCAAAGGTTAGCGGCTTAGCTTCTAGTATGGCAAATAGAACGGTTACTAGTGAAGGTAAATCTGATGTTGATTATAATAAAGATTTAGCTAAAGCCACTAGTGAATATCAAAAACAAATTGATGCTGTTAAAAAATTATCTTTTTCTCTTGGAGAGTTAAAAGAATTAAAAACTACTATCTCTGAGCAAAAGGATATTTGGGAAGACCCAAATACTAAGGCTCAACAATTTGAGCAGAACTTAAAATTAATTATTCAGTCAATAGAAGAAACTTCTGCAGATTTAGCCGGAACTGCGAGTTTTGAAAAGTTAACTAAACAGTTCGATGAATTGCAACAACATTTAAAAGATGGGTCTGGAAATTTTGATGAAATTAAAAATAAAATTCTAGATACTATGACAGAATTAGCAGGAGACAATGTTGCTTCTGAATTGGAAATTAGTGTTAAAGATGCTCAAAATAGAATACAAGAATTAGTTGATAACTTAAAAGCTAAAGGCTTTAATGAAGAAGCTGAAAAAATTGAGCAGTTAGGAAAAGCTTTTGAGAAATTAGGAGGTAGCGCGCAAAGAGGTGCACAAGGTCTAAGAAGTTTAAATGAAATTAATATTCCTAAGCATTTAACTAAAATTTCAGAAGGAATTTTTTCTACTATTGGAGCTTTATCTCAATTAACTTTTAGTTTTCAATCAGTGGCTAATGGATTTACTACATTAAATGATTCATCTGCTACAACATCTGAAAGAATTACTGCAGCTACCTCTTCTTTGATGTCTTTAAGCTTTGCTGGTAAAGCTGCAATTTCTACATTTAAAGGTTTGGCCGAGGCTACTTCTGTAGGGTTTGCTGGAGCTTTGGGAATAGCTACTGTGGCCATATCTGCTATATTAGCTGCAATTAGCTATGCTTCCCAAAAGAAAGAAGAAGAAATTAAAAAAGCTAGAGAAGAAGCTCAAAATTCTTTAAATGAAGTTGATGAAATTCAAGAAGAAGTAGATAAATTAAACAGTTTATCTGAGAAGTATTCTGATGCTAAAAAGAATTTTGATGAAAATAAAAATGCTGATAATAATTCAGCTTTAATAGACAGTACACGGAATTTAGCTGAAGAACTAAATAATGAAATAGATGCTTTAAAAGATACTCATTCTGAATTGGAAAATGTTAATGAAGAGAACATTATTGCTCAAGGCACTTATAATGATTTAGAGCAATCTATTAGGGATGTTACTAAAGCCAGAATGGAAGATAAGGCTGCAGTGGCAAAAACTGCAATGCAAGATGCTGGAATTGCTTTTTCTAAAAGTATGACCAAAGGTAGAGGTAATACTTTATTTGGAGAATATCAAGCTGATATTAATGCTAATAATTATAATAAATATTTAGATGAATCTTTAAGTAAAGCAGATTCTAGTAAAGTTAAATATAATACTTATAATGGGCAAATAAATTTACGTGCAAATTATGATCCAAATGATATTGAAGCTACATATAAAAGTGAAATCGAAACTTATGAAGAAGTTTTAAATGCGGTAACTGAAGCTAAGAAAAATGCTAGTGCTGCAGGAGCTGAAGAACTTCAAGATTTAGAAAATTCAGATGGTTATAAAAATTTAGTTAGCTGGCTAGAAAAAGCAAAAGATGATTATGATTTATTAACTCAGTCTACTAAAGAGTTTAAAGATGCTAATGGAGTCCAATATTTACAAGATACTCTTACTGCATTTGGTGATGTAAATGTAGATTCTATTAAAGAATATAGTAAAGTAGTAGATGATTTAGCAGAAAGGCTTGCTAAACAGGAGTTAGGTTATGACCAAAATGCTACTTTAACAGATGATCAATTAGAAGCTGTTAAGAAAGAGACTGAAAACCAAAAAGAATTAGCTCAAAGTACTTTAGAAACTTCTGGAGCATATGATGAGTTTGCTAATTCTTATGGAACTGCACAAGATGCTATTACTAAGGCGACAAAAAGTAAAGACGAAGGTGGTTCTGGTTGGGATAATAGTAAAGTAGATTTAAATGATTATTATTTAAATCACTTACAAACTGATGATGAAAGAAAGTTATTTGTTCAATTAGATTTTGACCAAGATCAATCAGTAAAAAATCTTGATGCTCAATTAGATTATTTACAGGCTCAAGCAGATTCTAATAAAGTAATAAACATTACAACTTCTATTGATGCAGCTTTAGGAGCATTAGCTTCTAGTAAATCAGATAAGATGTCTACTATTCAAAACCTTATTGATTGGGGTAAAAATGGTATTGAGTCTTTTGAGGAGTTTAGTCAAAAGACAGAAGAAGAACAATTTGCAACATTAATTGCTTTAGGTAGACAATTCGCACAATCCACTGATGAAAATACTAAAAAGTCTAAGGATGAAATGAATAAAGCCTTAGAGGAAATAAAACAAAATCGTCAGGATTTAGAAGCAGAATTAACTGCAGCACAGAATAAAGTCGAGAATGCAAAGACTGATTTAGAAAAAGGTCAAGCTCAGAAAGAGGTAGATGCATTACAAGAACAACTTAATAATATGGATGCCGATATCGAGGAAAAGAAAGAAGAAATTAAAAATTTTACTGCGGATAAAGGCTTTAATCCAACTTATGAGACTAATGAAGATTATCTTGATAAGTTAAGTGATCTTGATAAATTAAATACTTTACTTTCTACTGGACAAGAATTATCTGGAGGTTTAAAACAAGAACTTGCAGATATGATAGTTTCTCTTGATAATACTGATGTTGAAGAGAAATTTAAACTTCTTACAAGCACTTTAGAGTCTGGAAAAATTGATATAGATAATTTTAATGAAGCATTATTGCAATTATCTTCTTCAGGAGAAGTAACAGCTGAACATTTACAAGAAATTTTTATGAAGGATGATGGTTCTATTGATAAGGACTTCATGGAAAGTTACTCTGAAAATTTACAAGCAGTTGCTCAAAATTATGATAATTGTACTGCAGCTTTAGAAAGATACAAACAAGCTTTAGCTAGTGGAAATGAAACTCAACAACAGATTGCACAATCTGCTCTTGAATTGTCTGTTCGTGCAGGAGAAGATGGGGAAAAATATGGAGTAGATGCTGAAAGACTTGAAATTTTAGCTTCTACATATTTAGATGAAGCTAAAAATCTTAAAGCTGTTACTGAAGAAGGAGCAAATGCTGCTGAAATAGCTGAAGATATGGCAGTTGCTGAAGTCCGTTTGAATGCAGCTATTGAAGATTTATATAGTAATTGGGAAGATTATCAAAGTATTGTTGATATATGTAATGATACTTTATCCGAAGGCACTGATGCTACTGTACGTCAAATTATGGCAGATAGTAAATTATCTAAATCATTTATTCAATTACGTAAAGATGTCGCTGGATTATTAAATACATCTGAAGATATGCTTGGTAGTGATTGGATTGTTAGCCAAATGGATAATATTCAAGCAGCTGCAGAAGGTAATGAAGAAGCAATAGAAGCTTTAAGAGAAAGTGCAGCTCAAGAAATTCTTTTAAACACTAATGTTGATAACGTTTGGAATGATATAGACGGTTTATCTGCAGCAATAAATGAAATACCTGATGGAGAAATTGACTTAGAGAGTGATAACTTTATTCAGGGTCTTGTCTATGTAATGCAACAAGCGGGTATGGCTCGTGATGAAATCGAAACCGCATTACAAGGAATGGGTATTAGTGTTGATCTCGATGAAGCTGACCAAAGTTTACAAGATGCTATTAATGACTTTCAATGGAATGGTGAAATAGCTGGTAAAGCATTTGCAGATGGCGTAGCTGCTAATGCAGGTGTTGATGCTGAAACTGTAACGAAACAAGATAAAGCCGAGGATGAACAAACTTATAGTGGCTTTAAGGTTAATATGCATAGAAATACTAATTATGGTAATGTACCAGTAATTAGTGGTAATAGTTTATTTGGTTTTCATGTAGAACAAGTTCCAACTCAATATATTACTTATGATGAACAGATTGAACCTACTCCAGAAAAAACTACTGATACAAAACAACAAACCACTATGGCTTTAAAAGTTAAATCAGCTAGTAAAGAATCTGGTGGTCATATTACTACTACTAATAAACCAGGTGGTACTAATAGACAACCTGCGGCTACTAGAGCAAGAGCTGCAAGGACTCCTCATTCTAGTTCAGGCACTCGTTCAACTCCAAGAGCTAAAACTTTTAGACCTTCTCGTGAAGTTAATGTTTCTGATATTGTTAAAGATGATAAAAAGAAACTTAAAGATGAAAAAGAACGTTATCATGTAATTAATAATCAATTAGAAGATATTTCTCATAACTTAGCTGATATTGCTCAATTAAAAGATAGAGCATTTGGTAAAAATAAATTAAATGCTTTAAAAGCTGAAAATAAAGAGCTTCAATCTCAAGCTAAGGCGCAGGCTAAATTAGTTAAAGAAACTGAAAAATATTTAAAGATTGATAAAGCTGCAGTTCAAGCATTGGGCGCAACTATAGGGTCTGATGGAACTATTACTAACTATGATGCATTAATGACTAATAAAGTTAAATCTTATAATAATTCTGTATTAGCTTATGCTAAAATGCAAAAAGCTGCAGAAGATGAATATAATAGAGCAATGCAAGATGCTACCAATAGATATAATGCCAGTAGTAGAAGTGATGCAGATAGCGCTATTTATGATGCGGCAGCTGAACGAGCTAAAGAGCGCAAAGATGAAGCTGATAAACAAGCTGAACGTTATAAAAAACAAATTGATGAAGATTATAAAGATTTTACTGATAAAATTAATCAATATGAAGAAACTTATGATAAAATGCGTGAAGAAAAATTAAAAGAGCAACAAATTCAAGATCAAATTTATGACAATGAACTTGAAACTATCCAATATGAAGTTGAAATTAAAGTTGATGTTGATGAAGACACTCTTAAATTTTTAAATGAGCTTTTTGACCAAATGGGTGATAGCGCAGATTATGCAGCAGACCGTATTGCTAATTTAACTAAACAAGCTAAAGCTTATAATAATGAAGCTAAAGCTTATGAAAATGGTATTTCTAGTATTCTTAAACATGCTGGCGCAGATCAAGAACTTATCAATGGATTTATTAATGGTAAATTAACTAAAGACCAGATTAAAGAAATGGGAGCACTTGGTTTTACTGAAGGTGATGCTGAAGCTTTAAGGGATTATAGTGATAAATTAATTGAACTTAATAATAATTATAGAGACCTTAGAGATACTATGGTTGACCAAGTAAGTGCGGCATTTGATGAATATATTGAAAAGCTTGAAGATGCATCGGATAAAATTGAAAAACTTCAAAAAGTTACTGAAACTTATAAGAATATTATTGATGTAGTTGGAAAACGTATTCTTGACCCTACTGGTAAAATTACAAAAGCTTTAGATGATGCGGCATTTAATTCTGCAAAAAATCTAACTAAGTCAAATAAATCTACTTTAGACTTTGCTGAGAATGCATTAAAAGAAGCTAAAAAAACTAGAGATTCATTAGCTAAACAATATGGTGAAGATAATGAAACTGTTAGAAAATGGGATGAACAAGTTAAGGAACTTGAAGATAAACGTGATGAAGCTTATTCAGATTGGTTAGATGCTTGGGAAGCTGAATGTGAAGCCGCAAGAACAACTTTTGAAGATACATTAGAGTCTATTATAACTAATTTTGAAACTAAAATTTCAGGATTAGCAGGTAGTCTTGACATGTTAAATGATGCTTATGAGCGTCAGTCTAAAGTTGATGAAGTATATGTTGATGATTATGAAAAAATATATCAACTTTCAAAATTATCACGAGAGATAAGTAAATCTATTGATGATACAAGTCAAGTAAAAAATAAAGAGAAATTAAAAAAATTACAAGATGAGATTGTTAAAAAACAAGAACAAGGTGTAAAATTAAGTCAATATGATTTAGATTATCTTGAGAAAAAATATCAATTAGAATTAGCTAGACAGCAATTAGAAGAAGCAAAAAATGCAAAAACGCAAGTTACAATGAAACGTGATTCAGAAGGTAATTATGGTTATGTATATACTGCGGACGCTAATGCGGTTGCAGATGCTGAACAAAACTATGAAGATAGACTTCATGAATTACAAGAATTAAATAGTGAGTATATTAAAACTTTACAAGGTGATATTATTCAAGTCCAACAAGATTTAGAAAATGACCTTAAAGATTTTGCAGAGAATTTTAAAGGTACTCAAGAAGAGTATGAGAAAGGTGTTGCTGAAATTACAGAGAAGTATAAAACTTTAATGGAATATAAACAACAACAAATGCAAAATGTATTAAGTAATAATCGTGATTTATATATGAATGATTGGAAATCATATTCTGAAGCAACTGGATATAAATTATCTGTAGATGCTGATTATCTTGATAAATGGGAAGAAACAAATTATTCAATTATTACAGGGTATGAAACTCTTGAAGATGCTATGAGTGCTTGGCGTGATGGTGTTGAACAAGTAACTAATGATGCTAATGAAGCTTATAGAATCTGGTATGAACAAACCAATCAAGCTTTGGAAGATGGTGGAACTTCAATGGATAATTTTGCTAATAAAGCAGAAGAAGTTGCAGGTGAAGTTACTAGCCAAACAGACAAAATTGCTGAAGGCGCAAAAGAAATGTCAGAGACTTTTAAAACAAGTTTTGATGACATCCTTGAGAATGCAAAAACATTTTCACAACAGTTTGAAGATGTTATTATGGGAATTATTGATTCCAATACAAAACTTGCAGATTCTATCAGAAAAGTATTAGCGGAAGCTTCTAAAGTTTCTAGTTCAACAAATTCTGGAACTAATGGAAATTATACTGGAGGTACTTCAGATAATATCAATGGAAATGGTTCTTCTACTAGTGGAGGAAGTAATTCTGGCACAGATGCAAGTGGTTTAGATTTTACAGATGGCACTAAAGGTAACAGAAAAAGTCGTCGAAGTAAAGGAAAAGGCAGAACTTCTAAACTTGATGCAAAAACTAAATATGGTGTTGCTTTAGCTATTATTGAAGGTACTTATGGATGGGGCGATGACCCATTTCGTTCTGGAAAGCTTACTCAAAAATTTGGAAGTAATAATGGTATTCAAGCTATTGTTAATAAGCTTTGGGCTGAAGGTAAAGTATTTAGTGGAGCTTGGGAAGGAGCTTATTATGGTTTAACTTCTAAAGATATGCCTAGATATGCTTATAATAGATTTAATACTGGTGGATATACAGGTTATTGGCCTGGAGATACTGGTAAATTAGCTTTTCTTGATAGCAAAGAAATTGTCCTTAATAAAGATGATACAGCTAATTTCCTTAGCGCAGTAGATATCGTTAGAGATATTGCTAAGACGATTGATTTAACAGCATCTAGTGCAAGCAATAGTTTTTCTAGACTATTTGCGGCGGCAGGTATAAAAACCGCAGCTAATACACTTGAGCAAGAAGTTCATATTACTGCAGAATTTCCTAATGCAACAAATAAAAATGAAATTCTTGATGCATTTGATAATGTTATTAATCTTGCTACACAATATGCTAATAGAAGTAAATAAAATTTTAGGGAAGAGTATAATTACTCTTCCCTATTTTTTATTTGGGCAAATGATATGAATTGACAAGTTAAAAAAATTATGATAATATAGAATAAGGAGTGAAAGGAGGCCATCAGATGGCAGATAATGCGAAAGCTTTGGACGATATATTTAAGTCTATAGATATTATTATAGATGGTAGACTTCAAGGATTAAAATTTGATAAAACTATTACTTGTTCCATTTTAAGTAATAAGAATGCCGCTCGGGGTGAGTATACTGTTACAGATGGCGCAACTACCTTTAAGGCATATTCTGATGTTACAACTTATCAAGTTAATCAATATGTTTATGTTAAAGTGCCTAATGGTAGTTTTAATAATAAAAAAATAATTACAGGAAGATATATAGAAGAAAATAGTGAATACTATACTTATGTTCCACCACTTGATAGTTTTATAGATATGAGTCATAATCTCATTGATAATAGCATTAAACCATTAGGCTTAGTAGCTAATGGTAAAGAAAAAGAAATTGTTGTGTGGGAAAAGCATAATCTACATTATAATGATTATGATAGAATAGGTATTCGCGCAGGTTTTAGAACTTGGCTTAATCAATATGATTTGGTCAAAGGTAATTATGGTTTAAAACTTTATGTAGTAATTAAACGTGGAAAAGAAAATGAAGCGATTAATAAGCAAGATATTTTTTCTGTATATTTTACTTTAGATACATCTGATTTCTATGGAAGTCTATATAATTATGAAACTTATTATAATCAAGAAAAAGTATTTGATATAGGACAATACTTAGATGATGAGCATTATATTTCTGATATAAGATTAGTATTTTTCCAAGATAATAATTTTGAAGATGCTAAAGGAAATAGAATAGCTAGCGCAATACCAGATTCTGGGGTAGAATTACCCAAAAATATTTTTATGGCAAGCCCTTATATTGGTATTGGTTATAATAAAAATAAGTATCCATCAGATACAGCATTATTATATACTTTTGATTCTTTAGATTATAAGGCGTTATTATCTGACGAAGATAAAGCTAATTTTATTGCGGCTTTGGATGTAAATTCTGAAACTTATAATCAAGATAGAGATAATATACTTTATGATGCGGCAACCGCAAAAAATCTTTTAAATCAGCTTAATAGACGTAAATTACAAGTTCGATGGATTCATTTTGATGAAGATATGAATCCATATGTATTTGATAAAAATTCTGATTTACCAGAAACCGCGCAAGTACATTGGTATAGATATTTTCTTGAAGAAGAACTTAGTGATAAACTTGCTGGAGCCTTTTGGAAAGAAATTGAAACACCAGATAAAAATTACTTTGAGTATAAAGATTTTGAGCCAGATATGACTCGACAGCATGATATGCTTAAAGTGATTATTGAGTATCCTTCTCGTGAAACTATTGCTAAACAAATTTATGATTTAAGTCTTAAAACTGGTGAAAAAGAAAATCCAGAAACAGGTAAGATAGATGAAGTTGGAGATTTACTTTATTCTTTTCTTCCCTCAAATAAAAAGCCAGATGATAAGACATATTATGATTATATAGAAGAAGCTAAATTAAATTTAATTAATGCAATTCAAAAACTTGATAATTTACTTGAAGATTATGAGTTACAAGCGAATAGAGTTAATGAATTGTATAAAGAATTGGGTGAAAGACAGCAAGAATATAAAAAAGCTCATCCTGAAAAAACAGACGATGATTTAGCTACTGATGAAAAATATCTAGCTATTGCTACATATTTTAATGACCAAGTAGATAATTTAACTGATAGAACTAATGAAAAGCGTGACGAATTACAAACTATTAGTAATGAAGTAAGTGCTTATGAATCAGAAATTAATTATTATTCTTCTAGTGTCGTAGAATTTAAAAATTCTACTAATGTGATTGATAGTACTTCTGTTGATTTAATTAGCGGTCTTGATATTGTATGTGATCCAGAAGGATATAATGGTGTTTATAGAATTTATGATGATAATGGTGACATTATGAGTTCTAGTGAAAGTATAAAGAAAAGAATCTTGACTGCAACATATGAATCTTTAGTTACAGGTGATAAAACTCTTGATACTGCGGAAAAAATTTATTGGTATATTCCAATTACTAATACAATGATTCAATATCCAACAGAAGAAACTGAATATTCCTATTATACAAAGGTTGATATAACTAATAGTGAATATAATGCGGCATTATATAAAGATAAATATTTTATAAAAGATTTATCTGGTATTTACCATCCTGCTACTTCTGATTATTCTAATACTGAAAAATATTATGAAAGAAATACAACCACAACTTCAAAAACTAAGGACGGAAATTATTTTGTTATTTGTAGGAATGGTGTAAGTATTGATTCTGAGGCTGGAACTGAAGAATCTAAGAATGATAGTCAAATTTTTAGAGTTAAATCTTATTATAGTCAAAGTGCTGTAAATAATACTATTAGATGTATTATCGAAAAAAATGGGCGTAAATTTGAAAAAGATATTACATTAGTATTTGGTCCAACAGGAACAAATGGTACTACTTATACTTTATCATTAGAGTTTGATAATAAAGTTTCTGCGGTGACTGTTGCGGCAGATGATGGGAAAAATGGAAGTGGAATTTATAATTCAGTTAAAGTAATTCCGCATTTATATGATTATCAAAATAATGATATAACCGCAAAATTTGCTTCTGCGGGTAAAATTTCTTACTCTTGGTACTGCAAAGGTAATGAGGGATTAGGTATTAGTGACCCAGATGAAACGGATGGTTCCATTGAATTATTTGGTAAAAGTAGTAATATTGAAGATTATAAGTATTATATACTTTTATGTACAGTAGAAGATGCTACAGAAATTGTACCAAATAGTAAAATTAATTTAACTGCATATTTACCTATTCCAGTTAGAGCAAGTGAAATATATACTGCTTTTGATGGTGCTACTAAGATTACTTATGATTCAAATGGCGGTAATCCGCAGTTTTATAAAGATGGATACAAAATATATAAATATAACAATTCTTCTGGAAATAATGAGCCTATAATTAATGCTACTTGGGAAATATCTTTAGGTGATGATACTGTTGGTATTGATTTAAAAGATGAATATAAAACAACATCTGTAATTACTCAGTATTATCCTACTGTTACTACAGAAGGTGTTTTAAGTGCGCCAGCTATGTATTTAAAAGAGAACGGAAAGCAAGTTGGTGTATCATGTAAAGTAGATGGAAAAGTCGTATGGTTTCAACCTTTATATATTTATCAGAATTCTTATTCATCTTCATTACTTAACTCCTGGGATGGTAGTTTGACACAAGATGAAAAAAATGGTACTATATTATCAACAATGATAGGAGCCGGAAAAAAGGATACCTTTAACCGATTTAATGGTGTGCTTATGGGTGATATAAGTGCAGCGAATAATCAACATGATATTGGATTATATGGATATCATGAAGGCGTTCAAAGTTATGGGCTTAATATTAATGGTACTGCTTTTATAGGTAAATCTGGTAGGGGTCAGATTAAATTTAATGGAAATTCTGGTTATATCCAGAGCGGAAATTATGGTAAGTCTGGTGCAGGTGGAATGCAGATTGACCTTAATAATGGTATATTAAAAATCATTGGTGAAAAATTTACTCAAGCACAAATTAAAGCAAATGGTAGTATTTTTAAAGGTGTAGACAAAGCCTATCAAGCTCAAATTGATTATTATAAATCAATTAAAGAAAGATTGGATGAGCAAGTAAAAAAATGTTCTGCTAAAGTAACAAGTTTAACAACTGTGCAAAAAGAATATCAAACTAATGCTAATAATTATAATCAGGCTATAACTGATGAAAATAAAGATAAGCAAACTGCTCAATCTAATTTAGATATATTAAATGGTACTGGAACGAGTTCCATTAAACATATACAAAACCAAATAACTAAGGTGCAAGAGCAAATTAAAATAAAGAAGCAAGAATTAACAAATGCTCAAAAGAGTTCATTAAAAGCTTCTGATAAAATGAAAAAAATTTCAGAAATCAAAACAAAAATTTCTGAATTAAATTCGCAATTAAGTGGTTATCAAGCTAATTTAAGACAGAAAAAAACTGAGCGTGATAATTTAAAAGCTACAATAACCGTATGTGAAGGTAAGATTAAAACTTATACTCAAAGAAAGAATTTTTATATAAAGCGTCTTGAAGAAATAAATAATGAAATTACAACTTTAGGTAATGATAAGACTAAATATGAAAAACAATCTGGTAATTATGAAAATTTAATTACAAGTCTTAATGATACTATTACAAAATATAATGCGGCAACTGGTGATACAAAGATAAAATATGAAAATTCTATGGTGAATTATCTTAGGGAGAATTTACCTGATAGTTTTGAAATATCTACTAAAACTACTGGAAGTCAAATTTTAATTTCATCTTTAAGCCCTTATTTAAAAATTATTTCTAATGATAATAAGACCTTACTAAATATAGCAGATAATAGTTATTATTTACAGACAAATGATTTTGTTCAGCATGTATTAACTAATGGGGAATTTACAACTAAAGGTCAAGGTATGAAACTTGATTTACAGAATGGAAAAATTATTTCTTATAATTTTGATTTATTAGCTTTAGATTCTTCCGATGGAAATAATGCTGGGTCTTATATTAGAATAAGTAAATTTGGAAATCCTTATTTGAGAGTTCATTTTGAAGATAAGACTAAAAATCAAAAGTTAAATATATTAGAAATAACTAAAACTAATTTTTATTTATGCTCTCATAATTGGGAAGCTAATAAGGAAGGCATTAATATAGATTTAACTAATGGTCGTATTACTGCTTTTAACAATTTTAACTTAAAAGCCACAATAAATACCACAAATCAAAATGATAAACGATATAATGGTTCTTATGTACAAATTAAAAGTGGTGACCCATTTTTTACCGTTCATTTTGAAGATTCATATTCTCCCAAAAAAAGTTTAGACCTTATTAAAATAGGAATTAATAATTGGTTTATGCAATCTCAAGATTGGGTGAATGGAAAATCCGGTATTCGTTTTGACATGGCGAAAGGAAAAATTACTGCTTATAGTTTTACAATTAAAGCATATAAAACTGAAAAAAAATATATTTATATAGATAGTACAGATAATACGCATCCATTAAAAATAGGTAATAAATTTAGTGTAGATTGGGAAGGTAAAGTAACTGCAAGTTATATTGATGCTAGTGGTGGAACTATTGGTCCATTTACTATAGATAGTAAAGCATTGTATTCTGAAGGAAATGCATTAGGTTCTTCTGGAGTATATTTAGGTAAAGCAGGTCTTAGCGTTAATAATGATTTAATAGTACGAACTTCTCCAGGAACAAATGAATATACTCTTACTGTTGGTGGTACTTCTTATTTTGGAGGACCAATGACAGTTGCTGGTTCTTTAGGTGTTACCAGTAATGGAAGTATTACTGCCGCTGGTAGCATTACTGCAAATGGAACGCTTACTACGAATGGAAGTTTAGTAGTTGCTAATGGTGGTAGTTTTGGTGGAGATATAAATGTAATTGGAAATCTTAAAGTAAGTGGTAGTATTTATGATTCTAATGGCAGATGGAGTTCTACTGGACAAGATGGTGGTAGTCAGAAATTATATGGTACTTCTGGTAATATTGGTAATTGGGGTATTAATGATGGCCGTATTGCTAATGGTCAAACAACTTTAGGTAGCGATGGAATAATTACTGCTGGAAATATTACTATTAATGGTGGCGATGGAAGCAATGGAACTATTACATTTGGAAATAATGCAAATATTCATCAGGGCTCATCTACCCTTTATTTACAGGGTGGTACTAATGGAGTACAAATAGGGCTTGGAAATGTATCTTCATCTTTGGATTATCCAATTATAATGGCGACAAATACAAAAGTTAATGGAACTTTTAGTGCTACAACAATAAAGCAAGGGTCTCAAGAGCTTAAAGCTTTGGCTTTTGCGGATGACATAAAAAAAAAGTTTAACATAAGTTATGTAAATTTTGATTTTTGGTATAAAGTGAGCGAAAAAACTATAAATATAAATAAAAATTCTTCAAATAGTAAATCGTCTTATTATGTTAGCTCTGTTTATGGATACAAAAAGAATGGAAGCTCAACTACTTATGCTGTAAGAAAACATAGCTATGTTTATTCTGCAACTTTTAGACGACCTCAAGGAACAGGTTACTATTATTATACTAAGCTATCATTTGATGGATATCCAGGACCTGATGTTCTAGGTGATGAAACTTTTTATAGTGGTCCCGTTGCTATAATTCCTTACGATTATGAATATGTAGATAATTATGATTATGTTACACTTTCAGAAGGTTATTATTTATATACTCATCAAGATAATCCAACTGTAGATTTTAATACAGTAGAAAAATCTGGATACACTAAAAAAACAATGGCGCTATCTAAAAAAGGTACTAAAAAAGTTACATTTGGCCCTAATGACCCTACAGATTCAAGTTCAGATACAATCACATTAACTAATGTAGATTTTTCTTAATTTAATATAGATATTTTATATATAAAGGAGATAAAGGATTATGCAAACAACAAAGACTTTAAAAAATGGTGAAATTTTTGAAATGGCAACAAATTTAATTGAGGCTTTTCAGAAAGATACAGAATCTGGAGAAAAGACTTATCCAATTAAAGTTTTGTTTTATCTTAGAAAAAATATGAAAACTCTTACAGAGCTTGCTCAGGATATTGAGAAAGCAAGAGTTGAAATTATTCAAAGATATGGAACTCCATCAGAGGAGAATCCAGAGCAATATCAATTTGAGACACAAGAAAAAATTGATGCGGCAAATAAAGAATTTGAAGAGCTGTTCGGTTTAGAGCAGGAAGTTACTATTTATACAATTCCATTAGAGGCTTTCAATGACATGGAACTCACTGAAAAACAGATGGATGCAGTAATGGAAATGATTGAGGAGTAAAAAGATATGGCTAAATTGTATCCTCCAAATATAGGGGGAACAATTCCAGCCTTCTGTCGAAATTCTAGTGGGACTGTTATTTTAACAGTCCCTTTTTCTATGAATAGAGCAGTTGCAAGGGCGGAAGTTGCTGGATTTGTTCTAAAATTAAAAACTGTTAATGGTACTTATCTAGCAACTATTAATGCCGTTATTAATAATACAACTGGAACTCCTTATGATATTATTGATAGAATGGAAGTTGATTTTGATGTTACCAAAGTAACAGGATTAAATGTTGGACAATACTATAAAGTCCAAATGGCATATATAAATCAAAATAATGAAGTGGGTTATTTTTCTACAGTTGGTGTAGCAAAATATACTGCGCAACCGCGAGTATCTATAAAGAATCTTTCTTTTGGAAGAATTAATTCACATGAATATCAGTATACTGGTGTTTATAGTCAGCTTAATGGTGACCCATCAGAAAAGATGTATTCTTGTCGATTTAAGTTGTTAGATGAAGATGAAAATATAATTGAAGATAGCGGTGATATAATTCATAATACTATGAATGATGATTTACGTTATGAATCACATGAAGTATTTACAATTTCTAGGGATTTATCTTCAGAGAAATCATATTATATCATTTTTACAGTTACAACTAATAATGAATTAACTATATCTACTCCTAGATATAGAATAATGCAAAGACGTTCAATTAATCCAGAGATAATTGTTGATTTAAAGGCTGAATTAAATTATGATAATGGTTATATTAAATTAACTATGAATAATGAAGAAGATTCAATTATTTCTGGTACATTTTTAATTGCACGAGCTTGTAGTAAAGACGGTTATGCATGGGAAGAATTTAAACGTTTTGACATGCAATCTATGGTTCCTAGTATGTGGAGTTTAATGGATTGTACTCTCGAACAAGGAGTTACATATAAGTATTCTTTACAACAATACAATAATAATGGTGTATATTCTGACCGTATAGTTTCAAATGAGTGTTATGCAGACTTTGAAGATGCTTTTTTATATGATGGCGAAAAACAACTTAGAATTAGATTTGACCCAAAGGTATCTAGTTTTAAGAATGATTTACTTGAATCTAAGGTAGAAACAATAGGAAGCACACACCCATATATTCTTCGCAATGGAAATGTAAATTATAAAGAATTTCCAATAGCAGGATTAATTTCTTATCAAATGGATGAAGATGGATTATTTTGTTCTAAAAAAATATTAGGTATATCCGCAAACATTACAGATTTAACTAGTGAAAATATAAAAGCTGAAAGAATATTTAAACTTAAAGCATTAGAATGGCTAACTGATGGAAAAGCAAAGTTGTTTCGTTCTCCAACAGAAGGCAATTACATTGTACGTTTACTTAATGTTTCTCTTTCTCCTAATGATACTCTTGGACGCATGCTGCATAGTTTTTCTGCAACTGCATATGAAGTTGCAAAATTTAATACTCAGAGTCTTGGCGACTATGGACTAATCGACCCCGCAGAAAACCTAACAACGCAAACGAGATGGGCTTCTGTAGATTTACGAGAATTTTATATTAAACTTAAAACTGAAGCTGATGCTAATAAAAAACCTTTAGGTAATAAACTTGGACCAATCAATACTAGACAAATATATTCAGTTACTTTTACCGATATGATGCCTGGTTCAATAGTCTATATTGGAGATACTTCTATTGAGATTGGTGCTACTGGTGCCTATATAATAGAGAGTAGTAGTCCAATTACTTATTTAGGCGTAGATAATTTTTCTGCGCAGCAAGGTGGAATTTGTACTTATAGCTATCAAACTAAAACAGTTAATGTATTTAGTACAATTACAGAAGTTGAAGTAGAAGATATTCCTTGTGAGCAAATTATTGGTCAAGATTATTTATATAAAGCAAGTGATTTAATTTCTTCACTAATAGACACAAGAACTCATATATTACAAGTTCCTTTTGGTAGATTTATAAAAAGAACTGTTAAAGATATTTATATTGATATAGATAATCCCAAAGATGTATATATAGGAATTAAAGATTGTAATTATTATTGGGATATGGATTGTAAAGACATGATAGATGAATTTGACCCATTAACTTTATATCATGTTAGATGTCATCGTACTGCGGGAAGTAGACAAAATTTTTTAAATGAGGGGTATTATGTTGATGCAAATAAAGATGTATTTGCTCCTTATACAGATTTTATTATAGATGGGAACCATCCAAAAGAATTAATTAAAATAACAGATGATATATTTTATCTGGAAATTGGAGAAGAAATTATTGATTTGGATGAAACTGAAAAATATATTCTTAAAGATGTAGATAACTATAGTTTAAAAATTAAACCTCATTTAGGTGTAATTTCTGAGATTAGTTATTCAAGACAATTAGCTAAATATTCTTTTGAAGAAGAACAAGCAACAAATGAAATTTATGATGCAGTTTATAAGGCTAAACAAGATTATGATAAAAAGGCTAATGATTATGAGCGAAATGTATTGGGTGGCGTAAATGCGGATTCTAGTTATTCAGTAGAAGGAGTTTCTTACGATTTTAGAATTATTATAGGAAACAAAACTCCAGAAACTTTATTAGCCGAAGCAAAGGTTAGAGATATAGGGCTTAAAGGCTTAAAGAAAATGGTTGATGCTAAATATAATTATTATATCAAATGTTTAGAAGCCGCAATTAAATATTATAAAAAAATAAATGGATTGGTGGAATGATAATATGAATCCATTAGCAGATAAAGATTTTTTAAGAGAATTAGACCAAAATAGAGAACGAGAAGTTTTCGCTAAAATTGTGTCATTAGATTATAATGAAAATCCAATAGAAGAAATAACTGGACGCGTAAGTTCAGGAACGGTTAGCATAGATGGTTCTTCATCTGTGCGCCGTTCTTGCTCTTTGAGCTTAATTGCGCAAGAACTTAATATTCATGACTTCTATTGGGGATTAACTACAAAGTTTAAATTATATTCTGGTTTAAAAAATAATATTAATTCTAAGTATCCTGATATTATTTGGTTTCCTCTGGGCATGTTTGTAATTTCATCTTTTAATACTTCACAAAATATAAATTCTTATACAGTTTCAATTCAGGGTAAAGATAAAATGTGTTTACTTAATGGAACTCTTGGTGGAACTGTAATGTCATTAACTGCAGATTTTGGTACTGAAACGATAGAAGATGAAAGTGGAGAATCTTATAAACAAGATTTACCTATTAAAAATATTATCCGAGAAGTAGTTCATGAATATGCAAGAGAGCCTTATCATAATATTATTATTAATGATTTAGATACTTATGGATTGGAATTAATGGAATATCGCGGTTCTTCCCCTATGTACATTCTTATTAACCAATCTGATGAAGCAGTTAATATCCGAATGGATTTATCAATGGATAATATGTATTTGGGTAAATATAAAGATGGTCGATATGTATGGAGTATAAAACCAGGTGTATTTTTGGACAAACCAAAAATAATGATAGATGGATATAGTTTAGTAACTGTATATGATACTAGACTTGAATCTTTAGATGTAGAACAACATCCAGATAGAATATCTATTTTTTATGGTGGAAAAGATAATGGCGGTAATGATAGTTATTATACTGTAATGAAAGCTGAATATGGTTCTTCTGTTGGATATAAAGTAACCGAACTTACTTATTCAGGTGATTTAATTGCACAAGTTGGTAGCCCAGTAACAACTGCAGTATTAGATAAAATAGTTTCTATGCTTGGTGATTTTGAATATTTTTATGATTTACAAGGTAGATTTATTTTTCAACGTAAGAAAACTTATATTAATACTTCTTGGAATAATATTCGTTCTGATTCAGAAAATAAACAAGTTTATGTAGAATCTGCAGCTTATACTTCTGAGGTTACTTATTCATTTGAGAATTCTAGTTTAATTACTTCGTTTCAAAATAGTCCAGATTTTGATAATTTAAGAAATGATTATTCAATTTGGGGAACTAAAACAACAGTCAGTGGAAATGAAACTCCTGTACATCTTCGATATGCTTTAGATAAAAAACCTATTAGATATATTAATTATGAAGGAGATATTTATTCTACAAATGAAGATAATGAGTTATTTATAGGACAAATACAATGCGATTGGCGTGAATTAATATATCAAATGGCTTCAGATTATATGAAGCATAATAGAGATGATGATTTTACGATTCAGGTAGGAAAAAATAATCCAGACTATTATCCTGATGGATATACAGGCTATGAAGTTTATTATACTGATATATATAGTTTTTGGAGAGAATTATATAATCCAGATTATGAGAGTACTTATTCTATTTGTTATGTTACTAAAAGTAATTATGAACAAGCCATGAAAGATAAAAAAATTGAATATTATTGGTATGACCAATGCACTGATAAAACTGCATATATACCAGAGAATGATTATTTTTATAAAGATGCTTATGGAATATTCCAGAAGGTTCATTCAATGACCGCAGAGAAATTAAAAAATAATTCTTCATATTATTATACATTAATTAAATGTGATGAAACAATGCCATATGTTAGTAATAGAGATTATTATATAAAATCTGAAGGGGACTATGTAACTTTAAAGAATTATAAAGATTTAGGAACTTCAATTAATAATATTGGTTGGAATATTAATGTAATTAAACTTCCTCAACAACTAAATTTTTGGTTTGACTTTTTAGATACTGAAGGTGAATTAGACCAATATTCTGTACGTAATATTGGTACTAGGCCGAAAGCTGAAAATGATTCTGATGTAAAAGCTATTTATTTTAGAGATATTCCTACAATCTTATTTCTTGGAATTGAAGATACAAAAGCGCAATTAAAAAGAGATTTAAAAATTAATTATGTAAATTATGGATTAACAAAACCGCAAGTAGAAGCAATGTCAGATAAACAATTAGAAGATTATATTATTGAAAATAATTTAATTTCTAAATTAATAGCAAAGCAAAAAGATGAAATGCCTGGTTATGCTTTTATTCAATTACCAGATTATTTAGAAAATCTTTTTACAATAAGTACACAAGGTAAATGTGCTAAAGATTCACTTGATTCTTGGCTATATAAATATACTTATTGTACTGAAACTGTTTCTTTAACTTCAATTCCTATTTATTATTTAGAACCTAATACTAGAGTTTATATACATGATAATAATAGTGGAATAGATGGAGAGTATATAGTTGATAGAATTTCTTTACCACTTCAATATAGTGGTACAATGAATATTTCAGCAACTAAAGCCGCTGAGAGAATTTATTAAGGAGGTTAAGGAGAGAATGGCTAATAGAATTAGACAATATCGTTTTTATAATAATAAAAACGGAGCTAATAAAAATTACCCATCAAGCATTTCTATAAATAATGCTATTACAGACGTTACGTATGATTACTATACTAATGGTACTGTATTTGAAAATAATTTTCCTATTCTACAGCTTGGTATTCAGGCTCCTCCTGGTACAAAGTTTAGAATAAACAATGGAGATTATATTATTATTGGCACTACTGGAATTTTTGAATTAGACTTAGAGGGTAAAACAGAAATTACAAGTCTTGCTTTTGATTCTGTTTCTATGGCATTTATTAATGCTAATGATAATTTAAGTTTAATTGTTGATACAATATATGATGATGGAAAGGAGTAAAATAAATGGGTTTTTATGGAAATATAACGAATACATCTAGAACTTCTTTCCAATTCGATAAAACATATTCAAGTCGATATGTTATGGACCAAGCTGTTGCAAGCGATGGTGTTTTTATTGGACGTTTTGTATTAATAGAATATGATAAGAACATTAACAAGCTTGACTATATTACAGCTTACAAAAGAGTTGAAGGAAAGAGACCTATTTTTGGTGTTGGTTTTGACAAAAACAATGCTTTAAATAGATTTATTATTGGAACTACTAGACATGATAATGTAATTCCAGATGGTACTGTTATTAGAGTACCTGGTAAAGAAAAAGATGGTACAAATTATTTTAATCATACCTATAAAGAAGTTAGTTTAACTAAAGAAAGTTATAAAATAAATACTTATTATATCTATGATGGCGGTGAATTTGTTTTATCTAAAGGGGCTTTTGATAGTTCAAAAATTTACTTTCAATTAACATACGGCGAAAGTGATGAATATTACATTGGACATGGAACTCTTAATGAAGAAGCACAATTTACTAGAATTAAAACCACAATTTCTGATACTAATAGTTCAACTTATACAAATTATGTTTTTAATTTTGACTTAGATAATGGAATATATGGAGCTAGTAGAGGATATGATTCTACTGTATGGCAAAAAGTATATACAGATAATGTTCAAAAATATGTAATGGTTGCGGAATTAAATTCTGTAGTTCCTACTTTCGATGTATCTGCGGATGCACCTACTCAAATACCAATGGTTCCTCATTTTGATACGGATAGTACCAATGTATATTATAAATTACATTGGCAACCTGCTTGGGGATTAAGAGTTAAATCTTCTCTTAATAATTTACGTTCAACACAATTAAATCCAGATGGAACGGCTATTAATGGAACAAGTATTCTTATGTCAGATAATTTAAAAGAATATCCATCAGATGTAACAACTACTTGGGTTAAACAGGAATATGATCCTCAAACTGGTGATATGGTTTCTAGCTATCTAAGTTATGAAGAACCAAATAATGACTACGATAATAATGGTATATGGAAGCAACAACTCCAGGACGAAGAAATTACACCTATACCTGCCGCAATTTATTTCAATAAAGCCGGATTTAATTCAGAAACAATTAGCTATAGTGGTGATAAAAACTATGAAGGTTGGGGAGAAAATAAAAAAGTTACTGATGAAATTAATGTTCTTCCTACCGGTAAAAGTGGTCACCAATACAACCCGCATGATGGTACTGTAGATAAACAATCTAAAGTAGATACTCAAGAATTAGAAGTAATGCTTCCTTCTCTTGGCGATAGTGTTGCTAAAATGTGGGATTTAGTTTATGGCGGAAGAGATACTTCTGAAGGTATTAAAAAAACTGGTCGTCGCAATACTGATATAAATTGGGAAGATGGCTATGCAGTTTTAAATCGTCAAGGACTTCGTATGGTAAAAGATACAAATGAATCTACTCCATATGTTAAAGATAAAGGTGATAATAAATATAATAAAGCTGCAATTAATACATTAGCAGGATGTATAAATTCAGTTCATGACCTTATGGGTATGATTATTATGCCTAAGAATGGTGCAGAAATAGATTCTGAAATAGAAAGCTATGATATTGATAAAATTTATTATAGTACCAATACTCATCAGTATTATAGAAAGCATCAAACTTATACTTATGATAATATTCCTTTTACTAGTGATAATTATATTATGAAAGTTGTAGATATAGATGCAGAAAACTATTTACCTGGTTTATATTATATTAGTACAGCAACAGGAAATAATGTAAGACCAGAAAATTGCTCTATTTCTAATGATAATTATGATTCTACAAAAATTTATTACTTGAAGCAATTAAAGAAAGAAATTTCTGATGAAAAGGTAGTAGTAGATAATCGTTTACTAGATTTTTCTAAAGGTGATTATTGGTTTGGTGAAAATCCTACTGGTAGTTATATTAAAGGAGATATACCATTTCAGAATTATATTAAAGATTCTACATATCATAAAGGAAAAGTTTATTATACAATTAAAAATCCAACTAAAGAAGATTTAATGGATGATTACAAAAAAGGAACTTTATACTGCTCATATGGTACTAGAAAATTCTTTAATGCTACTCTTAACAAAGAAGAAGTTTGGACTAATGGTTATGAATTATGTTTAGATGAAAAATACGACGATAGTAAAGAATACTATAAAATTAAAAAGGTATATTCTTTAAAAGAAGCTAATTTTGATGGTATTTATTTACCAGGAGTTTTTTATTATAAAGCTTTAGCTAGTAGTCCAACTCGTGAACCTTGGGACCCAGTAGAAAATAAAAATGATGAATTTGTATATGCTCTTGATACAACTTTAAGAGGAACTGGTACTGAAACAAATACTACTGAAAGAACTCATTATGCAATTACTACTGAATCTGCTTCTGGCGGAAATAATAATACTTATATTTTAGTTACAGAATATCGTAAAATAACATTGACAGAAAAGAATTATGTTAAAAATAAATATTATTATTATGTTAATGGTAATGCAACTTCAATTAGTTATAATTTATTTAAAGATGTACCTGAAAATATTAGAAATAATGCTTATGAAAAGATTCTAGTTTATAAACGAGCAGATACAGAAACAGTTATTATTAATGAAAATAATCCTCTTCAATTAAGACCATATGATGAATCTGAACAGTGGTACAAAAGAAAAATAGATAATAAAACTGGTGAAATTACTTATGGTTTATTAGATATTAGTAATGTTGATAGGTCTTGTACAGAGGATTATTATACTTTTGTAAATCCTATTGATAAATCACAAGTAGGAATTGAAAAAGTTAATAGATTCTATACTCCAAGTAAATATTATTATAAGATTACAGATAAAAATAGCGAGTTTAAAGATAGTTATTTAATTGATAATCAAGAGCATATTGAACGTGATGAAAACGTTACTGATTTTTATTATACCATTAATCCAAATTCTATTACTAAGATTGGCGGAGCAGATAAATTTTTTGACCCAACAACTTATTATGATGAAAATGGTAACTTGGTAACAACAAAACCTGCAAATGGAACTACTATATATAAAAAACGTAATGTATATGTAGTAGAAGACTCATTAGGACAATATCCAAAAGGAACGCCTTGGAGCAAAGATATTTTATCTGTTCCTGCTTCAATTACTTTAGGTATTCGTGATGATGCATATGATGCTAAACCACTGGAAGGATTTGCTGATACATTAAATACAATACATGGTCTAATTCTTCGTATTAATAATGTTTTAGAATCAGGAGATGAGCTTACAAGAAATACTGATACTGTACAAGGTTGCATTAATAGTATTAAAGATATTCTTGTTAAAATTGATGCTCTTAAACCATCAGAAATGGTTGTTGTTGATGCTTATGGTAGAATACATAGTGCTAAATGTGATACAAGACAGATGGCAACTGCGGATATATTTAAAGAAACCAACAGAGATGATGGAGTCAAGGGAGATAAATTTGCTAAAACCGCAAGTTTAGAATCCATGAAAAATCAATGGTTGACCTTATACATTAATGACAATCCTTCAGAACCTAAATTAATTTTAAGACATAATTTCCAACCAGTAGAAGATACAAGCAATGCTTCTAATTTAAATGATGCCAATACTAATACTATTAATTTATATACTCCAATAGTAGATAAAATGGGACATGTAGTTGGTAAAAATACTAAAACTGTTACATTGCCTTATGGATTTAAAAAAGTAATTAGTAATGGAAGAGGAAATTCTGTTGCGATAAATACTGGTGCTGTAAGTAGCTCTACTTTAACCGCAAAAAATACTCAAGACAGTTTAACAATTAATTCTGGAAATAAATGGGTTAGAATTGATGGAGATGCTAATACAAATAGTTTATCAATTTCACATGATGTTCATAGCTTTTCTAATGGCAAAGCTAATACTAATTATGGACTAACCAGTAGTAAATCTATTCAGGAATTAGATTCTAATAATACTTTTACTATTCCATATTTTCAATTTGACGAAGCTGGTCATATTATTAGTGCGGGAAATAATACTGTAACTGTTCCAGAAGTATTTGCTACAATTAAAGTTTCAACTAGTACAGATATAGGAAATTCAACTGCGGGTATAGCTGGTTCTTGTGTTGCAGATAGTCTACAAGATACTTTAACTTTAGCCGAGGGAAACAAATGGATTAATCTAGTAGCAGACGAAGTTAATGATAAGATTACATTTTATCATTATGCTCAAGCTTTTACGCAATCTACTCAAACAACTAATTTTAATGATGCAAGTGTAGGGAATACATTTGCTATTCAGGTTATTGAATGGGATGAAGCTGGTCATTTAACAAGTAGTATTAAAAATACTTTTACTTTGCCAAACGCATTTTCAAGTGTAAAAATCGGAAGCTCCTCTTCAACTGAGGTTACGGAGATAGCAGCCGCCAATGGCGCAGTGAATGCAAGCGCAATAAAAGATGAAATTACTTTCAACGTTGGAAATAGATGGTTAAAAGCAAAAGTTGATGGCAAAACTATTACTTTCGCGCATGCAGCTCCAGATACTAGAAGTAGTTCTACATCTTCTTCAATGGCTAATACGCAAACACCAAGCTTTGGAAATACTTTTAATATTCCAGTAATAAAATATGACCAGATGGGACATATTTTCTCGGTTGGAACTACTACTGTTAAAATTCCAAATATTACTTTTACTGGTGGTATAGGTAATGTTGTTACTGAGTTAACTTATAATAATGGTGCTTTTACTTTATCTAAAGCTAATATTGGAACTTTAGCTATTACAGGATATACTGCTGTTACTAACGGTCATATTAGTGCGACAGATAGTTTAAATAGCGCTTTAAATAAATTAGATTCTGCTATTACAAGTGAGATTTCTAATAGACAAAATGCAATTAATAGTTTAGGCATGAATGAAATTAGTGCTGATACGGGAGAAATTATTAGTTCGATTAAACAAACTAATGGCTTAGTTAGTGCAACCTCTCGTAAATTAACGAAAGATGATATTACTCCTTTACTTACTGATTATAGTACATCTAATCAAATTGCAAATGTGTATGTTACCAAAGACTCTCTTGGAACTATGTCTAGTAAGAATGCGGATTCTTATTATACAAAAACAGAAATTGATAATAAAGGTTATTTTACTTCTGCTGATACTTATACAAAAGCAGAAATTGATGACAAAGGTTATTTAACTAAAGATTCTACTTTAGAATATAGTCAGAATGATATTACTTCTACTACAATTACTATTCAAGCTTTAGCTAAAAAAGTAGCAGAATTAGAAGCTAAAATTGCACAATTAACTCCAACTATTTAAAAATAAGTCTGGCCGCAAGGTCAGACTTATTTAATTATACTTTTTTAAAACTAAAAATAAATAGAGAGAACAAAGGAGGTAATCATTTTGGCTTACACAACAAAATTAGGCAACTATGTTAAGTTTATGCGTGGCACGCCAAAAGACTGGGCTGCTTTAACTAAAGCAGAAAAAGATTTAGATACTCTTTATTTTATCTCTGAACCTGAAGGGGAAGAAGGAAAACTTTATTTAGGTCCTAAATTAATTGCGGGCGGAGGTAGTGGCACTTCTGTTGGCTCTTTAAAGGATTTACAAGATATTTTACTTTCTGAAAGTATTGAAGCTAATTCATTTTTAGTATATGATTCTGAAAGTAAAAAATGGGTAAATAAAGCCGCTTCTCAGGTTTTAGCATCTATTGCTACTTTAATGAAAGGTGCTACAGCTGATAAAGATGGAGAAGCTGGATTGGTGCCAGTTCCGGCTCAAGGACAGCAAAATCTTTTTTTAAGAGGTGATGCTACGTGGGCTGACCCAACTACTGAATTAAAAGCTACTGTTACAACTTTAATTGGCGAAGATACTGATAAATCAATTAGACAGATAGCTAGAAGTGAAATTCAGACAGTTATTGGTACAGCTTCAGATGCATTTGATACTTTAGGTGAAATCGAGACATGGATTAAGAATCACGAATCCGCAGTTAACTTACTTGATTTAAACAATAAAGTAACAAACTTAAATAATGTCGTTATTAATGGTATCACAGGCGACGATGGGGAAATTAAAGCCCCAAGTTTAGTAAAACAAGTTTCTGACTTAAATACTGAATTTAAGACTTTAAATGAAACTGTGAATGGTACAGAAAGTAATCCAACTTCTGGACTAGTTTATGTTACTAATAATTTAAAAGATACCGTATCAATTCTCACTAAAACTACTACTACACATACAAAAGAAATTAGTGAGATTCAAGAGAAACTTCGTTGGCAAGATTTAGTACTTGCAAACGAATAATTAAAAGGGGGAATAATTCATGGCTAATGTTGGTTTTAAACTTGGTACCCAAGCCAAAGTTGATGCCTTACTAAAAACTCCTGGTACCTCAGTCGTAGAAGGTAGTTTTTATTTAACCAGTGACACTCATAGACTATATATCGGACAGAAAGCAACCGCTGAAGATACGAACGCGCAGTTGTTCCCAGTAAATGAAGGTGTTATTACAGTTGCTAATGTAGCTGACCTTCCTACTGTTTCTGAAGCTGATAAACCAGTATATGCAGGACGTTTTTATTACGTAACAAACGGTAACATTCTTTGTGTATATAGTGGTAAATCATGGGTTCAAATTAATACTAATACTGATACAGTTATTAGTACTCATAGCTATTCAGTAGATGGTGGAACAATTACAAATAAAATTCATCTTTCCAATGGAAAAGATACAGATGCTAAATTTACGGTAGCAGGAACTAATGGTATTCAGATTACTGGTACAGGCACAACATTAACAATTACTGGAGATAAATATTCTTTATCTAGTACAGTAGCCGGCAATAAAGCAACAGTAAAATTAGATTCTGCAAATACAACTAATGATACTTCAGTAGTATTAGCTGGTGGAGATAATGTAACTATTACTCAAGATGCTGATACAAAAGAAGTTACAATTAAATCTAATAATACAAAACTTAGTAGCTTAACAGGTGCGGCAGCTGCAGAAGGATTTACTATTACAGGTAATAACTCTGATGGTAGTAAAACTATCGCCGCAACCATTAATCCACAAATTAAAGTAGGTAAAACTACACAGCCAGTAGCAAAATTTGTTAATGGTACTGCTACATTAGATGTATATAGTACAAAAGACATTGATGATAAGATGAAAGCTCTTAACGCAATGGTTTATAAGGGTACTCTTGGAAAAAAAGGTACTGTAGCAGCATTGCCAACAGCTAACGTTTGTATCGGTGACACTTATCTTGCCGCAGAGGATGTTACAATTAATGAACATACTGTACATACTGGTTCTCTTATAATTGCTAGAGGTACTGAAGATGCTTCTGGTTTTATTACAACTGAGACTTTAGTATGGGATATTGTTGAAAGCACTAAAGATTCTGATACACAATACAAATTCCAAACTATTGCAGGTGGTATTAAATTACATGCTAGCACAGGACCAGATGCTGGTCAATTAGTAATTAATGGAGGCACTGATGTAGCTGTGGCTTCAGCTAGCGCTGATGCATCACTTAATCAGACATTAACTGTAAATCATAAAGCTGTTACAAGAGCTGATAGTGCTGATACAGCTTTAACTCAGACTAAAAATGCAAGTACAGATGTAACAGTAATAACTGGTGTAACAACTAGTGCAACAGGACATGTTACTGGAGTTAAAACTAAAAAAATAACACTTGTAGATAGTAATACAAAACTTACATCTGTTAGTAATTCAGTTACAGCTACAGGCAATATTGCAACTGTTACTTCTACAGTGAAAGGTACTTTAGGCGCTGGTGCTGAAACTAAAGCCACAGGCGCTTTTACTGTAGCTAGTACTTCTATGACTGTAACTGGTTCAAATAACCAAGTAAATATTGATTTAACTTGGGGCACTTTCTAATAATTGATTAAAAATAACTTTTAATTCTATTAGAGAGATTGGAACGGAAGAGAAATGTTTGTTTCATTTCTCTTCCGTTTTTTTACTTTATATAAAAAGATAGAAAGGAGATACCGCATGAATCCAAGTTTTAGACCTATACGTGGTACAGAAGAAAAACTTCTAAGTACACCATATCAAGAAGGTTATATATATTTCGCTGTTGACACCGGTAATATCTACATGGATGCCAACGGTCAAGCTAAAATACCGCTTGGAGGCAGAGGAGCCGCAGTACTATATTCTAAAGTTAAAGGCGCTCAAAATGCTGGTGATGATAATTATACTCTTTATCAGGATGGTTTAGAAGACCCAAATCAAACTGTTAGAGAAGGCGATTTAATTATTAATACTGCTGATGGAGCTTTCTATAAAGTTCTTGAACTTAATCCGGCAGAAGAAGCAATTATTTGTGCGAGAATTGCTGTAAGTGGCTCTGGTGGTGGTGGCGGAACCGGTGGAGACTCTGGTCCGACGATTCGAAGAGGTCGTTTAACAGTAACTAATGATGGTGAATCAGATATTCTTAATGGTTCGCCTTGTACTTTTACTATTACAACAACTTCTGCTACAGAAACTATTGAAGGACAAGCTAAACCTATTGATGATGAATTACAATTAGCTATTAAATTTATGCTAACTGAATCAAATCAAGTTTTTTATACAGAAACTTTAACTGTTGAGCATGGTCAGACTTTCACTTATAATGTAGGTGAACATTTAAGAAGTTCTTCAGACATTACTATTGACTTTAAATTATCAGGTAGTTTAACAAACTCCTTTTATAATAGTGGACAATTACAAAGACGAATCAAAACCCATGATTTAAACATTGAATGGGTAGCTAGTCAGTTTAGTAATATGAAATACTTTACTGATTCTATTAATACATCAATTCGTTTTTCTACTGGTGCTAGACGTATTCTTGATGTTTATTTTGATGATGCATTAATTTATACAAAAATTTATTCAGCAGAAGCATCAGATGCAAATGCTTCCCCTATTATTACTAAAAATTCTACTATATACAATTTAAATGGAACCTCTACAGGCAATACTCTTAGTGCAGCTTATTCTCATGGTAGACATACTATTAGTGCTAGATTAAGTTTAGCTAAAGCTGATGGTAGTCGTGGTAGTAGCACTAATTTAATCAAAAAAGAGGTAGCTCTTTACCTTGATGAAGGATATCCTCTTATTTGGTTTGGTGATATGGAATCTATTTATTATGAATATGATACTCCATTAGTACCAATTCGTGTATATGATCCACACGCTGGAGCAGCTGGCGCAGAAGTATATTTATATATTGATGGTTCAGATGCTTTAGATGGTTCTTGTTATACAATTTCTAATGATGCTTCTAATTATTTATATTGGACTCTTACAAAACTTGCGGCAGGTCAAACAACCGTTTATCAAGTTCGTGTAGGAGAAGATAAATATGAAACTTGGGAAACTGTTCCAGAATTTGAAGTATTAGAAGACCCAAGAAAAATGGATATTGCTAGAAGTTCTTTAATTGTTGATTTCGACTCAAGAGGACGTTCTAATTCGGAAGTTGCTCAAAGACGTTCTCAATTAAAGATTGGTGATTCTTATGCTACTTTATCAGGATTTAACTGGTATAATAATGGTTGGGTTATGGATAGTAATAATGTAACCTGTTTAAGAATCAGCAATGGCGCAAGTGTATCATTACCAATAGGTTCTATGTCATTTGCGGGAAATATAGCTTCTCATACCATTGAAATGAGATTGAAAATTCGTAATGTTCAATCTTATGATAAACTTATTACTAATTATACTCGTTATCAAGTAATTAGTGACCCAGATAAGTTATCTAGTCCTGATATTGATAGAAGCTGGACTGATGATACTGTTTTTGCAGAATTCTTAGCTCAAAAAGCTACAGGGCTTGCAAGTTATGACGCTTATCTGACAAAGAGATTACCAGAATTAAGAGAGCAAAATCCAACAATTCCTACTTATGAAGATTTGGAATTTAGTCGTTTACATCGTACATATGACCTTGCTTCTGCAATGGTTAAATATATCGAAAATGAATCTAGCCCTCAGACTGAAGCTGCAATTTGTCTTGGACCGCAAGATGGTTACTTTTCTAATGGAACAAATGCTGTAACAGTAGATTATGTAGAAGATAAGGTTATTAACTTAACTATCGTTTATGATAATGGTACTGGTACAAGTAATTTAGGAAATAATAAATTAATGAAATTCTATCTGAATGGTATGTTAACTAGCGTTGCTCGTTCTCAATCCGCAGGTAGTTGGTCAATTGGAGCAAACAATCTTATTATCAGTTCTGGTGGATGTGATGTTGACCTTTATAAATTTAGAGTTTATAATCGTGCATTAGGACTTAATGAAGTTCTTAAAAATATTGCATATGATGATACAGATACAACAGCTTGGGATTTAGCTGAACTTTATGTAGCTAATGAATCTATTGGTGAGGATTACCAATTTTCTTATAATAAGATGATTGAGTATAATAAGAACCATCCAGATGGTTATATTATGCCTTATATTATCTTTACTACTGATGATACAGATAACTCTACTGGTGGTAAGTTGCCTTGGAGAAAAGATACTCCTGTAACTGCGGGAATTGAATTTGTTAATACTGGACTTGAAAGAGCTTATGATAACGGTGATTTGGCCGCAGAAGCAAAAGCCGCAGGAGTAGAAATTGAAGATTACTATTTACATCATTGTCCTTCTTGGATTGCTGAAGGCGCAAAATTAAGTGTTCAGGGTACTTCTTCTGAGTTTTATCCACGTCGTAATTATAAAGGTAAGACAAAAGTTGATGTGCCACATGTAGATGAAAATGGTGGTACTTCTACTGATGAGTTCGGTGATGTAAGAACAGATACTGTTTATACTATGAAATGCCATAAAGGACCTTTCAAGAAGAAATATGATGCTGGTGAAGCAAAACCTCAAAAATTCTTCTATTATGATAATAATACAGTAGGTACTAATAAATTTACTTTAAAAGTAGATTATATGGAATCTTCTGGTACTTATAATATGGGTCTTGCGAATTTAGTTAATACAGCTTATTCACATCATCCATTAAGAGATTATAATAGTGCAGAAGCTTTTGTTACTGGAACTGCAGGAAAAGAAACTCTTATTTCAGCATATCCTGCTAATGGATTATGTTGGTACAGAAATCATAAAGGTAATTGGAAATGTGCATCAACTGGCGATGCTAGTAAAGATGAACAATTAATTACTACTCCTTATGGCGATGTATTGGGAGATATCTCTTGTAAGAATGCCGCAGATTTTGCTAAAGGACCATGGCAATTAGCTAAAGAGCAAGGACAAACTAAAGTTCTTGGTGGAACTAAGAAAACTTTACCAGATTCATTAGATGATATTGATATTATTACCAATAACATTAATCAAAACAGTGAAAATGGTACTTATGACGACCTTAAAGGTTATATTAATAAATGGTATTCATATGTTCCAGGTACATTATCTCCTATAACTGTAGGTAATTTAAGTGATTATAGAACTTCTGTTCAAGGATTCCCTACTTTAGCATTCTGGCAAACAAAAACTGGAAAAGAAAATAAACAAGAACCATTATTTATTGGACGTTATAATATGCTACTTGATAAAGGTTCTGCTGAAGCATATGGATTTAAACTTGGTGGAAGTTATAAACAAGCTTTTATTGAAGGCAATCCATCAGTAGCTGATGTCGCTGAATGTTGGGAATTTGAAAACAACTCTCGTGGTTATTGTTCATTTAGAGACCCGTGGAGTCGTAAGGAACTTTCCTTTAAAGCTCCAGTAGGAGAAAGTAATGAATTTACTGCAAAAGGCGCACCTATTATTGCCGACTATTTTGAATATAGATATAATGCTAATGATGATTATATTGACATGCTTTATAGTATGAATGCTTCTTTTGAAAATACTAATACTATAAAGAAATTACAAAAACAGTTTGGTGCAGACCAAATTACTGATATTGCTTCTGGTCGTAAAAAATTACTTGATTTATATAGTAATTGGGAAAAAGCAGTAGCATGGGTATGGTCAACTGCAACAGATGCTGTAATTGATGGAAAAACTATTCCTACTCTTGGTTCTTATAATAAAATTGAATTAGCAGAATATATTTTTGCCCCAAATAAATTTTATATTGAAGATGAACAAGGTGGATATAAATTTGCTACTGAATATAAAACTGGTATTTCTTATTACTTAATTAATAATGATAAACAATACTATGGTGTTACAGTAACAAATGAAGCTAATAAAGTATATGTAGCTAATAAATATTATACCTTAGAGAATGATAGTTATGTTCTTGCTGAAGGAGCATATGATTCTAGTGAAGTATACTATGAATTAGTACAAGATACAAGTAAAATTGATGAGTTCTGGAAGCTTCCAGCGCCAGTAACTTATGGAACAACAACTTATGAATATGATACACAAGAATATCGTTTAGCTAAATTCAAAAATGAGATTGAAGACCATTTTAATCTTGAATATTTAGTAACATATTTCGTAATTACTGAAGTTCTTGAATGTTATGATTCTCGTGGAAAGAATGCAATGTTTGCTTCTTGGGGTCCTCAAAAGGCTAAAGGAGATTATATCTGGTATCCAATTTTCTACGATATGGATACACAGTTAGGTATTAACAATACTGGTATTCCTTCTTTTGAATATAACATTGATGCTACTGAAGATGGAACATTCTCTACTAATGATAGTGTTCTGTGGAACAACTTATATGCACTATTTAAAAACTTGATTACAGATAAATATGAGCAATTAACAGGTGTTCCTAGTGATTACTTTGGTGGAAAACTTGAAAATCCTCCATTCGTTAATGTAGAAACTATTCAAAGTTGGTATACATGTGACCCTAAATATATTAAGAGTTATTCTGTAAAAGGAATTAGACCTTTACTTGCTCTTAACCTTGATGAGCAATATAAATACATTTCTATTACTAATGGTAAAGTTGGTTATCAATATCAAAATGGTGAAATAACCCAAGATACAAGCAACACTTATTTCTATGCTTTACAAGGTGATAGAAAATTATCCAATAATCAATTCTTAACAAACCGTTTGAATTATATTGATTCATGGTTGGCTGTAGGAAACTACAAACGTGGCGGCGCAAATAGAATTCGTTCTCGTGTATCTGCGAACAACGCTCAGAATACATCAGATAAATGGATTGAGGGTACTTCTACTAATGGTGCTAGTGGTCTTATCATTAATACACCTTACTATAAAGAAGACGGAAAAACTAAAACTCATTTATTCGATGGTGAATATTGGATTACAATGACACCTGTTCGTAATATGTATGTAACTGTTGGTACTGATGCGGCAAACTTCCCATCTCTGAAATATTCTGGTACTCCTGTACGTTTTGAGACTTCAGACTTGGAAAAAGGTGTACGTGAAAGTGGTAACTATCGTGAGCAGTTATATTATATTTATGGACTTGACCAAATGAAATCACTTGGAGATTTAAGTAGACTATATTTCCAAGAGTTTGAACTTTCTGGTAAAGCTTCTAAGATGGTAGATTTACTTCTTGGATATGATGGAACTGATGAAGAAGGAAGTCAATATAAAAATAGTGGTGTAAATGATTGGACAATTCCAGCTGCTGCAGGTACTATTACTGGTGGTATGCCATTATTAAGAGAGGTTAATTTAAGTAATATTACTTTCAAAAACCAAACTCCTACATTTGATTTTTCAAGTTGTGAAAAACTTGAAAATTTCCGTGATATTGGTTCAAACATCACTCAAGTTACTTTTGCTGATGGTGTTGCTTTAAATACTTTGTATTTATCTGATTCTACAGTAAATTTAAAACTTGTTGAAGCTAGATTACTTACTGACTTAGTAACTGATGAAAAAGCCCCAATTACTAGAAAGAAAGATAATACACTTACAGCTAAACCTGGTTTGTTTATTGATGGTTTAACAAATAATAAGCAACAAACTAAACTCATTACTTTTGATATTCAAGGTGGTAATTTAGGTTATAATAGCTATAAATTATTAAAGCTTTATATTGATGCTGCAAGTCATACAGATGCAAATGCAACTCGTAATATTAATCTTACTGATGTTCAGTGGAGTCCATATGTTAAAGTTACTGATTCAGATTTAGGATTTAGTAATACTGCTAAATATTTTAAAGATGATGGACACTTTGGATTAGTAGCATTTACTAGAGATAATTATAATGAAGTAGGTTTCTCTGGTTGGTCTCAATTAATCAAAAATGAAATGATTTATGAATATACACCAACTGCAATAAATGGTATTACATTAGATGAAGCTAATGGTGTAACAAATATTACAGATACAGCTCTTCTTGAAGAACTTGTAAGTAATGTTCATTACCTTAGTACTGCAGAATCTAATAATGAAGTTCCAAATATTACAGGTTATGTATATATTAATAATGAAACTGCTATTGATGAAGGAACAATTCAAACTAAGTTGGCAAGTAAATTCCCTGGTTTAACTTTCTTCTTTAATAAAGTTGATAAAGGATATGCAGCTAGATTTGTTATTCTTGAAAATGGTGTAGAAACATTAATTGGAACCGATAAGATTAGTAAACAAAACTTTAATACTTTCTTTACTAATCCATTAGAAAGAACAGAAACTGCATTTAGCCCAAGTAGAATTAATGCTTTAAGACCTACTAAAGACTTCTTAGGTTGGGGTACAACTAATAATAGAGGCGGTTTAATTGAAACATATGATGAAGTTGCTACTGGTCTTGGACTATCCGCAACTCATTTATGGAAAGACCAAAAATTAGAAAAAGATAAATATGATTATACTTTTTATGCAGTGTTTGAAGATCATTATTGGAATATTTCTTTCTATATAGTTGAAGCTGATGGAAGTTATACTCCAATCACAAAAGATACCTACTCTTCTTCTGGCGGAGAAGATGTAGTAACTAAAGTTCCAGTCTCTTATAAAGCAGTTCATGGTAGTATTTTACATGACCCTGGGGTTAATGTAGCCCGCAGTGATGAAGTTAATTTGGCTAAAGATCAACGTTATAGATTCATTGGCTTTACAAGAAAAGTAAATGGTAAAAATGTTTATTCTGCGGAAAATGCAGTCAATGTAGTAGATTTTTCTAAAATAGCTGCAACTGCAAATACAAGTTTTTATGCAGCATTTGTAGAAGAAAGTGTTTATGATAAAACTACTGATGATAAATATTTTGATTACGTAAATATCCAAATGGATGGAGCTTCTGGATATAGGCTTGAACTTAAATCTAAATATTGTAACTCTGGATTCGGAGGTAAGATTACCTTACCAGTAGAATATAATGAAAAACCTATTCTTCAGATTAGTGGATTTGGTGGCGAAACTAACCATACAAATATTACTCACGTATTCTTTAAAGGAACACCAAAAGTTAAATCTATTGCGGCAGATTGTTTCCGAAATTGCGATAGATTAAAATATTTCCAATATCCAGATACTATAACTGAATTAGAGGCATATTGTTTCCAACTTACAAAATCACTTGAAGCTTTTAGACTTAATAAAGGTTTAAAAATTATTGGTGATAGTGCTTTAAACCAAGCATTTGAGGAATCATCAGATCCTTACGAACTATATATTCCAGGTACAGTTAGTCAACTTGACCAATATGGTGTTTCTTACTTATTTAGTAATATTACATCTATTACTATTGGTGGTCCTGGAGATGGAACTAATCTGAGAACTCTTAGTCCTAACGCTTTATCTCAGAATCATAAAGCAAGTAGTATGACTGTTTACTCTAACGGTCCACTTGAATCTTCATTTAAGACATTATTGGAAGCAACTTCTACAGATTCTCAAGTAGGATTTATTAAACCTAATGTAACTATTAACTATGTAAATGCATGATAACGGAGGCTTAACATGACAAAGGTTAAATTATATGTCTATCTGGGGACCAATGGAACCATTGAGTCTCCGGTCCATTTGGAAGATATATTTTACACTACTCGTTATCGTCTTGTAGCAGACAACGACATGGCTCTTACTAAAGATGGTAAGAACCTTGTCGGTTCTACAACTGTTCCAGAAGATGAAGTTGATGAGTGGAAAGAAGTTCCAGCTGGACAAAAATAATTATAAATAATAGTTTATCTTTCAGAATATTGTGAAAGAAAATACAAGCGGTTTCTGATTGTGCTTTGCGCCAATCGGGAGCCGCAATAATATAGAAAGGATTGGGCATTTAGATGATTACAAAACAGACTAAAGAGTATGGTGACCTTTTTAGACAAGCATCAGAAGACCTTAAAAAGTATAATACTAGTTATCAGCTAATTTCTGACCCAAAAACTCAAGACAAAACACCAATTTTAAAAACAAATTATGTTGTAATTGAGTTAACTGCGGATGATTATGTTCCAAAGACATATTATATTCAAAAGAGTGAAGGTGTCTATGAAATTGATAATAGCCTTACTTTTACTCCTGGTCAGACTTATTATTATGATGCAGCTGAACAGATTACCAGTTTGGATGAGTATTTTTCATACATTGAAGATTTAAATCATATTAATCGTAAATATACAATTCTTCCATTAGATGAAGAGCCTTTTGTAATTGATGCTAATACAAGAACTATTACAGTTCCTAAGTCTTTTAAGACTAATGGTATTAGTGTTCAAGGTGATGAAGCTGCAGAAACTATTTATTTTAAAATTGATAGATTCTTTGATGCTACAGACCTTGATATGATGGACATTTATGTTCAGTGGCGTTCTTCTGAAGTTGATGAGGAAGGTAATCCAGTAGAAAAGGTATCCCCTATTTGGGTTAAAGATATTGAAAGTCAGCCAGGTTATATTATTTTTGGTTGGCCTATTAGTTCAAAAGCTACTGTTGCGGATGGCAAAATTCAGTTATCTGTTCGTTTTTATAAATATGATAGAGAAACAGAAAAACTTACTTATAGTTTATCTACATTAACTTGTACTGCTGAAATTAAACCTTCTCTTAATTTTGACCTTCCAGGAATTATTAAAGATGGAAAAGAAAGAATTGATGATGCAACTAATCTGATTAATAACAGATTTGTTAACTCTACTGGAACTACGGGCGGAACACCTGCCGCAGAACCTTTATTCGTTAAAGACCTTGATGGTAAACCATTTGTTGATGAAAAAGGAAAAAATGTTAAGGAAGCATTTCTTGATAAGAGAACTGGAATCCTTAAAGACCATGTTGAGGCTGTTTCTACAGATGGTGGCGCAATTACTTATACATGGAAGAAATATAATATTGATACTAATGAAAGAATGCAAGGATTGGATTCTAATGGTCAGGATGTAATGCCTTATGAAACAGTTCATATTGAATCTACTGATAAAGAACGTAATCCTAATAAACTTTATTACATTTCTTCTACTATTTCTGATGGTTTAACTCCTGTATATACTTTATATAAAGGTGCTATTCCTCCAGAGGATGAAGAAACAATTATTTATGAGAAAGTTTCTCAAGGAACTATGAACTCTGTTGGTAAATATATTGTTACTTCTACAAATCGTGTTAAACAAAGTAGAAAAACTGCAGATAGTACAATGGTTTATATTAAGAAACCATCTGAAGTTGTTGTTGAGGAAAGCTTTAAAGATAGTCTTAGTGCAATTATTCCTCCGCAAGCAAAAGATTCAGATGTACCAGGAAGTGTTACTTTAAATGTTAAAGCAACTACTCAGGATACTGTTGATAAGAAACCTAATGATGTTACTTACCAGTGGTATAAAAAACCTATTACTGCAAAGCCAGATGATAAGACCGAATGGGAAAAACTTACACCTGGCGGAACTGGAAGCAGCTATATGGTAACAGGTTATGATGCTGTTGTTGGCGGAGTGCATGAAGGCGATGGTTATTATAAAGCTATTGTAACAAATACTCTTAATAAAGAAGCTACTTCTACAGAATCTAAAGTATGTCGTGTTACTCATAAAGCTTCAGTTCCTGCTATCAAAGAAACTACTGACCTTTCTAAACCAGTAAGTTTAGCTAAGAGAATTGGTTTCTCTATTGAGGGAAGTATTCCAGCAGATGCCGGTGAAGCTGGTAGAACTGATCAAGATACTTTTGAATATCAATGGTTTATTTATAGATATAGTAATATCAATAAACTTCAAGAGGATAGAGAAAAAGCAGAGAAACAAGAATATCTATTTGATAAAGACCTTGAGATTGTTGGAGCTACTAAAGCTAAAATTAAGCTTGAAGATTATACAATTCCTGCGGCTGCAGATTCTGATACCTGGGCTGGTTTAACAATCTTCTGTCAGGTGACAAATGTTTATAATGGAACTAAAGCAGTTCGTTGTTCTAGATTCTTTGATATCCTTCGTGATGCTGCGGCAGATGGTGAATGATTAATTAAGTAAAGGAGGTCATTAAAAGTGATTACAACTCCACAAGAATACTATGACTTACTTTACAGAATTCAGGATGAAAATAAACCAACTCTTGCGCTATTACTTCCTAGCGATGAAAAAATCTTTGAAATAGATTTGAATACGCGTAAGATTGATGCTCCTAAATATTTAAGCGTAGAATTAGACCATAAAGCTGAAACAATTTATTTTAAAATTGCAAGATATTATGATAATATTGATTTAGCTAATATGACTTGTATAGTTCAATATATTAATGCTAAGGGTGAGGGCCGCGTTTATGCGGTCCCTTACTATGATGTTGATACTTATTCCGACGAGAATATGATGCTTTTCCCTTGGTGTATAGATGGAGAAGCAACAAAAGCCGCAGGTGATGTATCATATTCAGTGCGTTTTTATGACATAGATGAGTCTGGTACTTATTTGCGTTATAATATTAGTACTCTTCCTTCAAAAAGTGAAGTATTACATGGTATTGCACCAAAGACTGATATAGATAATTCCAATGATTATTTAGCTAGTTTTAAAGACCAGTTATTTGCAGAAATTAAGAAAATTTCTGAATACGATTTACATTGGGAAGACCACTTTTAACTCATATAGAGAGGGTAACCTGCGGGTTGCCCTCTCTTTTTTTTTGGACAAAAATAATTAAAATAAAATTAGATATTTTTATAAATTCATAGAGATATAAAAAACTTAAATGAAATGAGAAAAAGGAGGTTAAACATGGCAGACAATACAATAGCTAATGCTATTAAATTTTTAAAAGGCGAAGAAAAAAGTTTGCCCGCAACCAAAACTGAAGGTCAAGTATATTTTGCCTATAAGAATGTCGGCACCGCAGAGAAACCTTCATATACAGGTGCTATTTATATAGATACTCCTATTGGAGGAACTCAGAATAGAATAAAAATGACCGCAAATGCGGATATAGCAGAATATGCTAAAAAAGCTAATACAGATTCTCAAGGTAATCTTATTACAGGATATTTAAGAAATGCTTCTTTGACTGGAAATGCTGATAGTCAAACTTTTACATTTACTGCACCTAGTGGTGCAAAATTTAATTTAAAATTAAACGGAGTAAATGATTCACAAGCTGGATTAGTTACTTCTGGTGATCAAATATTTCCTGGATATAAAACATTAAAATTAAGAGCTAAACCTAGTTCTATAGTTGGCTCAAATGCTGAAAATTCAGATGGATGGTATAAAGTTGCTACAAGTACAATGAGGGATTATGATAATACTAATATTTTATACTATGTTAAAAATGGATATAGTTCAGAAGCAGTCGGTATTTTAGATTTTGAAATGAGAAGTAATGATACTAGTATTCAATGTTGGGCTTGTAAATGGCTTGTAAGAGGTGCTGGATTTACATCAGGTATGTTTCGTGTTGTTATTGATGGAATGACATGGACCTTATATGCTTATCAGCCAGTAAAAAGATGGGGTCGTATTTCAATAACTGAAATTTCCAATACAAATATGAGTGGTAATAATCCCAATTATAAAATTACTTATTATAATTCAACCACTAAAGAAACTACTGAGCCTGATAAAACGATTAGTTCATCAGATGGCGGACAAGTATATTTAGCAAGCAAAACCACAAGCGATGGAAATGGTCAAAATATTGCTAATACTTATATTAAATCTTTATCATATTCTAATGATGGAAAGCAATTAATAGCAACGAGAGGCTCAGGGGATACCTCTTTAAAACTTTCATTACCAGTAGCTAGTTTAACTAAATCTGGTATTGTCACCACTGATGCTCAAAGTTTTGGTGGAACAAAGACTTTTACTACTATTAATTCTACCAATTTAACTGTAACTGGTTCTAGTGGTTTTAATTATAGTGGTATTGAAACTGCCACTGGTAATAAAGCAAGACCAGTTTGGTTTGCATATGATGGCATAAATGGTAAGCCTGTAGTTAATGCTAATTTTACTTATAATCCTGCTACCCAGACACTTAGTGTTGCAAATTTATCTGGAACTGCACAAAAAGCTAGTAATGATGATGGTGGACAGAATATTAGAAGTACTTATGTAAAATATAAAACTATAAAATTCAGTGCTGCAGCTGATAAAATCTATCTTTTAGAAGGTAATGGTGCAGGTAGTTCAACTAATACTACTATAGGTGATTCAAACATTTCTACAGCCATCATTCCTGCAGCAACAGACAAAGCCGCAGGAGTTATTACAACTGGAACACAAACCTTTAGTGGTGAGAAAAAATTCAATAATACCATATTCGTAAATGACTGTTTAGCTAGTAAGTCTATAACAGGAACAAATATTACTAAATTAGTATTACTTAGTACACCTAATGCAAATATAGGAGATGCTTCTCATACTACTTCAGTTTATTTTAAAGCTTTATTAAAATGGATTTGTTCTAATTATCCTAATAAAATTGAGTGTACTTTTTTGGGAAAAGTAACTCCTAGCTCAATAGCAAATACATCTATTTTTATTTATAATACTAGTCAAATAGATGCTACTTCTGGTTTACCTCAATATTCATCTGGTAGTTATACTCACCTTGGTGGTAATATTTATACTTTTGGTACTTATAATTATGCTTTTTACTTTAGAGAAAGCTTAATGTCGGATGACCATTATGCGGGTTCTGCTTCTTCAGGTGGTGCAGCCACAAGTGCTAATAAATTAAATACCAATGCAGGCTCAGCAACCCTACCAGTATATTTTTCTAATGGTATACCAGTAGCTTGTAGTACAAATTTAGGAGTTAGTATAACAGGAAATGCAGCTTCTGCTACTAAGTTAACTTCAAGTGCAGGTTCTACTACTCAGCCTATATATTTTAAAGATGGGAAACCTGTTGCTACTACCTATTCTTTAAATGCCACTATAAAAGCAGGAGTATCTAATAGGATAGCTTTTTATTCTGGTAATAATGAAATTTCAAGTACTAATTATTTAAAATATTATACTGCTACAAATAGTAAAAAAGCAAATCAAACTATTTTACGTATTTGGGGTACTACTTATGGTAATGATGCAACTACTACAATTAGCGGTAAAGCAAGTTCTTTAAATTGGAACGATGGTGGCCCGCAAATACAATTTAGTACTTCTGAAGCAGGATCTCAAGATGGAGCTTTAATTTTTACAGACCATGATTCAGCAGGAATTGGAGCAAGTTTTCATTTTGTATCAAATCAAAGTGAATGGAGTGTTGTTTCTAAAAGATTTGTTGCAAAAACAAGTATAATCATCGGTCAAGAAGCTCATACCTCTGACAATCAAGGTTATAATTTATATGTTAATGGAACTGAATATATTAATGGAATTTTAACAGCTGTTGGTGATTGTAAGTTTATTGCTCATGGTAATGAATTCAATTTTGTTCCAACTTTAAAAGCCTCAACTTCTGTATGGCTTAATTATAGACAGACAGGTGGACAACCTACAGATGGTGACTTTATTATTAATGAATATATTTTTGGTAATGGTGCAAATAAAGCTTTAGCAAGCATTAAAGATGGTTTATTTTCCGGAGCTGCTACTTATGTTCGTGATTCTAATAATAAAACAAATAATATTTCAATAACTTATTCTAAAGTTGGACAAACATCAACTTCTTGGCTTGCTTCTTGGAATGGGTATGAATTAGGTTGTATTTCTCCTGCTAATATTACTGCGGGTAAAGCTACTAAATTAGCTACAGTACGTACTATAACTTTATCTGGAGCTGTAACTGGCTCAGTTAGTTTTGATGGTAGCGCAAATGTAACTCTTACTACAAATGTTAATCATACGCATAGTCAATATTATGATTCAAATATATCGAGAACTAAAAATACAGTACTTGCTGCACCAAATGGAGCAGATGGTAAAGCTGTATTTAGAAGTTTAGTTGCTGCAGATATTCCTTCTTTAACCAAGAGTAAAATATCTGATTTTCCAAGCTCTATGCCTGCGAGTGACGTTTATGCATGGGCTAAAGCAAGCAGTAAACCAAGTTATAGTTGGGGTGAGATTACTGGTAAACCGAGTACATTTACACCAAGTAGTCATACTCATAATTATTTACCTCTTTCAGGTGGAACAATGTCTGGAGATATAGGTATACCTAATACACCTTCTACTATTGATGGTTCCGTCCCATATGCAGGTTCTGTTGTAGTTACTGATAATATTACTAAATTTTCATCTTATAAAACATATTTAGGCACATATTGTGATAGTACGGGTACCTGGCGCAATATGATTTCTATAAGACATAGAAATGGTGCCAATGATGGAATTGATTATGGCATGATGATTTATACACAGCTTACTAGTAAAAGTGATCTTAACTGGAATAAACAGATAGGAAAAGACAACTGGCAGGGAAGCCGTACAATCCTCGATTCTTCAAATTTCGTTACATATGTACCAACAAAAACTGGTGGTGGAGCTTCAGGAACTTGGGGAATCAGTGTAACTGGCTCTTCTACATCTTGTACAGGTAACGCTGCTACTGCAACTAAACTTCAAACAGCATGCACTATCAATGGAACTTCTTTTAATGGAACAAGTAATATTACAACCTCATATTGGGGAACCGCTAGAAATATTTATATTAGAGATTGTACTAATTCTAATACAGGAACTGCTGTTTCAGTAAATGGTTCTACCAATGCTTATCTTTCAATGCCATCAACAGCGAGGTTTACTGGTTCTGTTGGAATTGGAAACGGTTCTGGAGCAACTCTTAATTTCTATACTGCTGCAGACACTATTGGCGCAAAAATTGTTGCATATAACGATAGAATAGAATTCGTATTTGCTTAATATAAAAATCTAATAGGTTAAGGTCAAATTGACTTTAACCTATTTTTTTTATACTATTATTTAGATATAAAGGAGTTAATTATGCTAGACAATTTAAAAAATAATTTATTTTTGGAAGCCTATACTGTCGCGAATTTTGATAAACCGCACCTACTTTTTACTGATAATCAAACTTTTAGTTCTACAAATTCTTATACAAAACTTACTACTAGTGTTGGTGTACCTTATGCTTATTACAGTGGGGGTACTACAATAAAAATAAGACAAAATTATGGTAGTTCTTTTGGATATTGCGGGTTTATGAGATTTCCTTATTCTCCCAGAAGTATTATAAATTTGGGGGCTTACAATGAAACGGGAGAAAAAGTTGTTCAAGATGTGCAAAATTATACAAATAATCAGTCTGAAGATTATTTTTTTTTAGTTGATATAATATATAATTCTGGTTCTAATGTTTATACGATAACATTAAATATTTACTCTACTTTACAAAATAAATGGGTTTATACTAATAACCTAAATATGCATATGCCTAGTGGATATAATACAGATTCAATATCAGATTATTGTCCTGGATTTATATTTGAAACTACTGGTCCTGTATGGATATATAATTTTAGAGGATATGGCTATAGTATTGGTAAAATTAATGCAGAAGATTTAGCTTGTGGGAAAGTATATTATATAAAAGCTACTAAAACTTTAATGGCACCTTGCTTTAATGAATACAAAAATACTGATTATGCTAATGGTGGACATAATTATACTAATACTTGCTTTTCTAGGAAGGGCGGAGTTTGCTGTAAAGGTACTATCGAACAATCTAACTTAAATAGAATTACTAGAACAGGTGATGTAAAATATAATGATATTATTGAATATTAAGGAGGGATAAAATGGCAATTTTAAAAGATACGACAATTAATGGGACTTTAACCTTGACGGGAAATGGCTATATAACTCTTCCTAAAAAATCTCTTTCTTGGTTACAAGGTTTTCAGCAATCTCCAATTCAAATATCAGATGCTACTGATAATGGCGGTTATCATCCTTGGATAATCCAGAAGAATACAAGTTCTGCAAAAATGTTTACGATGGGTGTTTATCAAAGTTATTTTGTAATGGCGGGAAGTGCAACTTCAAGAACAAGTAATGGTTATGATAATGCATTATTTTTTAATGTTACTAATGGAGAATTGAAATTAAATAATTCTTATCTTTATTTACATTCTAATAATTATAATAATTATGCTCCTACTAAATCTGGCGGTGGCGCACATGGTACTTGGGGTATTAATATTTCAGGTAACGCCGCAAGCCTATCCTCAACATTACCTATTAGTAAAGGTGGTACTGGAAGTACAAGCTTTACTTCTAATAGAATGATATATTATAATGGTTCTAGATTAGTATCAGCAAGCAATGTTAGAGTTTATAGTTCAGAAATTTTTGTTGAAGTTAATAATACTGATACAGTACGTTTTTATGTTCAAAATAATAATAATACTGTAGATTTAAGAACATCAACTAGTGCAGGTGTTTATCATAGTAATAGTAAAGGAAGTAAATCAGCTAAATGGCTTATTTATATCAATACTTCTGGAACAGTTGTTGCTAATACATCCGATAGAAGAAAGAAAAAATATATTGAAGATACTACAGAATATGAAACAACTTCGATATTAAAAAATATTAAAATTCGTAATTTTATATATAAAGAAGATATAGGACATAATAATTTAGTTCAAAATGGTATTTTTGCTCAGGATTTAAGGGATATTATGAAACATTATAATATAAGTAATCGTCCTTGGTTGCAATGGCATTATAATAATGATGATAATGTTTATTATGATATAAATGAACCAGAAACAGATAATATGACTTATGAAATTAATTATTCTAGTTTAATTCCATTACTTATAAAAGGTTGGCAAATTAATGAAAATAAAATTTCTCAATTAAAAGATAAAATTAAAGAATTGGAAGAGATGTAAATTATGTCTAGATTACGTTCTACTTTAATAAATGGAGATTTAACTACTACTAATACTATTACAATTCCACAGAGAAATGTTTCATGGATAGATGGATTTAAAAATTCACCAATTAAAATAATTGATAGTACTGATTCATCTAATTATACCCCTTGGTTAATACAATATAATATAGCAGATACTTATACTAGTTATGTTAGTTTTGGGACTTTTATAAATGATATAACTTTAGTTGGAATACATAAAACTAAATATGATGATGCTATTGAAATTGAACCAGAAAGTAATAATTCTAATATTGCAGTAGCTTCTGACCCTGATGTAACTTTTGAAGAAGATTTAGATGAAAATTGTATGGTTAGATGGTGGTTTAATGTTGATAATGGCGGATTTGGTATAAGAGGTAGTAAAAAAAGATTAAATGATAAAAATTGTTATTATATTAATTCTAATAATTATACTAATTATATGCCATCTAAAGCAGGTTCTGGAGCTTCTGGCACTTGGGGAATTAATATTTCGGGTAATGCCGCAAGTTTATCAAAAGTATTATCAATAGATAAAGGTGGAACTGGTCATAGTTCAATGCAATCTGGTTGTATACTTGTCAAAGGTAGTGGCATCGGAACTTTTCCTTGTCTTAAAGCTAATAATTCTACCTATGGAATAGAAACTACAACTGCACAAGCTAAAATAGGAGTATGGAATAATTATAATACAGTAGAATTAGCTACAAATCAAAATGCTGGTATTTATTGTGATGCTAAAACTTTTACTGATGGAGAAACGAATCCTCCAGATTCAATATATGGAAAGGAAAGTAGATGGCTCATTTATATTAATACTTCTGGTACTGTTACAAAAAATACCTCAGATAAAAGAAGAAAATTATATATAGAAGATATGCCAGAAAACGAAACTAAAGTATTATTAAATGTTCCAATTCGCAACTTTGTATTTAAAGAAGACATTGGACATAATGACCTTGAACAAAATGGTGTATTTGCTCAAGATTTGCGGGAGTTATTAAAAAAGAATAATATAGGTAATCGTCCTTATTTACAATGGGAATATAACGATAATGACAGAGATGATGTATATTATGATATTAATGCTCCAGAAAAAGATGATATGACTTATTCTGTATCTTATAATCATATGATACCTGCGCTTATCAAAGGCTGGCAAATGCAGAATAAAGAAATTGAAGAATTAGAAAAGAAACTCGCAATACTTAGAATAAAGAAATTAGGTAAATAATTATGGCTATTATTGGAAAATGGATGTTTTATAGATCTGGAAGTTTGGGCAGTAAAAAATTTGCTACTAACAATGAAATGATTCAAGAAGGCGATGAATTTTTTTGGAAAATAGATTATAAGGGCAATTTTACTGGAACTGCCCATCAAGCCAATCAATTAGGAAGCTCAACTATTGGTAGCTTAACAAAACCAATATACTTAGTAAACGGAAAACCTACAGCTTGTAGTGATTTAATGCCTAAATCTGGAGGAACTTTTTCTGGTGCTGTAACATTTAATAGTACAGTTACATGCAGCTCTACTTTAAAGTGCGGAGAATACATAAAAAGTAGTAAATCAGCTTATGCTGGTATAACCAGTTACATAGATATGGCAGCTACATCTACAGCTGCTGGAGTAAAAGGTGCAATTTGTATTAGAAATAGTAGTGGAATACATATACAAGGTAATATTGTTGTAATTGAAGGCGACACAAGTACACCTGCTGCATATGAAGCAGGATATCATATGACAGAAACTGGAAATATGTGTGTTAGAGGAAAATTTCTATGTAAAAATGTTATAGGCTCATCATATATGTACAATCATGACACAGTATCTGGTGGTGCTAATGTTTATGTTACTTCTAATGGTTGGTTAAGAAGAGCTACTTCTTCAGCAAAATATAAATTAGATATTAAAGAAATAGAAGAAGACGAAAAATATCCTTATAAAATTTTAAATTTAAAACCAAAACAATGGTTTGATAAAAATAGCATTGAAAAATACTCTCAATGGTTAGAAGGTAAAATTAAAAAAGATGAATTAGATGATTGTTCGATAGATTCTTATTATGGCTTAATAGCCGAAGATGTAGAAAAAGTTGGTTTAAATAAATTTTGTTTTTATGGATATGATAATGCTCGTAATTTAAAAACTATAGAAGGTATTCAATATGATAGATTGCCTATTTTATTTATACCAATATTAAATGATTGTATTGATTGTTTTAAAGCTATTTTACCAACAGTGAAAGAGAATATTAAAGATAAAGAAACGTTAGATAAAATTGCTTCGTTAGAAGATAAATTTAATTCTATTGGACTTTCTTCTTAAAATATTATAATATATAAATAAAAAAGGAGATACTAAAAGTGAGATTACACGCGGGAGATGTAGTTAAACATTTTAAACGAGAGACCCTTTCACAAGAAGAACAGGAAAACACTAAAAAATATTTATATATAATTTATGATATAGCAGAGCATACTGAAACTGGTGAAAAATTAGTAATATATCATAGCTTATATGAGCCATTTAAATTATATGCTCGTCCAATAGATATGTTTATGAGTGAAGTGGATAAAGAAAAATATCCAAACATAAAACAAGAATATAGATTTGAACTTTGGGAGGATAAAAAGGATGAATAGTTTAGATATTTTAAAACAAATTTTTGATGTATGTATTGTGCCTTTAATTGCAATTTTAACTTCTTATTTAATTAGTTATATTCAAGTCCAAAAAGAGCAATTAAAGAAAAAAACAGATAATGAGTTACTAAATAAGTATATTGACATGGCGGCTAATACTATTGCGGATTGTGTTACTACAACTAATCAAACGTATGTAGAAGCCTTGAAAAAAGAAGGTAAATTTGATGAGGAAGCGCAAAAGGTTGCCTTTCAAAAAACTTTAAATGCGGTTTTAGCTTTACTCACTAAAGAAGCTAAAGATTATTTAACTGAAGCTTATGGAGATTTGAATTTATATTTAACTAATAAAATTGAGTCTACAGTTAATGAGAAAAAAACTTCTAAATAATATATTGCCAAAGGGGTAGGTTCTTAGAAAAGGAACCTACCCCTTATTTTGCATTATACCAAAAATTTTTTAGAAAAATATTTTGGAGTGTAGGAGAAAACTGGGCGAAGGAAGTAAAAGATTACCAAAAAATTCGCATATACTTATGAAAGGGAGAGGAGAAAAAGTTAATAGAAAGAAGGTAAGTAAAATGTATCCTAATTACAATTATTACCCACCTCGCCAACAGCAACAAATGCAGCCGCAACAATCACAACCTCAAATTCCTCCTTTTCTTAAAGGTAGACCAGTATCTTCATTAGAAGAGGTTAGAGCTATTCCAATAGACTTTGATGGTTCTGTTTTTTACTTCCCAGATATAGCCAATAGAAGAATATATACAAAACAAATTAATTTAGATGGGACAGCATTAATAAACATGTATGAATTCAAGCCTATTCCAGTAGCACAAGAATCTACTTCTAATACAAATACAGATGCCTTTGTAACTAGAGAAGAATTTGAAGAAACAATGTCAAAAATTAAAGGAATGTTTGCGGCGATACCAGTGCAGAGTCCGCAACCGGCGCAAAAAGAAGTAACTAAGAAACCCGCAGAAATGCCAAAATTTTAAGGAGGAAACCGCATGAATAATATAAATCCTATGCAATTAATTCAGATGATTAAAGGCGGTCAAAATCCGCAACAACTTATGATGAGTATACTTGAACAACAAATGCAAAATACTCCAATGGGAGCTAATCTATTGTCTTTAGCAAAGCAAAATAGAAGTGCAGATATTGAACAAATCGCCCGCAATATATGTAAACAAAGCGGAAAAGATTTTGATAAAGAATTTAATGCTTTCAAGCAAATGCTTGGGCTTAAATAATAAATTTTAAAGGAGGACATTAATATGTTCAATAATGCAGCTAGTGGCTATAGTTTAGCCGATATCGCAGCCGCTACAGGTTCTACCCGTAATGATAATGGATGGGGCTTTGGTGGCGATGGAGGAGCTTGGTGGATTATCATACTTTTCCTTTTCTGTTTCGCAGGATGGGGAGGAAATGGAAATGGTCTATTTGGAGGCGGTTCCACAGGTTCCGGAATTACTGATGGTTATATTTTAACATCAGATTTTGCCAACATTGAAAGAAAAATTGATAACGTAAATAATGGTATTTGTGATGGATTTTATGCCATGAATACAGGCATGTTGAATGGATTTGCTGGTATTAATAATAATATTACACAGCAAACTATTGCAGATATGCAGAATACTAACGCTATTAATTCAGGTATTACCAATTTGGGTACTCAATTACAGCAATGTTGCTGCCAGACAAGATATGAAGACGCTCAAAACTTTGCTCAATTAAATTATAATTTAGCAGACCAAGAATGTTCAACTCGTAGAGCTGTTTCTGATGCGACAAGAGATTTAATGGAAAATCAAAATGCTAATACTAGAAGTGTATTAAGCGCAATTCAAGAAATGCAAACACAGGCACTGCATGATAAGATTACTGAACTTACAGCTGTTAATTCTGACCTTAAATTCCAAGCTAGTCAGGCAGCTCAGAACAGTTATCTCATCAATGCACTTAATCCTTCACCTGTACCTGCATACACAGTTCCTAACCCTTATTCAAGTTATAGAAGCTGTGGATGTTCAACTTTATGATTAATTAGCTTGACTACTAGGGAGCTGGCAGGCTCCCTAGATAGTTAAATTCCTGAAAGGAGACTATTTATGGAACTAACTAGTAATGTAGTACAAACTGTAAATGCAAATGATAATGTTGTATTTATTACAACAAGAATCCCTGGTAATTGTTCAGTTCTTCATACCGAGGGAAGTGGAAATATTAAAATGAGAGGCTTGTCTAATAACCAATGCCGCTCAAGATTCAAGGTAACTTTTACTGGTAATATTGCGGTTCCAACTGGAGGTACCGCAGGAGCTATTTCACTAACTATTACTATAGATGGTGAAGCAGTCCGTACCGCACAAATGATTGTAACACCTGCCGCAGTAGAGCAATACTTTAATGTAGCTTCATGTGTATACATTGATGTACCTACTGGATGCTGCTCAACTGCAGGAGTAACCAATACTTCAACACAAGCGATTAACGTTCAAAACGCTAATCTTATAGTAGAAAGGGTGGCGTAATATGCATAGACTATATGATATGAAAAATTGTTTAATTAGTGCTGCCCAATCTCAAATGGGAAATCTTCAAGATTGTAATGCTGAAGAGCTTGGTGAAGTAATTGATATGATAAAAGACCTTGAAGAAGCAATTTATTATTGTACAATTACAAAAGCTATGAACGAAAAAGAAGAAAATAATTCTTCTCAATATCGTATGTATTACAAGGAAAGAGGAGGACAAGATTATGATAATTCCTCTTCATATATTAACTATCCTAGAATTGATAAGTATAATGATAAAAGCAATGAACATTATCGAGAAAGAGAATTTCCTTTAGAGATGCGGGATGCACGCGAGGGTCGCAGTCCAGTGCGTCGTCGCATGTATATGGAATCTAAAGAACTTCATAAGGATAAAGTAACTGCAATGAAAGAACTTGAAGAGTATATGCAAGAATTAAGTTCTGACATTTGTGAAATGATTGAAGATGCTTCTCCAGAAGAGAAACAACTACTTCAAAAGAAAATTATTGCTTTATCAAATAAAATACAATGATTAAAATAAATGGAGAAACCTGGAGAATATTCTTGGTTTCTCCTAATCATCCAATTCTATATACTAATGGTTCTTATACACTTGGGGCTTGTGATAATGTTACTCATTCAATTTATATTAATGAAAACCTTAGTTCTCATAAAATGAAAAAAGTATTATGTCATGAGTTAACACATGCCGCAATGTTTAGTTATGAGGTAGAATTAACGTTAAAACAAGAAGAACTACTAGCAGATTTACTTGCTACTTATGGGCAAGAAATTATTAATATGACAAATGAAATTTTTATTAAATTAAAGAGGAATATTTATTAGCATGATTAATAAATATTCCTCTTTTTTCATTTAATCGGTAATATGTTTTGCCTTTTGTACAACTAAAGCAAATAAACTATCACCATTATGATTGCCTTTTAAACCATTATAAGCATCATGGTCTTCAATACACTGTTGGTATTCTTCCAACGTTATTTCGTGGTCTTCAGCTAATAATGCTTGGCATTCAGCTATAAATTCTTTCTTTTGCATTGAAAGAATTCCTTTTCTAAGAGCATCTAATTGCTTTTGCAATTCTTGGTCGCCATCTCTTGATTCTTTTTCTATTACATCATATCGAGAAAACATATCTTTTTTGAGATTTTCATAAAATTTAGTACGTTCAATATTTTGTTCGTCTTCTCTCATCTTCATATATTTTTTGAAAAAGTACCCACCGCCTGCAATTATTAAGCCAAAACCAAATTCAACCCAATATTTAATTATAAAGTCTAACATGGTGTTCCTCCTACCTTAATTCTCATATAAAATTAAAAAATAGGAGAGTCAAATTTATTTATTAAGACCAATCAAACATTTCTGTTTCTTCTTCTTTTACAAAATAATGAGTTCCAATACATATTGCATCAGCTTCATCTTCTGTACATTTTAATCCATAAGTAGATTGAACATATGCTTGCGCGTTTTTCTTTTGCTCTGCTCTAACTTTACCTTTAATCTGTAAAGTAGAACGCCATTGTACAGCTAGAACTGAACTATTAGGTATTTTAATTTCTGTAAAATATTCACATAAAACTCCAATAACTTCTGCGAGTTTTTTAAATGTTAATACATTATTCCCGGCACCATTTTTTAATTGTATATCTTCAAAAATGACTTCGTCTACTTCATATTTTTCAATTAATTCCTTAACCTTATTTTTAATATTCATTAATCTTTCACCAAAATCTTTATCAGTAAAAGTAAAATGTCCATAATCAAGAAGTTTGCCGTCTTCAAAAACGGCAAATCCTGATATTCGACTACTTTGGTCTAAAGCTAAAAGTTTCATTATGTAGCAGGAATAAGAATTGGGGAAACGGCTACATCACTAGAACCAAAGCCGCCCTCTCTTAATCTATTGGTTTGAGTATCATCCGAAGTTTTATAATACTTTTTAACAATACCCTGTCCAATAATATCTCCTTTTTTAATTTGAATAGGATAAGGACTTAAATTAATTAATTGAAAGAAAATTTCACCTTCATTAGCTTCACAGTTATAATAATCCGCATCAATAATACCAACACCATTAGCTAAAATAAGCCAATATTTAAGCGGAGTAGATGAACGAACTGAAAGCTCAAGGTATTTATCTGTTGGGAGTTTACATTTAACTCCAGTAGATACCAAAATTGGTCTTGCTCCTGGTTTATCAGTCATTTTTTTCATTGCATTTAATGTAAGAATTGAATTTTCTGGATAACTATTTTTGCACATTTCTGTTATTGATTGATAATATGGTGGAATTACTACATCTTCTGCGGCAGCCATATCATAACCTGCGGCATTCATTGTTGCGCGTTCAGGCATCTTAATATCTTTATCTTTAAATTTAGATACTTTTTCAAATTTAATCATTTATTCTACCTCGTAACTAATCAAAACTGACTGGTCAGGTTCTTTTTCATCTGTAAAAGTTTTTGTTAAAGTTACTCTATACCATTCATCAATAACTTCACCCTTAGACTTTCTTTCTTTATGAACACAGCTATATTTTGATAAATTACCTTCCTGCTTTGCCTCTTCTAGTAGAGTATTTGCTTCACTTTCTGAGTCCAATCTATAAACTTCTGTTGTTCCAAGTAAATATTTCATTTATTTTCTCCTTTACTCATTAACTTTTATTTCTACTACATTATGCCCATATTCTGATTTGCTATATTCTAAAATATTATTTTTTATTTCATCTAAATAACTTGCATTACCCATTAAATGTGCAGTTCCAATATGACGACTTCTGCAAAAATCAGTAATTGTTTCTACTGCTCTGTTTAATGGAATTTTTTCATCTATAGTTTTATCTTCTGTTTGAATTTGAACTGTCATGTCAAACATAGAAAAGATACAATATAAATCTTTAACCATTAAAATTCACCATTCCTTCATCCCAACCACCAAGATATAAACAAGTAATTTTATCTTGATATTTAATCCAAAATTCAACAACTTTTTGAGTTTCAAGATAAGAAATATCATATATTTCAGAAAATTCAGATAAAAGGTCAACAGCAGTTTCCATTAAATTCTTTTCTGTATTATCTTTAACTCGATTTAAAATTGTAAAATAGCCTATTTCTTTTCCATACAAAAGATATAAATTATCATCTGTATCTTTATCAAATGATTCTTGGCAAGCTTTAATTGCACCATTAATTTTTCTTTTTGCCATAGGTCCAAGTTGTTCAACTATTGATTTATTAATATCATATAAATTTAAAGCTAATTGACCTGTTGCTGTTTTTTTAACATCTACTGGTTCCCAGTCATTTCCATTAAAAAGAAAATATTGGTTATTATCTTCAGTACAAGCAATTTGCCCTGTTGTATATTTTTCTTTTGATATTCCTAACTCAAAAATATTTTTAGCATAAATAATACTTTCTTGAGCAGGAGCTTCAATTATTTCTTCACTCATAATGTTTGTTTCCTTTTCATTTTATATATATAATTATATAATTTTTTGTATATTATGTCAATTTTACAAAATCTCCAACTTCATTTCGTTCATAAATATCTTGATTACTTGAACCACGTAAAAGTAAAGTAATATCTCTTTTATTTTGTTCAAAAGGTCCATCTATAAGAACATCAGTAAAGCCAAGAATTACTTTAATATAACTATCATCCATTTGGTCTAATTCTTTTTTAGTGTAACCTGTCCATAAATAAACTTTTAAATCTGGAATTTTAATTTTAAGGCAAGATAATATATAACAAATATCTTCTCTGTTTTGCGGCGCAAGAGGCTCTCCGCCTAAAATGCTAAAACTTCTCTGAACACCATTGCTTTTAATTGCATCATAAAGCTCTTCAATTAAAAGATCAATATCCTTTTCGTATCCACCATTAAAATCCCAAGCTTCTGAGTTATGGCACCCAGGGCAGTGTCTATCACAACCCTGAGTGAAAAGAGATACAGTAAAACCAGATTTCGTATTTACAACATCATTTTTAATTATTCCAAAATAACGCATTATTGTTCTAACCTTCCTATATGTTTTATTCTGAGATGAACTTCATTCTGTTTCCCTAGGTTAAATGCAGTTTTATAATTACCAGTTAAATAACCAGTTACTCTACGTAATTGCTGAATGTTTTTACTTCCACAAATTGGACAACAATCATTAAATTCTCCAGTGTAACCACAATCTAAACAAGTATCATTAGGTACATTAATTGCAAAATAAGGAATATCGTGGTCCATAGCATATTGAACAATTTCATCCAAAGCCTCTAAATTATTTTTAACTGCTCCATCTAACTCAACATAAGTAATACATCCAGCAGAAGAATATCCTGTTAATTGACTTTCAATGTCAATTTTTTCAAAAGGAGAAACCTCTTTCCAAACTGGAACATGCATTGAATTAGTAAAGAAATCTTTATCACTTACATCTTTAATTATACCATATTTGGCTCTAAATTTCTTAAGTGCAGTATAACAAAGATTTTCAGCTGGAGTATAATATACTCCGAAGTTAAGTTTATATTCTTCTTTAAATTCCGCACATCTGTCTTTAAATAACTGTTCAATTTTTTTAGCCAACTTCATTCCTTCTGGAGTAGTATGGTCTGTACCAATAAGAATTTGAAGAGCTTCAGCTAAACCTAATTGACCAACAGCTAAAGTACCATGTTTAAGTGCGCTTCTGATACCCTCTTCTGGAATATAACCAGCCATAGTTCCATTTTCATACATAAATTTTGCAGAATCCGCAGGTTGAGAACAAATCCATTCAAAACGCTCAATTAGCATATCTTTAGCTTCATGAATCTTTGTATCTAAAAGGTTTAAAAAATTATCAACAACTAATCCTTCCAAATCTTCTACAAAAGGTTTTGAATTTTTTAAAGTAGCTTCTTTAGCTTCCATCGCTAAAGTAGGCAATATAATTGTTACAGGACAAATATTTCCACGACCATCTTTTAACTGACCGAAACCGTTAATATCATATCCATTGGCAGTTCTGCATCCCATCGTAGAAAAGTAGGTACGAGGGTCATTGATGTCATATCCTGCATTTCCAGACCAGTCGACATTAGCATAATTTGGGTACAGCCTTGTGGCGGTTGAACGTAATGCGAGTTTAAACAAATCGTAATTTGGGTCTCCTTCTTCACGATTAACTCCTTTCATACATTGAAAAATTCCGCAAGGGAAAATAGAAGTTTTATGAATTCTACCTACTCCTGCCAAAGAGCCTTCAAGTAAAGCCTTAATTACCATTCTTCCTTCTGGAAGAGTACATGTTCCATAATTAATAGAAGTAAAAGGTAATTGATTACCGCTTCGAGATTGTAATGTATTAAGGTTATGATACATACCTTCAACAGCTTGTTTCGTTTCTTTCTCAGTCATATCATAAGCATACTCATATGTTTTTGGATAATTTTCTTTAATATAAGAATCCACAATACTAATTTCTTTTCCAGAAGCTAATAAATCTTTAATATATTTATCTCCACGTGCAATATATTTAAACCCTTCAATTAAATGCTTTTTAAAAGATTTTCTTACATATGGAACCGCAGACCAATCAAGGTGAGTAGCAGAAACTCCTCCAAATTGCTGTAAACTTTGAAGTTGAAATAATACTGCTAAAAGTTGAAAGAATGTACTAATACTATTTGCCGGGCGCACATCAGTTTGTCTTGTATTGAAACCTTTTTCCATCAGAGGGTCTACTGGCAAACTCAAACAGTTATGTGAACCAACAGCATATGAACCTGCGTCATGAATATAAATTTCATTATTCATATGATTCTCTCTGGACTTCTTAGAAATAATATAATCAAAAGCATATTCTTTTGTCATAACTTCTGCGGCTTCGCCTAAACGTCCTCCAAAAGAACGTTCATCTACATTAGCATTTTGATTTTGAACATTGCAGGCTTCTAGTTTTTCTCTAATTGGCGCGATAAAAACCGCTTCATGCTCACGTTGTACTTCTTGTTTATAACGATAACGAATATAAGCTCTAGCTACATCCCTACGCTCAGACTGCATAAGCTCATCTTCTACCATATCTTGAATATCTTCAACTGAAACTGCAGTTGCTTTTTCTTCATCAAGATCATACATTGCATCTTCAATTTCTTTAGCAATATCTTTTGCAGTATCATCTTCATAAAGTTGACCATCTACTTCAATTAAAGCTTTATTAACTGCATTTATAATTTTTTGTCCATCAAAAGGAACTAAAGTTCCATTACGTTTTTGTATCTGCAACATAATGTTGTATTCCCCCATTCTAAATTTTGTGTCTCATACTATATTTAGATAAAAGCTATAGATTTTTTAGTTATTTCTGCCCTAATTGCATCGCATAGATTTCATTGATTAATAACATAATATGTTTAATATTTTCTTCTAACTCTGTTAAATTATCATTATAAAGAGTGTCTTCAAAAGAAAATTCTTGTTCTAAACCATCAAAATCTATATCATCAGCTTTAAAGCGTCTAATAATTTCATATACATTAGGATTTTCTTCACGTTCAAGCTGTCTAATCATTCGTTGTTTATCTGAAGCCACAACATAGAATGGAAATAATATAATATCTTTATTATGTGAAAGTGCTTCAATTCCCGCAGGATTAAATACTCCAATATTTATCTTATTCTTAGATAAAGAATCATATGAAGTTCCATAAAACCAATTATTAAAGCAAGTAGCTTCTAACATTTCACCTTTGAGAACCTTTTCTGAAAATTGTTCAGGACTAAGAAAATAATAATTTACTCCATTTTGTTCTCCACTTCTAGGTTCACGAGTAGTACATGAAATTATCTCGTGAATAAAAGGGACGTCTTTTGTAACGCCCTTTAATATTGTATCTTTCCCACTTCCAGCTTTACCAACTAATGCTATAACAATATATTTATTCATTTTCTTCTAAACCTTGATACCTTTCTGTTTTTAACAATAAATCTCCATTATCTTCTAATTTATCAATTTTATATAATTGATGCCCACCACTAGAAGCATATTTTTTAGTTATAAATTCGTCTCCACTTCTTATGCCTTGCACTATAATCATATTTCCACGATTAAACCAACTGCGTTCTGCCACATGTTTAGCTCCATCTTCACCACGTTCAGATATTTGCTTATCAAAAAGAGAGAAATATTCTTTTCTGAATTTAACACTAACAACTCCATCAGTTGTTAATAAAGATACAGTTCCTTTATCTTTATTTTTTGCAATACAAGTTCCGCAGATTTTAAATAATTTAAACATTTTAATTTCTTTGCTGCCTTTATAAAACACCTTATCTACTATTGGCTGCTCTGGTAAATCTTTAAAATTACTTAAACCATATTTACCCATATTAATGTGCGCTAATTCATGTTCATGGTAATAAAAACATAATGCTTCCATTTCCCAAGATGAATAATTTCCTTCTGCATAATTTTTCCAATCTGCATAAAAAATTCTTTCATTTAAGTTTTGTAGAATTTTTTCTTTATCACCCGCAATCCAATTTCTGAAAACATCCATTTCTTTATGATAAACTCGTTCCCAAGACTTTACGTTTAATTTATTTCCATCCTCGATGAGTCCTTCTTTTTCGGTTTCTGTCAAGAAATCCATTGAACGTTCATCAAGAATAAAATAAGTTGCGGTTTTAGATGGTTTACACATAGCCTTTAAATATCTATTAAATTCATAGATTCTTCTAGCTAAAATTTTTTCATCTGTATCTTCTGGTAATAATCCATAACGAATTAATCCTGGAAGATTAGATAAAGTAAGATTTTTCTTTTTATCACAAGTTTCCCATATAAACCAAGCCATTGCCATTTTTCTTTCCATAAAATTATCAAAAGCTCCACCTTTAATTAAAGAAATCATAGCTTGTTTGTTTGGTTTAACTTTATAATAATAATCTTTTATTGATATATATGGACGATTTTGAATAGTTCTTTCAATTACATCATCACCAACATTCAACATAGCTTTTAAACCAAAAAGAATTTTATTATGCTTAATATCTGGTTTAAATCCAAAATCAGATGTATTAATATCAACTAAAGAAATTTTAGTATCTGTCTGCATAATTTTACCAATAGCATTTGCAATTTTGGTATAATCTGTGCTTCCATTAGCTTCAAGTTCTCCACTATCAGTAATAAGACAAGCTGTATTCCATAAAATAGTTGGATAATGATAAGCCAAATTCATCTCTTGTAAAGCTACCAATGAGTAAGCTAAAGTATGAGATTGATTAAATCCATAACCTTTACTCATGGATACTAACACTTCCCATACATATTTTGCAAAATTAGCTTTAATACCTTTTTCTGCGGTTATCTTATAAAATTCTTCAGTTAGTTTATCAAATGCTGCAGGATTCTTTTTAGCAATAGATTTACGTAATCCATCTGCCCAGGTCAGAGAAAAACCGCCAAGTTCTGGAAGCTGTACAAGCTCCATAAATTGTTCCTGTGCAATACACAAACCATAAGATGAATCAAGAATTGGCTCAAGAATTTCTTTTTCTTTTTCACCTAAACCCCATTTTGCAAGTTCTATATCCCAAGCCGTAGGATCATTTTTAAATCTAGCTAATTTGTCTGTTGGCATCTCCGTACTGCCTTCTTGCGCCATAAGTCGAATAGTTGAATTCAATACCGCTAAATCATCAACTGAAGTTGGTTTTAAAGTTGTAATACCTTTAATACCACTTTGTTTTTCCATCTGAAATAATGAAAGAATTTTGTGTTGCCAAATCATTTTCCACATTTCTTTGGAATCTCTATCTATTTTATAGACTCCAAGAACTTTTTCATAAGTTTCTTTTAATGTTGGCTCTGGAGTAACATATCCATCTTTAACTAATAAATCAAGACAAACATGAATTTTATCTTCAGCTTCAACTGAAAGAGCATCATATTTAATTAATGATACATCTTCTGCATCATGCAAATCAAACTGTGTACAAATAGTTCCATCAGGCGCTCTCATAAGACCAGTAGAATTTGTAAATGGTTCATCTACAAAAATAACTCCACCTGCATGAATACCAGATCCGCAAATTAGTCCTTCAATCTTTTGCGCGACTGCCCATAATTCAGGATAATCATCTCTCATAGCTTTAACAAATGAAGCTACTGGTTTCATATCTTTTTCTTCATCACCATAATAAACCTGTTTTAAAGTTCTTAATTGTCCTCTATCTGCGGGAATTAAGCTTGCTAAATATTGTGCCTCATCAACATCAATTTTTAACCCTCTTGCCGCAGTTAAGATAGCCGCTTTACTTTTTTCTGTTCTGAAAGTTGTTACATTGGCTACTCTGTCTTCACCATAAAATTCTCTAAATTTATTTAAAACCGCAGAACGTTTAGAACCCTCAATATCAAAGTCTACATCTAAGACAGATACACGTTCAGGGTTAAGAAATCTCCAAGCGAAAGTTCTAGTTTTTTCTCTAAGCGGATTAATCTGTGTAATTCCTAATACATAAAGAAGAATAAATCCAACCCCAGAACCACGTCCAGGTCCAACTAAAGAACCAGCTTCCCAACATAAATCAATAATCTGCTGAAGATTAAGGTAATATGCTGACCAATGTGCTTTATTTACATTTGAAGAAATCCAAGTCATCTCAAGATTACTGTTAATTTCATCATATGATTCTTGATTTTGTAAATCTGAATGTTCTACAATGCCGTCAAGGATAGCTTTAACAAGTTCTCTGTCACCTACAAAATCTGATTCATTAAATGTTTTTAACATTGGAATCTTCTCTATCCAATCTGTAGTTAATTGAGAATAGTAAGTTTTCCATTTTAAGGAAGGAATCTTTAAAGGTTTTAAAATTGAATAATCTTCACATTTTTCCTTTATTTTCAATATATTTTCATATGCAGTATCTAATTCTTCTCTGGTTAAATCTAAATGCTCTTCAAGGTCATCTGTATCCATAAGATAAGTTGTTGCATAAAAAGCATCTACTTCACGCTCCTTATCCTGAGAATTAAGATACGCTTTATGAATTTCTCTATCTTCTTTTTTAAGATAATGACTATCTGTTGTTATAATATATGGAATCTTTGTATGATTTGATAGTTCAATTAACTTACGATTAACATAAGTTTGCTCTTTAGACGCAGAAGGCTGTAATTCTAAATAAAAATTACCTCTTCCAAATACAGATTCCATAAGATAACACCAATTAATGATTTTTAACCATAAGGCTTCTGAATCTGTTTGTTGATATTTTAAAATCTGAGTTGGTAACATACCACCAAGACAAGCGGAAGACCCAATTATATGACCTGGGTTTTCTTTAATTATATCTAATAAATCTTGATAATATGTAGGAACTCTTCTCTGTCCACCCGCCATATAACTGCGATGCCATGCCCTTGTAGAGATTTCACAAATTTGTTGATAACCAATTAAATCTTTCGCTAAAAGGATAAAGTGATAATATTTATCTTCACCTTTAACAAAATTAGTTTCATTTAACCCATCTCTACAAAGATAAATTTCATTACCCATTATTACTTTCAATGGGATATTTTTTTCTTTTATTTTTTTATATATCTTTTCTACTCTAACCGCAGATGCAATAGTTTCATGGTCTGTTATTGCAACAACAGAATGACCTAATTCAGCCGCTCGGTAAATTAGGTCTTCTTCATGAATAATACAGTCCAGTAAACGAAGATTTGACATCTGGGTATGATTATGCAATGACCCTGGATATAACATTCGCACTTTATCCTTTACTTTATAATAATTCTTCTTTTACTTATATATATTACTAAATTTTTTAACGTTAATCAATTAAAGTATATTTGCGGTCGGTTATTTCCTCATAAATACCAACCCATGCATAAAATAAAGGCTGATACATGCGAGGAACCCATTCAAAAGACTGACATATAATTAATATATCAGTATTTTTAGCCAAATCAATTAAAGAATAATCTTTAAGCAAATGGTCTTCAATCTTGTAAATTTCAGTAGCTTCATCAGGTAAAACATCTGATAATGGATTTGATACCCAATCATAATGATTGATTACTTTAGTATCAAAAAGTTTTTTTACCCAATTCCCGCACTGTGGTTTTCCTACTATTGGCTTTGCCCAATCTTCAATTTCATAACCTATATCATGATGATGGTCAATATTAACAAGGTTTGCATCTCTATACTTACTGACTAATGGAACAATTTGTTCATGTGAACGAATAAATTGAATTTTATCTTGCGGTAATATTTTTATAACATCTACAATATATCTGGTAAGATATTCATAAATGTTTAAATCTGCGGGGACATTGCTTAAAAATGGATAGTCTTCAATTATACTATCCACTTTAAAATCTTCATTAACTGCATTATTATATACTCCAATGCTTGGTCCCATAATAATATCAAAATCTATTGTAACTATATTCATATTTCCTCCTAATCTGCAAGCACCACAAGTTTAATTCCAGCTCTTGTACAGGCTGTATACATAGCTGAACGATGCTCAGCTTTATCAAATGGAAATCCTTCCTCAAGTGCTAATACTTTAGGCCACTCACTACCTTGAGCTTTCCAAAAAGTTAAAGCATATCCATATGTAAGTTCTTCTGGAATCATATCTTTATATTTTGTTTTATTTATTTTATATTTCATTTTATTATCTAAAGTAGGAATACCAGTAGTAATACATTGTTCATCGCACCATAATGCCTCAAATGTATCACCATAATCTGTAACAAATGTTCCATCCAAATAAGCAACTCTATTGTCAGGAATACCAAAACTGCTAAAACGGTCTGGCAAATAAAAAGCTTTATAATTAAAATCATTTAATATTCCTACACAACCATTAGTTAAATAACCGCCTTTATCTGACATAATATCCCAATTATTTCTAAGGACAATAAGTTTTTCTCCTTTTTCTATTGGATTTGTATAACCTCTTAGCTGTCTTGCTATCTGATTAAGTTGATTACGAGTTTTATTTGTAGCACATAATGTTTGGTCTGCCCAAGTAATCATTGTTGGGTCAAAATCTTTTTTAGGCAATACTATTGCATCATCTGATTTAAAACCACTAATAGATTCTCCCTTACGAATTCGCATGCTTAAACGAATAATACCACTTTCTTGCGCTTGTCGCATAATTTCATCAAGAAAAATATGTGGAGTATATAAAAGATTATTATTTTGACTTTTTTCGATTGGTGGAAGCTGACCTGGGTCGCCGCAAAAGATAATATAAACAGGATAACTTAAAAGTAATTTAGTCATATCCATTGGAAGCATAGAACATTCATCTACAACAACTACTTTTGCATCTATTGATTCTACTGGTTCTCTTGTAAATTTTCCATTGGGTAAAGGTTTAGTTTTATATAATAATTTATGTGCGGTTTTACAATTAGGATTTCCTTTTTGACGTAAAACTTCTGCGGCTTTACCTGTATAAGCACAATAAGCTACATCTAGTTCTGGGTCAATACCATAAGAAGAAAGAGCTGCAATAATAAATCTAACAAGAGTTGATTTTCCAGACCCAGCATAGCCTGAAATTACAGTACATTTTTCTCCATCAAGATATCTTTGAACTGCAATTTTAAGTCCTTGTTCCTGGCGTAATGTAAGTTCCATTAGAGGATTTCGACCACCTTTCCATAAATATTGTGTTTTGTAATCCAGCCATTTATATGTCCATGATTATTTGAGATTTGAAATTGATTATTATTTCTAATAGCTGTTATTTTATGTAAATAAAAATGTCCATTTACTTTACAAAATACAATATCATTTTTCTTTAGCTCTACGTTATCTGCGGGAATAACTCTTACAGGTTGACCTGACTTCAGAATGGGGGTCATAGATTGACCAAACCCTGTAACAATACATTCTTCACCTTTCTGGAGATGAATAGCTGTAATTAAATTTTCTTTTCCCTTATACATTAATCATGTTCTCCCAATAAATCATCTAAAATTTGACAAAACCGCATAAAGTCTCTTTCCGCACGTTTATCTGCTCTTTCTTTTGCTGTATATGGGTCTTTACCATTTTTTCTAGCCTCAATCGCTTCAAGTTCAGCCTGTTTATATCTAGCTTCTTTAAAACGAAAAACTAAACTATCATAACCATAACCTTTTACTCTTTTTTCATCTTTTATTTCAGTCTTTTTAACTGCCTTCTCTTTTTCCCTTTTTGCATCTTCTTCTTTAGAAACTCTAATTAAGTCTGTAAGATATGCCGCCACAATACTCATTGTCATACTTGTTTTTGATTTTTCTTCTGCTCTACTTTTATATAATTCTAATTGTTCTGTTCTAACCATATTTTTTACCTCTTTTATTTTTTATACAATAAAATTATACTATATTATTAAAACAAAATAAAGACAAGTTTATATTTAACTTGCCTTTATTTTTTAGGGGAAAAATTAAAAATCCAAAAATTGGATTAAAAAATTCTAAATCACTTTTTTAGTTTGGGTTTGCGATTAAAGCATCTGCCATCGACGCGAGCCTAGCTAATTAAAAATAATATTCAGTACTTCCAACTATTTGATAGTCTTCAATTAAAATTTGAGGAGTAATTTCTCCACCCCAAGCATTTTTTGCACATTTACCAACCAAATCAATTTTTACGCTTCCATTTTCAGAGCATAAAGCTTCATATTCTTCTTCAGAAGCTTTAAATTTCATTATATCAACACCACAAGACAATTTAATTCTAATAGTTGGATTTTTGTCTTTTGATAAAAGCTGAATGTTATCTTTAGTAACATTTAATCCTTTAATACCAACATATGCTCTATCAAAATCTTGCCCCCATAAATCATTAAATCCAGATATATCTAAAATTCTTTGTTTATCTCGTGTGGTTAAATTTTTTTCAAATAAATAATCAACTTTATAAATTGGATCACTTGGATATTGTGAAAGTAATTCATCTGATTGTTTAATAAAAGTATCTATCTTATTAGCATCAAGTGAACATCCTGCTGCATTTTGATGTCCTTGAACCCAATTAACACCATCACATTGTTCAAGTGCTGCTTTAAAATCCATAAGCCCATTCTTAGTATAACCTCTCATAGAGCCTTCATAAGTACCATGGTCAGTTTTTGTAAGTACCATACAAGGTCTTTGATATTTAGCCATATGCTTATTTGCCACTAAACCTCTTATGGTTCCTTCTACTTCTTTACTTTCCAAAAGAAACGTAAGTATTTTATGGTCAAGTAGATTTTCCTTTTTAATTTTCTTATCAAGAAAAAGCATAGCATTATCTTCTAAGCGAGTTTGTCTATTTTTAATGTTACCAATTACTCGTACAGCTTGTAAAACTAAATCTTCTTGTTTACCTGTTTCTTTACCTCTTTTTATCTCTGGAATTTTTTTATGAGCTTTATACTCAAGCATTGAATCAAAAATTAAATGTTTTTCATTTAATTCACCCGTTCTAGTTGTAGCATTTATAAAAGGGACTATGAAGAAAGCTGCTCCTATATCTGTGCAGGCTTGAGTCTCATATGCACTAACATAATCTGTTTTTCCTAAAGGAAAACCATTTTTATCTAACATATATTCAATAAAAGGATTATGGATATTATCTTCATTTAAACCTTTCATAATAATATGTTTAGTTTCAAATGAATGTAAACTCATCATATCACCAATATTAGCTAAAGCTACAAGGTCAAGTAATTGATTTGCATAAGCAGTATTTAAAATAGAATCAATATACCGACAAAATTGCCAAGTAACACCAGCCCCGCAAAATTCTTTATTTGGATAATCAGAAAGTTGATTATTAATTATAATAGCATCTTCACTTATTTTATCAGCCAAATGATGGTCTAAACAAATAACTGTTATATCTTTATCTTTTAATATTTTATGGTATTCATAATCATTACTTCCTGCATCTGGTAATAATACTAATTTATATTCTGATTTTGCGAATTTATCATAACAATCTTCTAGTCCATGTTGTTTGCCTGAATGCATAAAATAATCTAAATTATTTTCAACCCAAGTAGGGAAAAAATAATGAAGATAATTAATAAGAATTGCCGCACTACAATATCCATCACAATCACAATCTACTACAATCACAGCTTTTTGTTTATTAATTACTGTTGTAATTATACAAGATAAAGCTTGGTATAAGTTATCTTTACCCAAAAGAGTAAAATCATTAATATCATCATCTGTTGTATTAAGATAATGATAGAACTCTTCTGGCGGAACTCCTCGATTTAATAAAATTTGTTCAATAGTAGAATATTGCTCTTGTACACTATTTAATAATTCTAATCTCATAAGTTAAATAACTCCTTTCATATTTTATCACTCCTTTCTCATATTATAATATAATTCTTTGTTGAAATAAAGTTAAAAACTTTTCCTTTCCTTCATCTATTGGAGCATCTTTATATCTAGTTATCATTTCTTTATCAAAAATAAAAGAAATATTTACATAATTACTATATTTTGAATGAAGCTTTAAAAGATTCTTTTTAAGATGTTGAAATTCTGCATCCCCTATCTCTTGGAACTGTCTATCAAAAGCTACTATAATTTCTTCTACACCTGCGCGCAATAACATCTCTATCTGATAATTAGAAATATTAGAACCGCAACAAGCTACTGAAATATCATTATCTATACCAAAATAACTTTTATATTTTAGACAAGATTTTTCTGATTCAAATATAATTACTTTGCGAATTTTTGAGATATTTTCTTTTATATAATAGTAATTATATAAATTCATTCCAAGAGGATGATTATACATTATTTGATTAATTTTAAGTGGTCTATATTTTCCATATAATTCCGCTTCCTCTTTAATCATTGTTCTTCCACGAATTCCTACAAGCCTACCAGTTTCATCAACATGCGGGATTGTAATTTGTGCGCCTCCCGGATAATAACCAATACGCATAAAATCTAATACTTCTTGGCTTATATCTTCATCGATCCAAGGCTTTAAAATTACATCATAATTAAATCTGTCTAAAATTTGTTTATTATATTCTTTAAGAGTAATTATTCCTTGTTTTTTTGGTTCAATACTTTCTATTCTTTCATAGCCAGAAAAGATTTTAAAATCTTCACTATTAATTAATTCTTCTTGTTCTTGAACATATTCTCCTGAAAATCCAAAATAAGAAGCAACCCATCGAACCGCATCATTTAAGTCAATATCTACATCTTTTTGAATTTTATTAACTTTTCTGCATAATTCAAATACATCAAAAAAAGATTCCGCACATCCAGTATAACAAATAAATAAACCACTATTTTCATAAAAATAAAGTTTTCTACTTCCTATACCTGGTGGATTATGACATATTGTAGAAGAAATGATGCCGAAGTTTGTATACTCCGGCTCACCTCCCCATAATTGAAGTAAAGCAAAAATATGTTCAATTTGTAATTGTTCACGTATTTCTACTTTATCATAATTAATCATATTAAATTACATGTACCTTTACACATGTCCCCATAAGACCATGAAATTCATTTACACAATAACAAAGATACTGATATTTAGACATTTTCTTTTCCTGCGGAGTTCCATGAGCCTTTCTATCAGCTAAATAATCATTTGCCATAGCCAACGGCATATTATACTCAAATGGTCTAATTAACATACCAGAAACAGCCTCAACTTTTCGTTTTACATCAGCTTTAGTATTTACCTTTACTTTATCATTTCCATTGTTAGTTCTTTTTGCTTTTCCTTTAAGATTTCTTTTCTCTGCCATATTACATATTCTCCTTTAAAATATTTTTTAATGTTAAATCTAAAATTGCTGCATTATAAATATCTTTGTATGATATTCTATATAAAGGAATATTATTTTTTAAGCACCATTGATTTTTAAGTTCATCTCTATATTGTTGTTCTTTTACAGCTTTAGAATCATTCCAACCACCAGTTGCTTTAAAATGTGTAATTCCATCATATTCTAATAAAAATTTATTATCAATAAAAAAATCAAACTTTAATAAATAATTTGTTTTTTGATTTATACAAGAATCAAAGGTTTTTTGTCTTACGAAATTAATATTATGTTTAATTAGCCAATTAGAAATCATTTCTTCTCCATTTGAATTTATACATCCACAAGATTTAGTATGTCCTGTAACTAAACTATTTGTTCTAACTGAAACCGTATTACCACAGTCACATTTACAAATCCAATATGTATGTTTTCCACGACTTTTATCTCTTTGTAATACGGTTAATTTTCCAAATTTTTTCCCGCTTAAATTTAAAGCTGGGTTTATTTTACTTGCTGCTTGTTTCTGTAAATGACCACAACTTTTTGTATGTCCTGCTGTTAAACTGTTTCCAATTACGTCTACTTCTTTTCCGCATGAGCATTTACAATGCCAAGTAATACGATTTGATTTTCTAATTTGACTTTTTTCTATTACTGTTAATTCTCCAAACTTTTGTCCAGTTAAATCTAATGCTTTACCCATTTTTACACCTCCTGTAAATACATCAACACCTTACATATATACTTATTATTTATGTAAAATAGATAAAGCATTTTCGCCCTAAAAGGCACTTTCCCGCTCTACAGAAATATTAACATTATCAATATTTATTATATCATAATTATATGTGGTAGCAAACATGGGCTGAATTCTACAACAACCCAAATCTGCTTTACAAAACAGGTAGATTCCTTTGAACTGTCCTCGTCTATTCTTATATATTGATAATTTAATTGTTGGTGTATCAAAAGCATTTGTCGCTAAAATACTTTGCAACGCCTCTAAATCTTTAGGCGTTACAGTAAGTAAAATACTACCATAATCAATTTTATCTGCTATAGATTTTGCGCCACGAAGTAAATTTTGGTCTGGAGTTTCTGAATCTTTATATGTACCATTTAACTGAGTAGCTGACATAATAAAGATACCATACTGATTACATAAATCTTTTAAACGATTAGATAACATAAAAAGAATATTATCCTCTCGAAGTTTTACACCGCCGGAACGTTTAGTTATCTCTTCAAGAATTTTCAGACTGGTATGTATGTAGTCATGAAATACGTATAAAACTCCATGGTCACGAATATTTCTCTTTATCGTGTTCTCTATATCCTGTAAATTAAAGTCCGGCAATTCTTCTACATATAAAGGAGCTTTGGAAAGAATTTCTGCGGCTTTAAGCACCCTATCCTCTTCATCTCCTTCATATTTACCATTTAAAATATGCTCTTCATTTACATTTGAAAGAAAAGCTAACATCATTGTTTGAATTTCTTCCAATTCCTGCTCAGTCGTAATAAACAGGGTAGGATTACAAATTCCTGTTCCTATCCATCCAAAAGTCTCATCATATATATGACTACAAGCTATATAACAAGCATCAGCAATCATAGAACGGGTTTTACCAATACCAGTTGCCGCAGACCGCAAATAAAACTTTTTTAATCTCGCTCCACGAGTAACTGTATTAATAAGCGGTCCGTATAATGGAACTCCTACTTCTGGATATTGCTTAAATCTTTCAATTAAATCAAAAACACCTTCGCCTGCTTGCTCACTAGCATTTTGAACGTCATCAACATATTGCATTTTGATAAGTTCAATTTTATCATTCACTCTATTGGCTATGTCAGTTAAAGAACAATTATCAAGTAGCTCTTCTTGTTCTTGTTTCTTTTTCATATCTAATATATTATCTGGGTCATATATATCAGATACATCAATTCCAAAATTATCAAATGCTCGTAATAGAGTCATTTTTTTAAGTCGATTATAATAATAATCAAAAGCTAAAGGAGAAGCACCATCTGAGGCTTTAATTAACCATTCTTCACCTTTTTGCTGTTTATATAAAGCTCCGCTAGTTGGATGTATTTCAAAAAAATCAGATACAGTTTTTAAATTTACTTCTTTTGCACCTTGCTCATGAATTTTATACAAAGCTCCAAAAACTATTTTATGAAATTCATTAGAAAAATCTTCTTCATTTATTGTATATCTATCTTTTTCATCTAATAAAGATAGATTTTTAAATACATTTCCTATAACTTGAACTATAGCCGAAACATCTACATATTTACTTGCCATTAATATCAACCTCCTCATCTAAAAAACTAAATTTCTTTTTGGGTTTTTTAATTTTTCTTTGCGGTTGAGGAATTGTTATATTGATAGTTTTAGGTATGTAATTTTCAATATTTACTTCTGAATTTCTTTTATTAACGCTCCATATTTTATAATAATAATTCTTAGCTTCCTCATATATATATGGAACTATTCCTATTGAACGACTAGCTTCATCTTCAATAGTATTACCTTGCACCTCATAAAAATATATTAATGCTTTATGAATACCAGAATAAGTAAAACCTAATTCAGTTACATATTTTTTAATAAGCAAATTTGTTCTTGCAAAATCATATTTACCATTATATAAAGTATATAAATATTTGTTTAAATTTGCTTTATCAACTTCTATTTGGTCTACTGGTCCATCTGGACATTTTTTATGAGCATATCTTCTTGAACTTACTTGAATAAAAGGAACTTTATCTCTATCAAATTGTCGTCCACAATTAACACATTTACAAGGATGTGCCATTTCTTTTTCCTCATTTCAATTTATATATAAATATTAACATAATTTAATAAAAAAATCAAGATAAGATAACTTACCTTACCTTGATTTTTCATTTAACTTTACAGCAAATCTTCTTTAATTTCAGAAACAATTAAATAAATAATCTCTGCCTGCTCTCTTGTAGCATCAGATACCTTCTTTCCTTTTCCAAGGTATTTATCTACAATTTCTGTAATTTTTTCACCGTTCTTTGTATCTTTTTGCATCAATTCTCCAACTACATTTTGAAATTCTGCCATAAGAGCATCAAAATTATATGTTGGTGCTTCTGCTTTTTCCATTTTTTCTTCTGTTACAAATTTATTGCCATGTTCTGCGGCTTCCTTATCAATAGCGGCATGGATGGTATCAACAAGGGCATTATAATTCATTTCAATACAGTCAGGAATATACTTAAAACGACAACCGCACTCAATAAATCCTGTTCTATCTCTTAAAACAAGAATAGAATTTTCACTACCATTCTGTTTTGCATATCCATAAATATCAGCCATACCACCGATAATTTCTCTTGTGGAATTAGAAAGTGCAGGACGAATATTTGTTACATTACCATTATCGTCTTTTGCTTCCTTATCATGTCCAAGAAAGAAGACTGCATAGCCAAGCTGTGTAAGACCTCTAAAGACTTCATTAAATTCATCTTTAAATTTAGACCATCCTTTTCCATATCCAAGATCTCCAAGCTCCTCGATTCCATTCTGCTGACAAATATATTTCTTACATTTATCTGCGGCAACATCAATAGTATCAACTACAACTGCTTTATAAACTTCTTTTACCTCTGGCTTTTTAAGTTCTCTATAAACTTGTTTCATTTCACCCCAAGTTGTAATATCCTGAGCCATTACACCAGGAAGAGCATTATATCCTGCCTCAAATGCTAAAAGTAAAGCACCTTCCATCTGAGTTGCAAGAGTTGTTTTTCCGGTCTTATATCCACCATAGAGATAAGTTATATATCCACTGAGGTCCTTACTAACTTTATGTGGCTGAATTCCTAATAAATTAATTCCCATTCTTTTTATCTCCCTTAATTAATATATACTACTTTGTCTATTGGATTTTTTTCAAAATCGGCGACAGAATTTTCGCCGACATAAAAATCTTTCATTATTTTAATATCTTTTTCTTTTAAAACACCACAATCATTAGCTACATACATATCCAAAGGATATGTATGTAGAATTTTGATTAAATCTTCAACAGTTAAATAACCATTTTTATTCATTAGAAGTTAAAACCTCCGCTTGTAGAAGTTGCTGGTTTAGCAGTGGCTGATGCCACTACAGGTGCCTGATTAGCTTTCTGTTCTTTCCATTCGATTGCTCTCTGTTTTACCCCTGCAAGATAAGTCTCTCTTTCTGAAACAAGTTCTGCAAGTTTCTCCGCAGTAATGAAATCTTCAGAATCCCATTCATAAGGCACTTTCGCACTTCTGGTAAGTACATACTCTTTACGAGTGGAAGTAGATTCTCTTACAATATCATCACCAAAAGCATTTTCTTCTCGAATTTCTTTGACAATAGTTGTATTAATCTGATTACCACTAATTTCAGTACATAATGGATTCTGATTAGAAATCTCACATCCTTCAAAATAATCCATAGCTTTGGTATTATAAACTATTAACTCGATTGGAAGAATCTGACCTCTAAAATCAAAACATACTCCACCAAGTGTCATTCTTTCTGGAAGCTTTCTTTCTTCATCTTCTTCAATTCTTGTTGCTCTAGTAATTACCATATCAAGAGTAAAATAATTACGAGAAGAATCATTAATACCATCAGTAATTACATGAACAAATCCGCCTTCATTTCTTTTTGGAGAAGCTAATTTCCATTCTCCGCCATTCTCAGTATAAAAGTCATTCAAGCCAATAGCAGAATCAATTCTTAATTTTGCGGCTCCATCTTTTCCATCTTCCATTGCAGTTTTAAGACGACCTTCAATAATATCTTTTAAAACTGTAAATGTTGCATTTGATTTTCCTGATGAAGTTACTGCAGTTACATATGTAAAATGAAATTCAACAATATTTTTTAATTCCTCATCAGTGGCAATTCCAATTGTTCCTCTAATAAATTCAGTTCCTGGTTTTTTTGAATTTGGACCGCTTACTTTCATTTCCAATTCATGCTCATAAAGATATCCTTCTGCGTGAACTACATTTTTCATTTTCTTCATATTATTTTTTCTCCTTTAAAATAAAATTTTAATTAATTAAGATATTTCGATATTTTTTCCTTTTTCTGTAATCGCATAAAGAACTGGGTCCTGCCCTACTTTATCTACAAAACCATCAGAGCAAAGTTTTCTAATTCCACCTGAAACAACTCTAGAAGAAACTAACAATCCTTCTCCGATATCTTTTGCTTTCCACACTTCTGTAGATGGATTATCTTGTAGGAACTTTAATATCATCTTTCCCATGTCAGTTAATACTGGCTTTTCAGTTGAATCTGTTGTACTTTTAAAAAGTCTCCAATATTCAACTGCTTCTGGGTCAAACTCTGATAAATCTTCTTTTTTATTCATCAAAGTATCAATCATATTGATAAATTTTTCTTTTTTTGTCATTTTTTAACTCTCTTTCATTAATTTATATATTAATGATATAAAATTTAATATATAAAATCAATAAAAGGTTTTTATTTACTCAAAAAGAAAATCATCAGCATAGGGTAAAGACTTTACAAATTTAATAAAACTATCTAAATCCGCGCCATCTACTTTACTCCACTCAGTAAGTTTGTGCCCCTTACGCTGTTTAATCATTGAACGAATATTCTCATAATTCATAGTAACTGTGCGGGTTTGAAGCCAAGATTCTGGAAGCCAGCGCACAAGCTCTTTCCAATAGCGTTTATCTTTAGTCGCCACATATTTTTGACGCAATCCCTCAAGGAACTGAATAAGATAATCTACTTCTTCTCCAGAAGTAATAACATCAGAACAATAATCTCCAACTTCAAAGCAATCTAAAGTAATTGGTTTACTTGTAAGTTTGTGCATTGTAGAAGTAGAGTTTGCAGTTGTACCTATTTTATAAGTATCAAATTCCTTCCACCAATAAATTGGAGCTGTAATGTCAACAGTTACCATAATTTGGCGCAAAAATTTCCTATGCTCAGTTCCTGCTTTAATCAAACGTTTTGCTAGATCCATATCATTTGGTCCAATAAAAGCAACATTAGCCAGCTGATGATCAAACTCAATTTCAAGTAATCCATTTTTAATAAGCCATCTATCATATTCATCAGCTAAATCAGAAGAAGATTTGCTATAATTCTCTGGATAAGCCGGGTCTTTAGTAGCCTGAACCCAAAAATCCGCTATATCATAATCATGCTCATCATCTGCTATATTAATTAAACCAAAAAAGCTATCACTTTTATCCCAACTCTCAAGTGGATTTCTCATTCCTTTGAGGGCAGGTCCAAAATTATAAGTTTTAATATTTTCAAACTTCATTCTTTTACCTTCCATTCTGTAACTAATTTCATTTTCTGTTTTAATTCTACTTCTATAATTAACATATCATTATAACCAAAAGCAGTTTTGATTAATTTAAAATAACGATTATGAATTTCAATTATATCTTTTTTAGTAGATTTATCAGATTTACCATATTTTGTAACCATTAGGTCGCTTATAGTAGGATACCCCTTATATAAATATGTTTGCGGTTTTCCGTTATCATACCAAGATAAAAAGGTATCACCTAATATATTTTTATCATAATTCGTAAAAAAATACATAAGTAATACCTCCTTATTTTATACTATAACCAAAATCTTTGGCATGAAAATATTCTTGCCAATAATCTTCACGCTCATTTAATTCTTCTGGTTTTACTTTTTCAATTACTTCAAAAGTAAAATTTTCTGGTCCAATCTCTTGCATAGCCGGATATAATTTATTGCGGGTTGGCGTTTCTGCGCCTACTCCACGCTTAATATGCTGACGCCAACGTTCTCGAATATTAACCGCCTGCCCAATATAACATTTTCCATCTAAAATATTTGTAATTTTATAAATACCTGTAATGTCTTTATCTCCAATAACCCTACCGATTAAAGCATTATAAGGTTTTTCATAATACACTTTATAAATTACTTTATTAATAGCATCTGGATAACGAATATTAGAACTTACTTCACGTAATCTTTTAATCTCTGCAACATCTTGTTCTGATAGTTGGAGCCTATAAAAATCTTGCTGAGATTCCTTCTCTTCTTCACGTTTCTTAGCTTCGACAGCCGCATCTACAAGAGACTTATATTTTTCTAATTCTTTTTGAAATTGAAGAATTTCATCTTTTTTATTTTTAGAATCTTCATTAAAACCTTTTACAATTTCTTCAACAGATTTTAAATAAGCATCTTTATAAGAAACTCTATCTTCTTCAAGTTTAGCAGATAATTTTTCTGCCTCTCTATCATAAGTATCATTTAATCCATTAATAAATTCTTGTAATTTCATAGATTCTTTGTTATAAGAATCTTTTAATTTTGTAATTTCGCTTGTATAATTAAAAGATTCTTCAGTCAATGCTCTAAGAGTACCTCTCATTTTAGCTATTTTAGATTCATAATCTTCATTAGTCAAATTAAGAATTTGTTTATTAGATTCTAATTCTTCAATATCAAATTCTAATAATGATTTAGTTTTTTTTAGTTTTGAGATTTGAGAAATTTCCAGACAAATTGCAATCAAACCTAAAATGCCTAAAAAAAACATTATTAAATATAATACACTCATGTTTTTAGAGAAAAAGAGGACAATTAATATTGCCCTCTTTGTTTTTATATATTAATTACTCAGCTTCTGTTGCGTCTGGATCAAATGCCATTCCAGCTGGTGTAAGTTTAAGGAATTTAACTGGTTTATGTGTTCCATCCTCAAGCTCTACCTCTGCAGGAACACGAACGCCATATCCTTTACGCTGGATAGCTGCTGTGAAAATACCGTCTACACTTTTCTTTGGAATATCAAGTGCCTCAGCTACATCTGCTGCTGTTACGTTTGCTCCATCAATTTCTTTCAGATAATTAAATACTTTCTTAGAATTGTCTTTCATCATGATAATAATCTCCTTTAAATATATAATTTGTTTATTTTTAATAGCTATTTTTATTAGCTTTATTTTTAAATATTATATCAAAAAAATTTTTAATGGTCAAATATTTTTATTCGCCATAAAGCAAATCTAAAACCATTTCATCCAAATCGAATAATTGCTCAAAATCTACTTCGCTAGTTATATTTTCTATTTTACCTGAAGCTACTTCTTCAGTATATTCACCAGATTCTACTTTTTTCTCTATTTCACAAATCTGTCTAGCCATCCTTCTAAGCTGTTTTTTCCCAAAGGATTTTCGAGTGGTCATTTATTTTTTCTCCTTAATATTTATTACATTTATAGTATACTTAAATTTTTAGAAAAAATCAAAGTATTTTTCTTTGAAATCTTTTTCCGACATAATGGGGATACCCAATTTTTTAGCAGAAACATTTTTAGAACTAGAACTATTAACATCATTATTAATTAAAATATTTGTATTCTTACTTACAGAGCCAACAACCTGACCGCCGCAAGATTCAATAAGTTCTTTAAGTTCATTCCTATTTTTAAAAATTGATAATTTACCTGTGATTACAACCTTAATGCCAGATAAACTCTGAGTATGTTCTTCTTTTGGTTCTATTTCATTAAAGATAATAATACCTTTATCAACCATTTCTTTAGCTAATACATAATCAAAATTAATTAAAGCATCATGCATTTCTGGCCCAAAACCATCCCAAAGATAAAACTTGTTCATAGAATTTATATCATTAATAAAATTCTCCCAAGTTCCTTCTTTTTCAGCTATAATTTTAGCATATCTTCCTCCAATTAAAGGAATTCCCAACGCCGCAATATAGTTCTCCAAATTACAGTGCCGTGCAGCTTCAATAGATTCAAGCATCTTATCAACTGATTTAACTCCAAAACCATCTTTTTTAATCCAATCTTCCCTATATTCTTTTAAATTAAAAATATCTTCAGCACAATTAATCCAACCCCAGTCAATTAATTTACCAAAAGTAGCTTTAGATATTCCTTTTATATCAAGACCTTTTTTACCTGCAAAATATTCAACGCGATTAATAAGCTTTCCATCGCAATCTGGATTCATACAAAAAAGATTCATTACTCCAGAAGCAGAAATAATTAATTTTGTTTCACCCCCACATACCGGGCATTTAATAGGTACTTGAAATACACCAGTAATCTTTTCTATTGGCTCTACTTCTGCCCGCACAATCTGCGGAATAATCATATTCATTTTAGCAACATATACTTTTTGACCTCTATATGGTGTAGTTAGTGTTTGCATAAGAACGCTTACATTATGCATACTTGCACGAGATACTGTTGTACCATCTATTTCTATTGGGTCAAAAATTGCAATAGGAGTTAAAATAGAAGTTCTTCCCATACTCCATTCAATATCTCGAAGTGTAGTCTCATATTCTTCATCATAAAATTTAAAAGCATAAGCTGCTCTTGCGTGATGACCAGTTTCACCAAGATTAGTGCCATATGCTATATCATCAAAACGCCCAACCAAACCATCAGAAGGATACCCAAATTTCTTTGCAGTTTCAACAAGATAATCTTGTGCATCCTGATTAAAAGAAGAAACATAAGGTACAATGAGAAAACCTAACTTTTTTGCTGCATTTAAACGTGCCATAAAAGAATTTTCATCATAAAAACCTTTTACAACATTCCATACAACGAAAGTTAAATGGCGCTTCTTACATTCATTTGCATCCAAAAGGCGAATGCTTCCAGAAGCAAAATTACGAGGATTTTTATATTCATCCTTAAATTTTTCAAAATCATTTATTGTACAAATGACCTCACCATCAACAATTAATTCACTATCATAATCAATATATTGTGGTACTGAAGTCAAAGTTAAAATATTATGAAGAATATCTTCACCAATTTCTCCATTACCTCTTGTTTCTGCGGAAATCAGTTTACCACCTGCGTATCGTAAACTACAAGTTAAACCATCAAGTTTAACCATGCCGCAGACTTCTTTTGAAGAATCTAAATCTGCGAAATAATTAAGAAATTCATCCCAGTCTTTAGTTTTATCCAGAGAAAGCATTTTATGATTATGCTTAACTTTTTTAAGTTCAGATTTAACTTCATATGAGATTTTACCTGTTGGAGAACCTGGTAATGCAATTCCAGATTCATCTTCAAGTTTCTTTAATTCAAAGTATAGTTCATCCCATTCTTTATCTGAGACTACTGGATGTCCTTCATCATATGCTTTTGTCCACTTATTTAAAATTTGAATTATTTCATACATCTCTTTTTTAATCTTATCCATGTAATCTCTCCATTTCTAAAACTATGTAATTTGAAGTAAATTGTATTATTGTTAAGCCTTTTAAAGATAAATTAATAAAATCTTCTAATGTCATAGTTATTAATCCCTGGAAATAGATAATTGCTCTATCTCCAGGCTGTAATTCATATGCTCTTATCATACTTTTGTTATTGAACTAATATTACCGTGCTTAATTAACTGATTTCCAATAGCATTTCTACCTTGTAAAGGAATATCTTTAGCAGAAATACAAATTGAGTTTGGTACTCCTACCAGAAGAATAGAATCTTCATCAGAAATTAAACTTGCACCAATAACTTCTCCAGATACATCTGTCGGTTTATAACAAATTAAGCCTTTTCCTGCTCGTTTTTGTCTAATAGCTTCTTTAAGAGAAACTTTCTTTCCGAGACCTTTCTCAGAAATAATAGCAATTTGGTCATCTTCATGACGAATCGGTAAAGCTGAAACGACCTCATCTCCATCTGCAAGATTAATACCTTTCATGCCCATCGTCGCACGAGAGCTAGAAGTAATTTCATTAGAAGCAAATCTAATCATCATACCTTTTTTAGTGATAAGAAGAATATCTTCATCCTTAATAAGATTTACAGAGGCTAAACTATCATCTTCCCGCAAATTGATTGCCGCAAGACCTGTTTTCTTTTTAGTCTTAATATACTCTTCAAGACTTGTTTTCTTAACAACACCATTTTTAGTTGCAAATAAAACATAATTTGCATCAGTATCTCTATAAATAGAATAAATGAGAGTTGGCTTTTCATCACTTTCCATTTCAATGAGAGATTGTAATGACTGACCTTTAGTAGTATTTGTTCCTACTGGAATATTATCAACTAAAATACGATACATTTTACCCTTATTTGTAAATACCATAAGAGAGTCAATAGTATTTGTACGGATAACCGCAGATACAACATCATTTTCAGTTTTAATGCCTTTTCCATTTCTTCTTTGTGTGCGGAAACTAGAACTTGGGATTCTCTTAACAAGACCACCCTCTGTCATAACCACAACACACTTTTCTGGTTCTACAAGCGCAATTTCTTTCTCTTTATTAGATAAATCAATTTGAGTCAATTCTGTCCTTCTAGTATCTCCAAACTTATCGACAATCTTTTTAAGTCTTACTTTAAGCTCTTCTTTCTGAATAGATTCATCTGAAATTAATGCTTTTAAATCTGAAATTGTAGAAATAAGTTGCTTTTCCTCATCTTGAAGTTCTACTTTCTCGAGATTCGCTAAGCTTGATAATCTCATTGCTAAAATAGCTTTAGACTGTTTTTCAGTAAATTTATATCTTTCAATTAAAGCATCTTTAGCTACTGCCGCACTTGCAGATTTCTTAATTAAAGCAATAATATTATCAATATCTTCAAGAGCTTTTAAAAGACCTTCAACAATATGAAGTCTATCCTCGGCTTTTGCTAAATCAAATTTAGATTCTTTAATGATACATTTAATATTATGGTCAACATAAATCTTACAGCAATCTTTAAGATTTAGCTCTGTTGGAGTTCTATCTACAAGTGCAATCTGGTTATATGAAAAAGAATCTTGAAGTCTTGTTCTGGCAAAAAGCATTTTTACAACTGCTTCTGGATTCGCCTTTTTCTCAACTTCAATTACAAGCTGAACTCCTTTCTTATCTCCTTCATTTCGTATGTCAGTGACACCAGTAATATCACCTTTTTCACAAGCTACTCCAATTTCTTCCATAAGTTTCTCAATGCGAGTTCCATATGGTACTTCTGTAAATATAATATTCTGACCAGAAACATTATATTTACCACGCACTTTTACACTTCCATGTCCAGTACGCATAATATTTGGAATATCATTTTTATTAATAATGATTCCACCTGTTGGAAAATCTGGTCCAGGTAACATTGGTTCTTTGCCATCCATATAATCATAAATAGCATCCGCAACTTCTCTTAAATTATGAGGAGCCCAAGAACAACCCATTGCCCATCCAATTCCTTCATTTGGATTACAAAGAAGGTTTGGAAAAACCGCAGGCAAACTTACTGGCTCTTTTTCTGTTTCATCATAATTTGGAATAAAATCAACATTTTCTTTTTTAATTCCAGCTAAAAGACCTTCTTCAGCCAATTTGGTAAGACGAATTTCTGTGTAACGCATTGCAGCCGCACCATCTCCACCAATATTACCAAAATTACCATGTCCATCAAAAATAGGATAACGCATAACCCAAGGCTGTGTTAATCGTACCATTGCCCCATAAATAGAACTATCACCATGAGGATGATATTTTCCCATTGTATCTCCAACAATACGGGCACTTTTTCTATGCGGTTTACTGGAAGAAGTTCCAGTTTCCCACATATCATATACACTACGTTTTGCTACTGGTTTAAAACCATCTGCTGCATTTGGCAAGGCTCTATCTGTATTAACTGCCATACCATATTCAAGACTATTTCGATATTGCTCATCTGTAATATCATTTGTTGTCCATAAATCATTCTGCATTATACATTGCTTCCTTTCCATATGCTTTTAAAAACTGCTTACGATAATCAGCACTTGCACCCATCATCTGAATAAATGCTTTATTTGCGGCTTCTGCATCTCTTACAGTAATTTTATCTATTACACGACGGTCTGGGTCAGTAAGACACTCTTCTGTTTCTTCAACACCCATTTCTCCAAGACCTTTCATACGACCAACATCATATTTTTCAGATATATGTGCTGCACGATATCTTTCAAGTTCTATATCATCTCTTAAATAAGTATAAGATTTACCATTTTTTTCAGTTATCTTATACAATGGCGCACGTCCTGCATAAACATACCCTTGCATTAAAAGTTCTGGACATACATTCCAAATAAATGTATAAAATAAATTTTTAATATGAGCTCCATCGCGTGTTGTTCCCATGTTTCCATCGGCACTGACTATCTCTTACTTAATTAATACAAATTAAGGAGACCATTTCGACCTTTAACTAGCTTCGTTACCTAAAACTAGACTACGTATCAATAGTAGCTCTACTTCCCTGCCCAGAAGGCTTAGGGAATAGTCGATACAGGTTCAAATATTTATCCATTTCTTTTCTTTTTTCTTATATACTGGAAGATTACTATAATATCTTCCCCATAGGATTTGTTGAAACGATTGATAGGATATACGTTCCTTATAATCCTGATAAATTTGTTTTGCACTTTCTATCACATATCGCTTTCTAATTAAAATTACTTCTTCATCAGAAAGTTTAGCAGAAGCGCCACTTCCACCTTTACTATTTTCATACACATAATATTTTTTATTTTCTTCGGTAAAAACTTCTGGCATTATATGTGACCAAGCTTTTCCTTGCCAAAGATTTTGAAAATAGCTAAATGAAATTTTATCTTTATAATCTTCATAAACATCTTTTTGTTTAAGATGATTATTATATGCCTTTCGTATGTTAATAACATCTTCTTCAGTCAATTTAGCTCGTCCATTATTTTCTCCAATGGACTGCTGATTTCCGCCCCCTGAACAATTATATCCATTTTTAATGGCATTTAATTTTTTAATCCAATATTCTTCTCTAGTATTAAGGTCTTCTATAGAACATTCTTCTAAGATTTCATAATCAAAATTATCTGCACCATACTTTTGTATAGCAATATCTACTGGAATTCTACTCTTTTTACCAGTTATTTTATGTTCTTGAAATCTTCTTTGAATATTATTTGATTGACCTATATATATTTTATTATTAATTTTGTTTGTTATTTTATAAATTCCTATCATTTTAATTCTCCTTCATTTTTATTTTGAAAGAGAACGAATAAATATTTGTTTCCCACGGGATTACCATATCTTGCTCAAGGACTTAGGATTCCCCGTTAGCAAAAATTTTTCTTTTTCATATTTATATGAGAGCCATATGGGTCACATAAATATGTTTTGACCAAAAATTTTTACCCGCTTGATTAAGCGAAAAGTCTTTCATACGCCGTATTACTGACGTCCGCATCAGACATAATAATAATCTTACCATAACGTAATTTATTCATATCATATTCAATCTTATTATTTACTACACTCCAACCATTAGGTCCAAAGAAAGCATCCATAATAGTTGAAATCTCAGCATTTTTAATTACCTTATCTACTGTCGCATCTTGCGTATTTAACATCTTTCCACGAATTGGCATAACTGCCTGATAACGTTTATTTCGTGCATCCTTTAACATTCCAGAAGCAGAATCTCCCTCTGTAATATAGATTTCACATTTCATACGGTCTGTTTTTTCTGAAGCATCTGCAAGTTTACTATCAAACTTTAATGCTTTACTTTTCTTTTCTGCTTTTGACCTTGCGGCTTCACGAGCTTTTTTTGCCGCATTTCTGGCTCTTCGCGCAAGTAAAGCTTTTTCAATGATAGTTTTTACATCTTTTGGATTCTCATTCATCCATTCAACGAAGTTTACATTAATCGCTTCAAGAATAAGAGCCTTATCAATGTCTGTTACACGCACCTTAGTCTGACTATCATATTTAACAGATTTTGCTTTTAAATTAAATACAATAATCAATCCTTCATTTAGCTCCGCGCCAGTCAAGTTTGTTTCATCTTTTTTATATAACTTATTATCATTTGCATATTTATTTAATGCACGAGTTAAGTTTGCTCTAAGTGTAGTAAGATGAATACCACTCTCTACTTTACCATAATTAACATAACTTACAATATCTTCTGAATAACCAGAAGTATAAGTCATACAAATATCAATTAAATCATTACCTTTGACAATATGTGCATTAAAACGCTTTTTGATAATTTCATCTTCTTTAACTTTTTCATCCACGAGATCATTAATACCATTCTTAGAATGAAAGTCTTCTTCTTTTCCATCAACAATTAATTTAATTGTCAAAGTTGGACTGAGTGCAGATTCCTCTTTAAATAATGTGCGGACGTCATTCAAATTTGCTTCTGGATTTTGAAAGAATTGCGGGTCTGGAATATAAGTTACTTTTGTACCATGAATTCCAGTCTTTTCTTTGGTAATTTCTCTTTTCTGAAATAATCCATCTTTATACCAAAGAGTTTCTCTTTGACCTTTTCCATCAGACGTGGTAATCATTGAACTAGATGAAAGATAACAAACAAGTTTCATACCAATTCCATTAAGTCCAAGCGCACTACCACCATAAATAGAATCATCAGAATCGTCATATTTACCAGAAGTATTAATTACTGAAAAACATTCAGAAAGCATTGTTTCACCATCTGGTCTTTCTACCCCTGGAATAAAACCTTGTGCAAAATCTTCACAAGTATATTCATTTTTCTTTGTATCCACAGTAATGACAATTTCAGTTCCATGACCGATAATATGCTCATCATGTGCATTTGCAAATAGCTCTTTTAAAAGCTGTGTACTATATTCAGTAGAACCGCAATATGTACTAGGTCTTTTTCTTGTAAATTCTCTAGCATCAATATGTTGCGTACTATTCTCATTATACTTTTTTGACATAAAGAATTTTTCCTTTCTCTTTATTCTTTATATATTATATAAAAATTTTTATAAAAAATCAATAGAATTAAGACTTTATCATAAAAGTATTTTTTATTAAAATTAGTTAACTGTAGAATTGCTAGAGTTAATAAAAAATATTGAGCTTTAATTTCCGGAAAAATATACTGCTGTTAAAAAATTTACATTTGACTTTGGAAAAAATTTTTTCTACAATAAACATATAGGAAAGGAAAAAGGGAAAAAGTTTAGTTTAATTATTATATATAAATAATATTTTTATAATATAGGGCGGTTTTGGAAATAAAATGGAAATAATCTCTTTTTAAATAAATATAAGAAGGCAGGATACTTAATTGCATCCTGCCCTTATTTTGTTTATAATAATATTTAATTTAGGTTTATTATTTGCCGCTAATGCATCTGCTAATTCATTACCTATAATTCCCGCATGACCGTGTACTTTTAATATATTTATATTCTTTTTCTTCTTTTGGATTCCTTGAATATTTTCTTGCCAATATAAAGGATACATTTTTTCAAATAAATCTTGGTTTTTAACTTCTTGATTTTTTGGACGTTTCCAATTTGCTTTTCGCCATCCTAAAACCCAATTATTCATAGCATTAACACAATAAGCTGAATCACAATATATATTAATTTCTTCATCCTCTGGAAGATTATTTGCAAATAATAAACCATAAGCTAAAGCTGTTAACTCCATTCTATTATTAGTTACTTCATCTTGATATTCTGCTCTATGAGTTATATAACGTCCATCTTTATAAATTACAGTTGCCCATCCACCTTTTCCTGGATTCCCTTTACTACTTCCATCACAATATATTTCAAACATTTTTTATCACCTTTATTTCTCTTTTAAATATATTACTGTAAAAAAGTTATAAAATCAAGAAAAAGCCCTATGCAGATATAAAATCTACATAGGGCTAAAAATTAACCTTGTGCTTCTTCTTCAGAAGTATCTTCTTCTACTGAATTACTTTTGTTATTATTTAATGATTGCTGTGCCATCATATAAGTTATTCCATTAGCAGTATTTTCTTTAGTGGCTTTTACTGCATAAACTGCAAAACCCATTACTTCAGTTACTACTGCTCCAATAAGAGTAACCAATGGGGAAAAATCCATTGGATTTCCTGTTGCATATGAAATTTTTAAACTCTGCGCGGTTGCCCATCCTGTAAATAATTCTACAAGGGTACAATTTATAAATAAAAACCCAATTAAAAATTTAGTTGTTGATATTTTTTTGGATTTTCGCATTTCTCTTTTTTCTTCGCGCAGTTTTTGTTTTCTTTCAAGAATAACTTTTTCTGCATTCCAATATATTTCTTCTCTTTTAATTTCGTGTTCTTGTTCGCGCAGACTCTTTTTTCTAAAAAATCCCATAATTATTTCTTTCTAAGATAATCTTTAGAGGCAAATCCAGTATAAATTACATTTTTATAAGTAAATTGGATATAAAGCCAAATATCACCACTAGATACATTATAATATCCATAATTTTTTACTTTTGTTCCTTTTGGAATTGCTACTAAAACTGATTTTTTAGTTCCGGCGCCATCTCTAACATTTAAAGTTCCACCATTAGTATTTACTACATAAGTTCCTGCAAGATTTTTATTAAAAGAGTCTGCTCCTTGCTTTGCTGTAACTTTTTTAATGTTAGTTGTAGCTGTAGTTGTTTGTTGTTTTTTATTAGCAACATATTTATAATAACTATTTTCTTCACAAGATGTATATGCATATCCTTTTGCTGCACCAGGCCATACAATTTTATACCAATTATTACTTGTTTTTCCAAGAACTTCAACAGCAGTTCCTGCATCAATTGAGCCATAAGAAGTATAAGAAGTTCCATTACCAGCACGAATATTCATTTCACATAAAGCAGTTGCAGTTCCAATTCCTTTTCCACAGTATGATTTATTTCCTTGTGGAACTGCATTTCCACCTGTGGTAGTAGAAGTACCTGGATTAAAGTTTACATAAGCTCCTTTAGTTACATTTGTAGCTGTATGTGAACGTTCATTAAGAAGAATATCTCCAGGTAGTAAATATTCATAACCAGAAGTGTATTTACTATCAGTTAAAATAGTAAATCCTGCTCGACTATATGCAGCTCTCATATCACCTGTATAAGTTGCACTAATAGTTTGAAGTGCTGGTATACCAAGTAAATATCCTACGGCTCTAGTATTTGCAATAACACCGGCAGAACAGTCACTTTCACATTTTTTTGTAATTTTAGATGGGTCATATCCAACTAATCTTAAATTATTCCAATAGTCATTTCTTTCATATTGGTCATATCCAATATTATCATTTAAAGCTGCAGCGCATCCTAGCTCTGCTAGCTTTAAGCCTACTTGTGGATTTTTTGTATATCTAATTACACAATTCCATGGTCTATTGTACCAAGAGCGGATATACCATTCATCACCAGATTGGTCACCTGCGGTGCCGCCATGATATCGGCCATTTTCATCATGTCCAGAATTAGAAATATAATGAGCTCCTTTGCTATAAATATAATTATCATATCTTCCCATATTAGTTACTTTACCTCCTGCATATTTATTATAATATTGTTTCCCATAATTTGCTCTTGCGGTTTTTACGCTACTTCCTGTATTTGCTGGACATTCAAATCTTGTTAACACTATATCAGATGCTTCTTGAACACTTTTTGCGTTTTTTAATGTTTTTAATACTGTTGGATAAGTTGTAGTTAATTCTTTTACCAACCATTCTAATTGTGTATCTTCATCACTGATTGATACACCTTTTGATTTTACTAAATCATATAAACCCGCTTTTCGACTAGGGCTAGTCCATTGACATAAACCATAGCCATATTGTTTACCAGGTAAAGGATTTAAAAATGTGGCTCTAGAAATTCTACCAGAATCTATTGCCGCAGTATAAGTAGTATCATTATAATTCTGTCCATTTTGAGAAAGCCGCTTTAAACACAATATTTCTACTCTATTGGCTCTCATGCCAGATTCAGCATAAATGTTTCCCATTAGACCTGCAACGCCATATTCATTTCCAAGTTGCTTTAATAAATAATCCCATATGTTCTTGTCTGCCATATTTTTCTCCTTTCAAAATTTTATAATAAAAAAGGAAGACCAAAAGGTCTTCCTTTACATTAATTCAGCTTGTTCAGCTATTTTACTTCTATAAATTTTTTGTAATTCAATTTCACCGTAATAGTCACAATTCCTGAACACTTCAGACATTTTTCGCATACCATTATTTGCGCCACTATATAAAATTGAATCTACTTGATGTTTTGTATCTCCATCAATAATACAAATACTATCCTCTCCAATACGTTGAAGAGCAAGTCTCATTAATTCAACACTTAGATTTTGGGCTTCTGTAATATATATACCAGCATTTAATCCAGTAGTATCAAATCCACGTAAATCAGACATTGGTAATAGCATAAGTTTTCTGTCAGTAATTAATCTTTCTACTTCAATTCTATCACCAAGCTTACTAGAAAGCATATTACCTATTTGTGAATCTAATAACTTATCATTTTTATCGCCTGGATAATAACCAAGCTTTGCAGCACCTTGCGCGGCAATTGTATTACAAAATACTATAATTTTATCTACCTTGCGCTTTTCAAGTTGTTCAAATAGAAAACCGAGACTTAGATAACTTTTACCAGAGCCCGCACGTCCTTGAATCATTGTAATTTGATTATTATTAAAAGATTCTAAAGCTGCACATTGGTAAGCATCTTTTGGAGTAATTTTACCAAACATATAGCTTTCAGTTTTATAATAATGAAGTTGCTCAAATCCATTCTCAGTTCTTTTATATTTATCTACTATTTCTCCTTGTGGATTTTTAATAAATAAATATTCATTAATTAAACAATTAAATTTTTTAGAAATCTCTTTATCAAATAAATCTGCATAAATTTGTGCTAATTCCTCATCAGAAGAATAGACAATTTCTTTAAATCCCGTATAATCATCAGTACTTTCTTCGGCAACTGAGATTATATGGTCATTATCAAAAAAGATTGTTGCTAGTGATTTTAAGCATAAATCATTAGAACAAAAATAAACTTCGTCAGGATAATTATAAGCAGAAACTAAGATTCTACTATCATTATTATCTGGTAAATTATATTTTTTAATCAGTTCAGATAAATCATAATAAATATCAGTAATGAACTTTCCTTTATTTTTATCTAAAATTCTAGTTAAATGCCTTGCGGCGTATTTAACATCAGCATCTTTCTTATCAGAACTTTTTATATCTTCCAATTCCCGCAATGAAACTGAGGAGATAATTATTTGTTCTTCTGGATTATCAAATAAAGTATCTGCAGTTAATAGCAGACTACAAGTATCATAATAGATATTTCTCATTCGTCTTCTTCTGCCTCGCTTTCGTCCTCTTCTACTATTGGCTCTGTAACAAAGCCTATTGAGTTAGAAGTGGTTTCTTGTGGTTGAGTTGCTTTTTCGTAATCGGCTCGTAATTTAGCCACTTGAACTTGCATTTTTCTTTTTTCAACTTCGCATCTTTGAAGTATTAAACTGGAAAAAGAATCAAGCAATCCAAGTCCTACTTCTGCTGTAAACATGCCAAGTAAGAAATATTTTAATTTATTCATATATTTCCTCCTTATATAGATTTATAATTTTTAAATTAAAATATTTATTTATTTTTGACCTCTATTACGATTGCGCCTGATTTTTTGGTAAAATTTTTCCTTTTCCGCAATGTATTCTATTAAGGTATTGTTCATTTCTTTAAGGGAACTTTCATTTTCTTTAATATCTTTTTCTCTTCTTCTAATTTCTTTTATAAGTAATTTAACTTCACGATTTTCTTCATTATAATATGGATTAAATTTTAGTAAACTATGAAAGTCTTTTAAAGCTTTTAGCTCTCTTTTGGATTCTTTAATTAAACGTTTTAAAAATTTAATATTGGCACGAGTTTCTGCAATTTGTAATCCAGTTTTTTCACTCATCATATCTGTATCTTCTGGATGACAATGAGCTTCACCAATATAAATACTTCCATCATTATCTATAATAGTATATTTAGCAATTCCATTATGATATATATAAGTTGTTTTCATATAACGAATCTCCTTTGATTTATTAAAAAATTATACAATAAAATAAGGTAATTATCAAATTTAGATATTTTACTCAAAAAATTTGTATAGGCGAGTGGAAACCAACAAGCAGACCTGACGTTAGATACGAGTATTAAAAAAGGAGACCTATAAAAGGTCTCCTCATAATTATTCATTTGTATCTGTTTCTTTAAAAGATTCAATAGCTTTTGTTCCAAGAACGCCAGCTAAAAGAGATTTAACATCAATGCCAAGAGATTCGCTTAATCCTTCAGAAACCTGAGTTACATTAGTCATAATATCTCCAGCAAGTTTAGATGTATCTCCACCAAACATCATAATCTTATCAACGTTTGTATATCCTTTGCCAACAGCTTCAGCGATTGCAGGTAACTGCTCGAAGTAAAGTTTGAGTGCCTGCAACTGCATATCCTGCTTAGCGGCCTCACCGTACTGTTTCATAGCTTCTGCCTTCTTCTGAAGACCTTCAGCCTCAGCTTCAAGTTTTGCTCTAATTGCGGCAGCTTCTGCTTCACCTTTTGCTCTAGCTGCAGCTGCATCAGCTTCACCCTGAGCTTTTACTGCATCTGCAAGTGCTTTTTTAGCTTCAGAATCTCTCTGTGCTTCTGCAAGAGCTGCTTCTGCCTGTTTTGTTCTTTCAAACAGTTCAGCCTCAGATTTCTTCTGAGTTTCATACAGTTTAGCATCAGCTCTCTGCTGTGCTGCATATTTCTCAGCTTCAGCAGTCTTTTTAACTTCAGCTTCCAGAGCGCGCTCTTTAATAGCAACTTCTCTTTCTTTTAACTCAATCTGTTTTTCCTGGCGAGCAATATCTGCTTCAGTGGCAGCAACATCTTTAACCTGACGCTGTCTCTCATCCTCAATAGCCTTTGCTGCATCAGCCTGCGCTTTGCGGGTATCCGCACTTTTCTTTAAATCTGCCTGTTTGATTTCAAATTCATTGTTACGAACTGCAATTTGTTCAGCAGCTGCAACTTTAGCATCATTGGCAGCTTTAGAGTTCTGAGCTTCTGCAATAGCAACTTCTCTTTCAGCATTAGACTTAGCAATAGCAGCATTTTTAGAAATCTGTGCCATATTATCCTGACCAAGAGCGGTGATAAGATTTTTCTCATCCTCTAACTTCTGAATATTGCAGGACTCAATCCAAATACCAAGAGCATTCATGTCTTTCTGTGCTTTTGCCTGAACTTCATCTCCAAAAGCCTTACGGTCATTACATAACTGCTTTAATTCCTGGGTTCCAATGATTTCTCTCATGTTACCCTGTAAAGAATCCTGTAAAGACTGTTCAATCTGCTCTTTAGACATATTAAGGAAGTTTTTCATAGCTGCGGCAACCATCTCAGAGGTGATACCTTTTTCTTCATCTTTAAGGTCATTCTCAGTAAGGACTCTTACTTTTGCAACTGCATCAATATTTACACCAATAAAATCCTTAGTTGGAATATAACCATTCGTTTTAATGTCAATAGACATCTGACGCAATGTTAAAGTATCCAAACGTTCAAAGAAAGGAATCTTAATACCGGCTTTACCGATTAGGATTCGAGGTTCTTTGTGGAAACCAGAAATAATATAAGCTGTATCCGGCGGAGCTTTAACATATCCTGAAGCAATTACTGCGATAATGACAACCGCAAGTAAAACAAAGGGTACAAACGGTAAGATAGTTGTTAGAAAATTCATAAATTCTTTTCTCCTTTTTTATTTAGTTTTCAATGTACTATTTATTCAAAAAGCTATATAGCTTTTTGTTCATTAAATTTAATTTTCATATCTTCAATAATTGTATCTAAAGAAACTGGAAAACAATTATGTGCATCAACTGCTACATTATATAGATATGAAATATTGTTATAAAATTTATCTTTAGAATGTGTATGACCTGAAAGCCCGCAAGTAACTTGATGAAGAGATTCAATTTCTCCATTGCTTGTTACTGTTGGATAATGGCTTAAATAAAAATAATATTTTTTATATTTAAGCATTGTAGCATATCCTTCATCAATAATACCGATTTCAGAATAAAGACGACATCGAGCTGGAGTATCATGATTCCCATGAATAAAATGTTTATTTCCATTTAATTGCCGCAGACATTCAAGTCCACGTTCATTATCGCATAACATCAAATCACCAAGAATATATAACTCATCTTCTGGTTTTACGATTGAATTAAAATTTTTAATAATTGCTTCATTATGCTCTTCAATGGAAGTAAAACCTCTTGGTTCATAAATAAAAGATTTTGAATGACAAAAATGTAAATCACTGGTCAGGTAAATCAACTGTAATACCTCCTTCATTTACTTTAGCGATTGCAGAATAAGTATATTTTTCAGAAAAAGTTGGTTTTTCAAACTGTTCATTCATTCTACGAATAACTCCTCTAGGAACATAAGCGAGTTCATCGTTTTTTCTTAATTCATTTCTACTTAAACAAGTTTCAAGAGGAAGCTCAAAGCTAAAAGGAATAATTTTAACATCTTTAAGATTTAAACTATCAAGTAATTTATTTCTTGATTTCTGATTAAGTTGAGTAGCATCCGCAATAACAAAATCAATTTTTTCATCAAGATATTTCTGAATAGTATCAATATATTCTTTCCAAACTTCTTTTTCCTTATCAAAATATTGAATATTTTTATTTTCACGAAGTTTAGCAAAACGAATAGCATCTCTTGAAACTATCTCAAAAGTATTCCTTCCAATTCCATCTACAATTTCTTTTATTGAACGAAAAGTAGTAGATTTTCCAGAACCAGGTATTCCACAAGCAACATATAAAGTTGTCATATTAAATCAACTCTCCCTTTAAATATTCTAAACTTTCTTCTAACTCTTCTTTAAAAACTCCATCTTCAAAATCCTGTTTAAATTGAAATACATCTTCTTCATTTCTACATTCTACATGATTTACCTCAATACGACAATGTGGACAATACATTTTTTTTCTGTGAAATCTTGCCTTCTGTCCGCCCTTCTTTCTTGGCAAGTCATAACTTTTATTACCGCATTTCATACAATAAAAGCTATTAAATACAATATTATTATTTCTTCTTCCCATTTTCTTTTCTTTTCCTTATCTTTAATTGATAAATATATTATATAATATTTTTAATAATTTATCAATTATTATACTTTAAAGTAAATGGTTTCAAAGGTTTCAAGGTCCAAAAGAGCTATTGTGTTAGTCCAAAAGGAACCGCAATCAATATCAATTTTATGACCAAGGGCATATGTATATACATATGGCTCTGATTCATCATCTACATCTGCAATGTAGCACCAAGGTGTATGTCCATGTACTACATATACATCGGGAAATTCTTTAAAGTCAAAAGCATCATGAATATGTTTTCTATCCCAAATAAAATCAGTAAGTTTAGAACCAGGGGTAAAACCAGCGTGTGACAAAACAACAATTTTTCCATCTTTCCGGTAATAGGTTGCGGTTTTTTGTAACCCATTAATTTTACGACACCAAGTTAAATCTGTTCCATCTGCCTCCCATTGTTCACAAGTAGATTTTCCACCATTTCTTACATGAAGATAAAAATTATCTCCGCAAAAATAACCATATTTGCTATAGTCATAAATACTTTTAGCTAACATATCCTCATGGTTTCCCTTGAGGAAAATAAATTGTGGGTCATAATAAATTGATTTAAAGCATTTCCAAGGTTCTGGACCACGGTCAATAGCATCACCTAAAAAATATACTTTATCTTCTGGACCAATAAAGTCTTTAATTTTTTTATAAAGACCATAAACGCCATGGATATCTGAACAACAATATGTACTCATTTTAATCACTCCTATTAGAATCTCATTACTGGCAAGCCTTCTTCTTTTAGCTTTTGATAAATATCTTCTTCTCTGACATCATACCAGGTAGGATGTTCATGTTGAATTAACTGCATCGCTAAAGTTTCACATACATCCTGTAACTGACTTTTTTCACAACCGCCGAATTCAATCATTATTAAATCCTCCCTTTAATTTATATATATATTATATATTATTTATAATAAAAAATCAAAATAGGACTTTTATCTTAAACGATAAAAGTCCTATTGGTTAAAAATTAAAAACTTGTATTGCTGAATAAAGAGCAGCACAAGAAAAAAATCCAGTATAAAAATATCTTGCAACTCCAGGATGCATAATATTATAAGCACACATAAAACAAATAACTAGAATCCAAAATATTGCTCCTAATATTTTATTCAGTTTCATCTATTAATTCCTCCAAAGCTACTGCGGCAATACGCATATCTACACGCTCGCCAAGTATATTTGTAATTTTATACATAAGTTCTTGTTTATTTTCTGGTGTAATTAACATATTATATTTATCCGCAATCTTTAAAATTCCCTGTTTAATTGCTTCTTTATTAGTTATAATTGGCGGCATATAAATCGTAAGATAACTTAACTCTTTATAATAATCTTTAAGAGTCTTTGATTTAGAAACCGGACAAGCTAGTATGGAAGATTTTGTCCTGCGAACTTGTTGAATTACAACTGCATCTATTAATTGTTGTGGCGGGTTTGAAAATCCCTTTTTTGCAGATAGAACCTTAATTTCCGTTATTAATTTAGAAAGGGTCGTCATTTTTATTCTATTATTTTTCTTTTTAGCTGCTTCATAATCATATTCAATTTCTTTTAAAGCTGCCATAATCAAATATCCTGAAAAATAAATTCGCCATTATGTTTTTTCATATATTCTCTATATTTATCTCTATTATATCCAATTTTAGGGTCAGAGAAAGCTGCGGCATATGCTCTACGTTCACAAGTTCCGCAAACACAAACACCTACAGTTCCAATGCTCGTAGGGGTAAAATGGTAATCAAAACCGCCACCAATAGCTCCATGGTAGCCACGAGGATTTTTATGTTCTTTTTCATCATGCTCTTTAGACCAATTATGAATAGCTTCTTTTTCTTCTTCAGTAATTGGAAAGCCTCTATACATATCTTTTCTCATGGCTTCCCTATCAGTTTGTGCTGCTTCAACTTGTTTTTTCATTGCGATTAATTCATCATCTTTATAATTTTCTGCTTTAAGCTGGGTATTTTCTGTTTTTAATCTCTGAATTTCATTATCTTTACTTTTGGATAATTCTTTAATGTCCATTAAATAATCTTCAATGGTTTTATCAGATACAAAAATTCCACTATGCTTAAATAATTTTTTTGTTCTTTCATCACCTGGCATATTCATTTTCTCCTTTTTTATTATAAATAAATAATATAATAAAAAGAGCAATAAATCAATTATTGCTCTTTATAATTTTTTACTAAGATTTTATAGATTTCATTACAACGTATAAAATCTTCAGAATTTCCACCATTGTCAGGATGAGTGCTTTTTAAAGCAATTTTCATAAACTTTAATGTATCCTTTGGTAATACTTTACCTTTCTTTAAGTCTGTCTGTGGCATTGTGTTTTGAAACTTTAATCTTGAATTTAAAACTTCAAGAGCATATATATGACTTTTTAAAGTTCTGTTTTCTATTTTTAAAGTTTCATTTTCTCCTAAGCAACTCATAAGAAGACTTATATTTACCACAAGGATAAATAAAAGCAAAGTGATAACAATTTTCATTTTATCTCCTTTTAAGTAAGGAGAGTTATCTCTCCTTACATCTCACTTAGCAAATCTTCAGATACATTATCAGTCTCTCCAGAAGCTTCAGCTTGAGCCACAGCAATTCCAGATAAACATTTAAAATCATAATTTTTGTGCTTATATGCCGCAAATCCTGGACGATTCAGAATTCTACACACAACACCTTCTCGCACATGGGTTTTACCAATCGGGTCTGGACCGTCATAGTATCTTTCTGCAATTTCTTTAATGTACTCTCCTGGATTTACTTCCTCTGGAATAAAGTCTCTCCACAGAAGCGGAACACATTTAACACCCATCTGCTCACAACGATAACGCATAAAATCTGGAGTGTATTCTACTACATCACCATCTTCATTTGTAGTTGTCATACGATAAACGTATAAATCAGATTTTTTGTTATCTGGGTCACAGCCATAGGAGAATACAGTTTCTTCACCATACTGTTTAATAAACTCTTTGTTATTTAACTTTTTATTGCTAGCTTTTGGCATGATTGGAGTTCCATCATCGGTAAAACCAACAATTTCATAATAAACAGTTTCATCTTTATGAAGTTTTCCTTCAAAGACTTTCTCATGTTTTTCCCTGAACTCATTAGAACCATAAAAGCCACCATCAAAAGAGTCTAATACAGTTCTGCGGGTTCCAGATACAAGACCCCAGTCATACTTAGGTCTGCTATGCTTATCGAAATAAACAATCATAGCTTTTTGTAACTTATTGAGTTTTCTATTTCGGTCTTTGATTTCACAGAAAACCGCAAGTACATTTGTTGGAACAATATTTACCAATCTTGGTAAATATCCAGTTCTACCAGAAGTACCGTGCATTTTAAGAGTAATCTCCACAAGGTCGCCATTCTTAAAAGCTCCCATATTATAAGCAAGCTGTTCTGTATCAGCATGTTCAACAAAAAGTGGAGCGATTGGCACTTTCTTTTTGCGGGTTTTGTTTACCTTATTATCCACAGAATGATGCTTGCGGATAGGAATATACTTTTTACAAATTTCATGCCCATTCAAAGTAGTAACAGTATCACCGATATTGAGTTCATCAAGATTGATACCTGTATAAGCTACGCATTTGAGAGGAAGGAATAAGCCATCAGATTTTTCACCTCTTAACCGCACAGCAGTAACATTTCTTTTCTTCGGGTCCATATATCCAGTATCTGGAGTACCATCTGGTTTCTTTCTTAATAGATGATTTTCAAGGCAGAACTCCTCAGATAACTGAAGGTCTACTGGAAAGTAGATACCAATTTCACCTTTTACGATATCTAAAGAAATACAAGTATCATTACCAAAAAAAGTTGCAATATTTAACCGGTCAGCATTCGGATGTTTTCTTAATTCATTTACTTTTACTACATAGCCACAATGCTCAGACATATAATCTACCTCTCTTCTTTATTTTATAATAAACCAATATTTATCACAATATCTCTTTTTATTATGTGCGGCATTTTTAATTTTATTAGCTACTCTAGCTGCAGTCTCAGGTGTAACATTAGTCATTTTTTCAATCCGCATAATATTTTCTACAGCTTCATCCATGGTAGCATATTGTCCATAAATTTTTTTACCTTTTTTATCCGCAGACATAAATACCGCTGTTTTTTCTGATAATTCTATTTTCATTTTAGCTACCGGATTTTTAGATACGGGTAATTCTGCAATACGCCATTCCGCAAAATCGTAATTATCAACTTCTCTTGGCTGGTCATGAATTGTATCATAAACTTCTTTAAGCATAATAGCATCCTCTAAAGCATTATGATGCTGTTTAACTTCAACTCCTCGAATATGATTAATTACTTTCTGTAAGTTAATAGCTTTAATTAAACCATAATGCATTTGTACTGTTGGAGCATAATTTTTAAGTCCCATATGCAAAAGCCCTAAAGCTGCTTTAGCTTCAAATAAAGTTGCTTTTTTATATGCTTTATCAATGAATTTAATATCACAATTACCGTAACAATAAAAGTTACAATTACCATCTTCATGTTTTTTTAAATACTCAAAGAAATTTTTTAAAATAACATCGAGTGAATTAGCTTCATTTAGCATCTCATTTGTAATTCCTGTTAATTCTGTAATAAAAGAAGTTAATTTTCCTTCTCCTGGATTAATTAAACTATAAAACTCTTCTCCGTTTTCATCAATACAGCCAATAGAAATAATATCGTTGCTAAACTGAGTAGCTTCAAAATCAATAAAATAATTCATATATATTCATCCCTTTTCTTTACCCAAGTTTTATTTTTTTAGTACAAAATTTCTTTTCAACGATGTTTTTACATTCTGGACATCTAAAATAAGAAAAAATAGAATTTTTACATTCATCTTCTGTTGCAATAAATATGCAATGACATTTTGAACATTTTAACCGATAGCCATATTTTTCTCCAGATTTAAGAATTTTAATCATTTTTTCTTTTATCCTTTTCTTTATTTTATATATATATTATAATATATTTTTATTAAAAAAACAATATAAAGGAAAAATCTAATTGATTTTTCCTTTATATTTCTGCAAAGGCATCATAAAACTTATTAAAATTTTCAGAATGTACATTGTTTGGAACAGCAAAAATTACTTTTTTAAAATATTTATGAGAATTAGAAATACATTTTATAAAAATATTAGCAACTTCAGTTGCATCTTGACCAAATACACCGCATCCAAAAGCGCCAAGAATAAGAATATCTACTTTTTCTCTTGCGGCAATATCAAGAACAAATTTAATGCGACTTTCCAAAATTTTGGAATTTTCTTCCGCAGCAATTCCATACCCATACTTTTTGTTTGGAGTAAGATTAGGTGCCGCACAAGTAATTACACTACAATATTCTTGGTCATCACCTTGCTCAAACATAATATATGGAGAAAAGATAGCTCTATTTTCATACATCGCTTTATTTAGATGCTTATTATTCCATTCATAATATGAAGGAAATTCTCTTAAAACGTTATATAAATAAGAACTTTGACATAAACATTCTTCTTGGGCTCTTGACCCTTGTAAAAAACCGCCACCAGGATTTTTATATGAAGCAAAATTTAATACACAAATACTTCCTTTACCGAAAGTTTTTCTTGCTTTAAAAATTGCTTCAACACTTCCAACATCCCATAAAAATACAGGCATTTTTTCTGAACCCCATGGACAAGATATATGAACATTTCCAGTATAAATATGGCTATTCTTTTTAGCATATTCTATATCTTTTTTATACTTATGTGCCATATCCAAAGTTCTTTTTTTAGCTGTCTCTGCTCTACCTTTACGATTTCCGTCCCAGTAGTATTTAATTTTACCCATTTAATGCCTCCATAACTACTTTATTAATGAGCTTTCCGTCTGCTTTTCCTTTGAGTTTTGGCATAATATTTTTCATAACCATACCTTTCATTTTAGGATTAATTGGTTCTGTAACTACCTGAGTAAGCTCAATAAGTTCAGATTTTACAAATTCTCTTATCTCATCCTCAGACATCTGTTTCGGTGCAATCTCATCAATGTATTTCATGTTTTCTGTATACATACTAAGTAAATCAGTACGATTTGTCGGACAGGTATCAATCTGCTCCTGGCAGGTTTTCTTACATTTTAAAATAGCTGCGTCAACAATTTCTTCTGTAATATTATCTTTACATTTCTTTTCGATTGCCATATTTTTAGTACAAGTTACAATATCTGCAATTACAGCTTTTTTAATTCGATTCTGCTGTTTCATACTATCAGTTAAATTTTTCATCAATTTCTCGAAAGTCATTTAATGTAACCTCTCCTTCTCTTTTCATCTTTTCTACTAAATCTTCATATTCAGCAAGTCGTTTAATATGGTAAAAAAAAGGACAATTACTACAAATATCATCTGCTCTTGGATAATGTCCATAAAGGTCACTCATCCATTCCTCTGCCCCGCATTCATTAATTCGACATTCCCAATTATCTTTTGGTCTAGTCATTCGACTCATTTTTATTTTTCCCTTTCTTAACTTTCTATAATTATTATATAATTTTTATTATAAAAAATCAATGATGAAGATAAAAATAATCAAATATATCTTCAATGGAATACATAACTTGCATTTTTGCATTAATAATTTCTGTATCCATGTTTGGGACTTCATAAATTATAAATTTACCATTTTTTGCAAAATCATAAATATATTCTGCAATTTTTTCTGTTTGTGTAATAAAAACCATTGTATCTATAATACCATTAGCCATTATAGCAATAGTTGCGCTCTCTTTATCTAATTTATGAAATTTTACATATTCGTCCCAAGCTGCTATTAAACAATTTGCAAGTTTACAAAAAATTATTTTATCACTTTGATATGAAAGTCTTTCCATTTTTAAATCTCCTCATAATCTCTGAGCATAAGTTTTGCTACATATTCAGCATCTATGTCTTCTGGTATTTCTTCTTCAGATATATAATCTGAAGCTTCTTCTTTCATAAATTCTTGATAGCCTTCTCCATACCAAGACCAATTATCCACTCCGCTATATTCAAGCTGGTTCAATTCTAGTCTTGCCGCAAGTAAATTTAAAAGAGTTTCTTTTGAAATCTTATAATAAGTATTACTATTTTTACAATCCAATATTATTCTCCTTTATTTATACAAAATTGTATATTGCACCCAAACTTCATTACAGCCACCATTATTATGATTTTCTACAGTAAAATGATTAACTTTAACATCAACAATAGTATATTTATCACTTAATATAGCTAAACGTTCTCTAAGATCAGATTCTGCAATAGCTAATAATTCAGAATTTACTCCACCACCAGAGTCTTTCCATCTACATACTGAAATTTGTCTACATAAAGTATCTACATACATATTTTATCTCCTAATTCTATCACATCGTGAAATAACATAGTTGCTTGATATGGTGAAATATTTCTATTATCGTGGAAATGTCCAAAATAATATCTTTTATATCTGCACATATCAATTATATTATTCAAATATCTTTCTGTACTTTTATCAATCATTTTTTGATTAACTTGCGGCAAAAATAAATCACATATGTAAGGTTCAAACATTCTTGGGCAAGTATGTGAAAAAATATAATCACATTTAGGATTTTCTTTTAAAAGTCGTAATCCTATACCCATTTCATCATCAGTCATTTGTTCTTCTGGAAACCAAGAATAACCATTAGCTAAACGATAATTCTTATCTGGTGAATAAGCTCCTGGAAATACAAGTACTTTCTTTCCTTCTATATCATAAAGGGATGGTTCATCAAGGGCATATTTAATAAAAGGGTATTTCTTCTCGAACCAAATAAGCCCATTCCAAAAGACATCTAAATGCCAATCGTTAGGATTTTTCTCCACACAATTTGCAGGTCTTTCTTCATGATTACCTCTTATAACAAAATAAGTTAAATTATATTTTTCATTATATTTAAGGAGTTTTTCTTTAAATTCATCATCTCTACGATTGAAAAAATAATTTCCACCAAAATCCCCAAGTATAATTAAATAATTGGTATCTGCGGGATCAATTCTACCTGACTCGCAAAAATCCCGCACAGGCTGAAATCGCCCATGCAAATCTCCAGTAATCCATATTTTATTCATTATATTTATGCTCCTATTCTTCTATAGCACATAAAAAACCATAAATTTCAATAAGAAACATAATTGCATCTCTAAAATTTTTGTCTAAGATTTCTTGCACATCTTTATATTTTTCCTTCTGAATTTTATCTACTTCACCTAGCATAATTGGTTCTAAGTAGCAAAAATAATTAATGAAATCATCTGCAGTTGTTCTTGAATCTAATATTTTTTGATTTTTCATATTCTTAATTACATTTCTTGTAGCTTCATTAGGAATAAGACATTTCTCATAGGGTGCATTTTCACTATAATGCTCTAAAAAGTACATAAGTCTAAGTCCATTACCTACTTTTTTACCATTATAAGGATTTTGAAGCAGAGTATGTTTTGCTTGCCCGCAAATACTAGAAACACATCTTCTCATATCATAATGAGAAATTAAATCTCTATGTTTGAGAAATCTGTTAATCCAAGCAACATCATAAACTGGATTAAGCCAATAATAATCAGTATATAAAATTTCTACAAAATTAATATTTTGTTTTTTGAGATTATTAACAAAGTGGCGAACATCCATAAGTTCACAATGCTCACCATTTGGTAATTTATATTCTTTGATTCTTAGCTGATCAAAGATAGCTTCTTCTTTTGATGGAACGTAAATAGCTTTCGTATCAATATCTGAACCTTCAAGGTCGCATTGATAATTTTGAGAGCCATAGAGAAAAATACCTAAAATATGTTTTTCATCAATTCCTTCAGAAATAAGTTTTTCTTTATGTGCCATAATTCTTTCATTAATAATATTCATATCCTAAATCTCCTGCGGTTGGGTCATAATTATTGTGAATAAGTTTTAAAGCATCTAATGAGGTTTGAGAAAATTCGACTTCATCAATATTTTCATATACCTCTTTTGCAGTTTCTGGAATACTCTTTTTATTTTCCCAAACGTTATTTAAACAAACAATCATGTTATAGCATTGGTCATATTTGTCGCCTCCCAAATATTCACCTAATTTAAGTAAATATTCTGTATCCTCAATTCCCCAATCACAATTATGACTTTCTTGAAACGTTTTTGCTTCTACTGGAATAATAAAAATAGTAATTCCTATTAAAGAACTAATTAAAAATTTTTTAATCATTTTTATCACCTTTTCTTTTTATTATAAAAATATTATATTATAATTATTATAAAAAATCAATAAAGAGAAAGTTTTAAAACTTTCTCTTTATTTTTTTTTATAAAAAATAATGTAATATGGGAGCATATTTACTTAATAATTTTTCAGTTAAACTATTAGAAAAAGTCATATGATCTTTCATATCTGCTTGTTTTACGATGAAAGCATAGCTATCTTTGGATTCTACTATTTTACGAATATAGTCTTCATATTCTTGGTTATTATTTTTTGTTAATAAGACAACTGAATCATAATTAGTTTCTCCTATAGCTGCAATTAATTCTTCTTCTAAACATTCTGTATCTTCTAGTAAATCATGCGCCAGTCCTATTTTATAGGCTCTAGTAGGGTCTAAATGATTTTCTTCAGCTCTTATTGCCGCATATTCAGCAACTCTTATAGCATGACCAATTTTCTTTTTAGAATAATATTTAACTGATAAATTAAATATTTTTATTAATTGTTCAAAATTATGTTCCATTTCATTTCCTCCTATTAAAAATTACAATTAAATTATATAATATTTGAATTAAAAAATCAAAAAAAGGTAGAAGAATTAAATTCTTCTACCCAAAATATTGCTTATTTATTTTCTAAAGCAGTTTTTGCTTTTTCAAGAACGCCTTCAAGTGTGGTTCCACGAACCATTCTATCAACGACCTCAGAAACGCTTTCATGACGAGCAATAGCATATGGAGCAAATCCTTCTGCAACACTACGCATCAGTTCTGCATTAGACTGTGAATTCATAGATTCAATAAGACCTGGCTGAATTGCACTTAATACATCCACGATTGCTTTAGCATAAGCTTCCTGACGAGCCTGCTCTAATTCAATTTTCTTAGCTTCTACTGCGGCTTTCATGTCCTCTTCAGCTTTATCTCTCTTAATTTTTTCATCATTAATAGTATTTAAAACTTCCTGCAAATTAAGTTCTGCCTGTCTAGCTGCAGCTTTCTCTGCTTCAGCTTTACGGTTTACTTCTGCCTGAGCTGCTAACTGATTAAGAGCGCGTTCTTTATCAAGTTTCTGTTTTAAAGCATCTTTTTCAGCTCTAATCTGCTGTTCTTCAGATTCAGCTTCAAGTTTTCTTTTAGCAATTTCTGCGTGTTTCTCAATATCAGCAAGTTCAAGAGCCTGTCTAATATTATCATACTGAGATTCATTTAACAGTTCAGCAATGTCATCCTCGACAGAAATAGAAAGAATTTCTGCATCATATACATACATTCCATTTTCCGCAAACTCTCTACCTCTCCAAGGTTTAGCATTCTCACTCTTATCTTCATCTTCTTTTGGAGCTGCAATTGCTACATTTCTTACAATATCAGAGTAATTTTTCCAGAATTCTTCAATAGTATATTTCTTAGCTTCTCTTTTAATAAGAGAACGCTCTTTATCACAAAGATATTTAACATAATTTTCAACACTAAACCATTTATCTTTCATTGCAACATCAAAATTTACACAATAAGAAATCTTTACAGATGCTCTTACGAAATCAGAAGTCTCAATGTTTACAATATCAGAAATTTTATTGTTTTCATGTCTCAGGAAAACTGTACTTAATAAATGATCTGTAGTTTTTGGTTTTCCAGTACTCATCTGAAGTTCTGCAAGTGTCTGGTCGTAATCCAGGAGAATTGTACTAGGACCACAAACAACTTTACGAGTTCCATTTTTAGATACTATATTAACCGCATATCCAGTCCATACATCAACGGAAACAACACCATCAAACTTATTGTCAAGAGTAATTGTTCTCGGTTTTGTATAAGAGGTTCCTCTGGAAATACTTGCTTTTGCTTCAAGAGAAGCTAAACTACTATAATTAGAATCAATAGCACTTGAAGTTGAACAACAATATGCTAAATTATCCATATTTGCGGCAGTACGCAAGCTTTTCTCAACTGATTTTTCTGATAAACCAACATTATATTTAAGAGCCTCAATATTACCTGGATATAAAAGGTTACATTCTTTTTCAGTAAGTTTACGTTTAACAATAACCTGTGTACGTGGATCTGGCAAAAACATAGCTGGACCTTTAACTGTAGTAATTTCACCTGTAAGACGATTCATTACGTAACGTCCTTCACCCGCAGGAATTGCAATAGCATGATGCATAATTTTATTATCATAAGAAATAATTGCATGTTCTGGACGTGGATAGTAAATCATCTGCTGGTCGCCTGTAATAAACAGCTCTTCACCTACTGGATGTACCGTACCATCTTCATCTTTATACTCAGCAATTACTTTTACATAAACACCGCTAATTTTACTTAACTCAATGGCTTTAAAAATGTAGCCGCCTTTTGGAGATGTAACAAACTGTTCTGTTGGTTCTGGGAAAACTACTTCTGGACCATGAACATAACGTTTGTTTCCATTTTCATCTTTAAGAATACAATATTCAAGACGCTCAAGAGTAACTGCTTCGCGCACATAATCACCATGATTATTTACAGGAATGACTTCGATACCTGTTGGCGGAATGTAGAATGAAATTTCAGTTCCTTTAATAACTAAAAGCTGACCATTCACGCAGTTTGTGGTTGTGCCTGCAATTTTATTACCTTCAGAATCAATAACCTCACCCTGATTAGAGTTTGCGGCATCTGCTTCATAAACTCTTGCCAGAAGATACTGGTTAGAACGAAGCGCATGACCTTTGACTACTTTTGCCATCTGTCCTGGATAAAGAGCAAAGCTTACTGGACCGCGCACGTTAATTTTTTCACCAATATGGATATTATCTGGTAAAGTATTTGATGTACCAGTCTGCGGATGTTTATTTCCTGCTACTGGATTCTTTAAAATAACATACCAGTTTTCTGGTGCTGTTGTAAATAAAGACTTTGCTTCTGAATATCCGCAAGGTTCAAAACTTTTTGTTTTTGAGTTAAACCGCACTAACTTATCTGACTGAGATAAGGACATTTTAGTTGGTCCAACAAGACAAGATACATGACCTTTTGTCTCATCAAGAACATAACTATATTCATTAATACTTAATACTAAATCTTTCTGAATTGAATTTTCCATTGATTCTTTCCCTTTCTTTTTGCTTTCTTTAATTTATATATTTATTATATTATAAAATTTTAAAAAAATCAATGAAATAAAAATATGGGGAGATTTCATAAAGAATTCTCCCCAAATATATTATTTTTTAGTCAAAGCATTTAAAACTCCATCTTCTGCGGTTTTAACAACACCATCTACATAAGACCCAGATATTTTGGATGCATTTATTTTTCTTTCAACATATTCATGTGTACTATCTTTGGCAGTAGAACCATCAGTACCAAAATAAAGATTAGTGATAGTTCCTCCACTAATATTACAATTAATAGAATTAATTGTTCCACTTACATCAGAAGCAGTTTCTCCACCTAGGTAAGCCTTTTCAATAATTCCACCTGTAATATTATATTCTACATCTCCAACAGTTCCTCTATTAGTAGCTTGTAAAATTTGGATATTTCCATCATTAACTTTTATTGAAGCAGCATTAGTATTACCGTTGGAACCAGCAGTAGTAACATAATTAAATGTTCCATCATTAATGATTAATTCTGCTTTAGTTTCTACATTTGAATCTGCTCCGCAGCCGCCACAATATAAACTAGTCTTAACTATACCATCATTTATGATAATTTTAACATTATACACTGTATTTGGATACATTTTTTGATAATAATCTGACCATGCGGCGCCCGCACCATTTATATCATTAATTATACCACCATTAACTATAATTTCTACAGTATCTACTGTTCCACCAGCATTATTACCACCCATTATATTATGAACATAACCGCTATTCATTGTAATTTTAGTATGCGGAAAATGTAATGGTACAGAAATAGAATCTCCGCCACCCAAAACATTTATTTTGCTTCCATCTGGGAATACTTTTTCTCCGCCAATCCAACTAATTTTAATAGCTTTGTCACCGGATGCATCCTTATTAATTACTATTGGATGACCAAGAGCAAAGAAAATATTCATTTCTTCATCATAATATGGAGTCATGTTATTTATAACAAATTTATCTGCTTTTAAATCTGTTTCCATCGTACTTTTATTGTAAGATACAATTTTATTTAGTTTTTCTACAAGGGCAGAATCATCATAAGCTTCTGGAATATCAATATTCTTTTTAATCCAATCTGCTAATTTATTTGTTTCTGTATAAGACTCTAATTGAGTTTTTAATTCATCATTAGTTACTATAGCTTCTGGATTTGCGGCAAAATATTCTTGTACTGATTGCGCTATTTCTTCTGGAGAAACTGCTCCAGAATTAGAATTTTGAATTTTCCATTTATTTTCTCCATTAAGAATATATTTAGAATTATTGCCAATACAAAAAGCTGTTGACCCCATTTTTAAATTTTTATTAGCCAATTCATCCAAGTCTTTTACATTATCTACTACAAAATCACAAACTCCATATTGGGTACTTCCATTTTGTGAAACCATACTTATCATAAGAATTAACCTCCTTATTTAATCTTAAAATAAAATAAGCCCTAGTGAATTCACTAGGGCTTATTTAAAATACGTTATTAAACTTTAGCTGTTCCAGAAAGAACTTTTTCCTCAAACTCTTTAGTATCCGCGATACATGTCTCAAGATTTGTCTGATATTTTTCTTTATTAACGATTGTTTTAGTAATACTAACATTTCCATCTGTACTCATGTTTGCGGAAATATTAGCAATTACATCATCATTAATAGAAATTGTTCCTTCAATGTTTGAATAAAAACTTGTAATACTAAGCATAACTTAATATACCACCTTTCTTTTATTTTCATTATATTTAAAACTGGGGCAAATTTTTTTTATTAAATTTGCCCCTAAGCATTTAACAGATTACTTTATATCTTTCGCTATCCAGCTTCTCCATCATCAGGTCATAGCCCGTTTTACCAGACATAATAGTTTCAAAGATAGCTGGACTCATTCCAGAAACATAAGAAATTGGACCATTACCAAGCATTGGAATATTATTCTGTCTAGCATCAACATTCCAGAAGATAAGGTGTGGAAGTTTATAGCCAGCGACTTTAAATTTCTTTTCAATACCTTCCATCAGTGTCAGCTTATCTTTTCCTCGATTACTTCCCCAATAACCGAATCCACAAGCGGCATCAAATTCCATATCACTAATAATAATAACATTCTGTGGCAGGTCATCCTGAGACATATGATAATTAATTGCATTATCAAGAATCAGGTCAAAAACTGCTTCAATATTAGTATTATCACACAGATTAGTCTGATAAATTCTTTTAACCTTATCACAGAAATCTGCGCCTTCAACCGCAATAAGCTGTGGTCTGGAAGCAAAAGAAATATAGTGTCCAGCGAATGGACCCTTTGCTCTTTCTGCACAATACATACCAAGAGAGATAGCAACATTAATTGGGCAAGATGCAGTATTTCCAGTCATAGAACCAGAAGTATCAACAACCGCAATACCATTAAATGTAGCTCCATTGAAATAATCTGTAAGATTATCCCAATACTTATTTACCATAAGTCTATTGGTATCATTCATTGGTGGCAAAATATAATCATACCAACCTCTACGTGTCCAAACTTTAGTAGCTTTATCAACTACTTCATATGGATACAATGTACCTGCATTTACAGTTTTTGTTTCATCTTTTGCAAACTCCTCATAAGTCTGCACTCCGGCTTTAGCACGCTCAATGTCTCTACGAGCAAAAGCATTTTTATACTTTAAGCCAGCCTTAGATGGAATTTTATCAAACTCAATTTCATCCCATCTATTCTCACTCATAAGTTTTTCAAGTACATTAATGCGGGTTCTCAGCACAGCAAGGGTTTTTCTGTACTGCTTATGAGTCATACCAAGGAACTGACGAGTAATATTACCCAGTTTACGAGACTCGGCAGAAGAAGTATTCTCAGATTTCAGCCATTTTGCAAGTAAAGATGGAGTCTTACAAGCAACATCCAGCTCAAGCTGGTCTTTAATTACCTGTAAAGCATCACTTTCAAGTGGTGTTCCTACGAAAGTGTATAAATCATCCCATCTGCCATATTCACTGACATGAACAAGATTACGACGAGCTGCTTCTGTGTCATGGGTTGCAAGGTCTTTCATACACACTCTAAAAAATCTACGCTCACCCTGACCACCACGTACATCTCTAATATAAAATAAACACTTCAGAGCATAACGAGGATTTTCTGCAAATGCTTTACGCCACATCAAAATAATATCTTCATCTGAACGTTTACGCATTGCCGCACCCATAGCAAACATATCCAGCAAATCACTTTTGGTTGTTTTATGAGTGGATGCCCCATTTTCAGTAAGTGTAAAGTTTGTAGAATTTTTCATTGCTTCCATAAATTTACTCATATAATTTTCTCCTTTTTCTCTTAGACTTCTCTTGGACAAGAGAATATTTTTATTTTTATTTTTTCTTTAATTATTATAAAATAATTTTTTATAAAAATCAAAGACCCAGCTGAGAATCGGACTCAGGATAAGAGTGTTGCAGACTCCAGGTTTACCACTAGCCTACCGGGTCGTATTTTTTCTTTTCTTTTTTAACTTTATATATATATTATATATTATTTTTTATAAAAAATCAAAGGGAGAAATTAATCTCCCTTTAAAAATTTTTATAAATCTAAAAACCAAGAGAGCATTATCCAATATGAATTTGATTTACCATTTTTATCTGCTTTTTCCGCAAATAAAAATCTATAATCTTCTAAAGCAATTACCATACCTTTATTTTTATGTTTCATTTCATACTCATAAGCATATTCTCTCATAGTTTTCATATATTTTATTCTCCTTAATTAATTCGTCTAATTCCAAGAATTTCACTTGAATCTGCGGCGCGGTCATTTGTAGTTCCATATGCTGCACCTTTAGCTTCAATGATACCACCTTCACCGTCATAAATAGCTACATGACCATTATAGACAATTACATCACCGGCTTGTGCATTTTCAAGTCCATCTACAGGTTCTCCTAAATTAAGAAAACCATCAGAAGTTACATAATCACCATCATATGCACCAGTGTCTTTTAATACATTCCATACAAAATGGCTACAATCCATACCGGTTTCATATGAATTACCTCCCCAAGCATATGGAGTTTTACCCACAAACTGACGAGCATAATTTACAATGTCTGTATCTCCACTATAAACTTCACCAGTGTTAGTATCTGTTACCGTGTCTGACTCAGTATCATAAATATAACCATCACCTATATCTACTTGAGTTTCTGACTCTTCGTAATCAGTATCTACAGCTTCGCCTTCATCTTCTGAATAAGCAACTGCGGCTTCACCTTCATCATAATCATAATCTTCATTCTGGGTAGCTACAGTTTCTCCAGAGCCATAACTTATTACATAAACATCAGCACTTTGAACTCCAAAATTTAATGCTTCATCGTGTGAATTCATAAAAATGTCAATAGTTCCATCATCCATATTACCAGTATCTTGAACTTCATAAGTATTTCCATTAATAGAAATTTGAGTTCCAAGAGGTAATGAATTACAAGCTACTGTCCATCCTTCGCTAGGCTCAACTCCCATTGCTGTAATTCCAGCATTTCCGCCATTACATGCCTCACAACCGCAATAAGCTGTTAAGGTATATGTTCCAAGATATTCCCCATTAGATGAAGTATTTTTCTGTGGAATATCTTCTTCATATTCTTCCTGTGAAGTTTCTTGTTCTACTGGTGTTTCAATATCAGTATTAGTATTATCTACACTTTCATCTTGATTTTCAGTATAATCTGATGTAGTTTCTTCCGCCACTTCTACTACTGGAGTTGGAATAGGTTCTGCGGTTGCTTCTGGATATACATTTTGTAAAGTGACATAATCAGCATTTACATAACCAGAACCACCGTCAGCAGTATTAACTGCTACCCAAGCTCCACCATCATAATTTGTAACAACTAATTGATTAGCAGAATTACCAACTCCTACTATATTTGAATTTTCATCCATGCTACTTCTTACATTAACAGCTTCTACATTTGGTACAGCTATTTGATAAGCAACTGAGTCTGCGGCAGCAATAGCTTCATCTCCCTCAAGAAAATAATCACAAGATACCCAGCCTGTTAATCCACCTGAAGTAACTTGGTACCAACCATCCTGCGCTCCTATAACCGTTGCTGCACTAAGATTAGCTAAACGTCCAATCACTTGAGAATCTGTAGAAGGTTCTGCGCGCATTGCCACATAACTCTCACAATAGGAAACAATCATATCTCCTGGTTGAGCTGCATAAACTGTTAATGGAGATAGCATAAGACCTCCCATTAATATTAAACTTATAATTTTGTTTTTCATGTTTCTTTACCCTTTCTTTTTAATGTTTTTGTCAAAACCTATATAAGAACAAGTTAGAGAAACTATTTTCTAATAGTACATTTTTCCCAATAATCTAGCCAAAGTTCCAATGTAGGGAAAGTTCTCTTTATCCAATCACTGCATTCGTACTGATACTTGTGAATGGCTTGTTCTCGAGTCCATCTGTAGGACCAACCATATCCGCCATTTGGCATTTTACGGTATGAGCCTCCTTTAGAAAACTCGGCAAGCTTATCGTGTCTCAGTTGCCGGTTGAGATAACGACAATCTTTCTTTTCTTGAATTACTTTTGGATATTTCTTCCAAGAATGACTCATATAATACCTCCTTTTTGTTACAAAAGTATTACATAAATATCACCTTGTCCTTTCTTAATTGTTAAATTTTTATTACATAAATATTATATAATATTTTTAATAAAAAATCAAAAAATAAAAAGCTCCTTAATCAAAATTAATTGAAAAGGAGCTTTATGTTTATTATTTACTGCAAAAATAATCTATATTTACAAGAGCCTAGATTAAAAAATTAGTAAATAAAACTTTTAATGAGTATAATTTGCTTTATACTTGCCTATTATATAATTCAATAAGAATTAAAATAATTTGCTGTATGGCTCTTAAAGCGGGTAACGGGAATTGAACCCGTATACCTAGTGTGGAAGACTAGTATTCTACCATTGAATTACACCCGCAAACAAGACTCATATCAGGAACATTTATAATAAAAACCAAAAGAAAAGAGAAGTTAAAAATTGTAAAAGTAATATTAGTAAAAATTCTGCTGTTTATGAGTCTTTACTTATAAAGTATAACATATTTAATTTTAAAAATCAAGACGGAGTGTAGAGGATTCGAACCTCTGTGCCGCTTGAGACGACGCTTGATTAGCAATCAAGTGCAATTAGCCAACTCTGCCAACACTCCATATACAAGATACATTTCACACAAGATGGGATTTGAACCCATGTTCTCAGATTTATAGTCTAATGTCTTAACCGCTTGACAACTTGTATAATTTGCTGTGTGTATCTTTAGCGGCGGGGGTGGGATTCGAACCCACGGACCGCTCATCACGGTCGGAGGTTTTCAAGACCTCTGCACTCAACCAGGCTATGCGACCCCGCCGAATGGGGAATTTCTTCCCCTAATTATACATTTTTCATAAGATCATTAATGGCATCTGCGGTCATCCGTACTTCATTCTCCGCATCCATAACATACTTATTCATCTTCTGCATTTTTCTCATTGCTGCGTCTACTGCTTTTACAGCTTTTGCCTGCTCTGCTTTCGCTCTTTTAGCTCTTTTCTTTGCAATCTTATGGGAACAACGAGCAATAGCCAGGTCCTCACCAAATGTCTGGTCAAAAGAATCCCTTGGGTCACACTTCGACACACCTTTAACAGTCTTTCCTGCATAAGTAGAAACCGCAATTACTTTATTATCCTTACTTTTAAAAATCTTATACTTACCTTTTGGAAAACTCATATTTTCTTCTCCTTATCTTTAATTTATATATATATTATATAATTTTTTTATTTAAAAATCAATAAATATTCTCTTTCTTTACATTAATACGATATGTTTTATTTTCAATTATCCTTAAAATATCAGTTATTCCTTTCTCTTCTTCATCAGTCCAACTAGAAGTTATTTTAATATAATTTCTTAGCTTGCTTCCACAAAAGAGACCATATGTTTGTAATAATTTAAGTTGAAATTCTTCACTGTCTATATCTTCTATTACTATAAAAAATTTAGATTTTTCAGTTCTATAAATTTGTTCAAACTTAAATAATAATCTTAATACTCTAATAAACTCATTATAATTTTCTTTATCTCCTTGAATTAAATCTTTAATATCTATTGAAATTAATCCAACAGAACAAGGAAAATCTTTAATCAATGAATTTATTTTTAACTTATATTTTAATGAATTTTGAAATTTTGTTTCAACATCATATTCATTTTTAGTTTCTTTATCTTTAAATTTGAGCATATTCCTTATATTGTCATCATCTACATTTCTTACAACAAGAAAAGCAATAGGATTTTCTGAAGAATACTCATAATCTTTTGTTATTTCAAGACAAACCCATGTCCATTCAGAATTTATTTTTCTGCGGTAGTAGATTCGCTGTGGCTTATCATTTTTATCAAAATTCTTTTTTAGTGAGTGAATATTCATAAATTTAATAAAATTTATTTTATCTTCTGGATAAATTTCATTATTTATAGCATATTCCATTATCCAGCGAGTTAAACTATAATACTCTGAATTTTCATCAGAAATAGCTTTAATCACTCTGTAAGAATCATCTGCTAAATTCAACTCTAATATTTTATAGTATGAATCTGTTATGTTTTTAAGTGTCCGTTTTATGTCTATATCTGAATTCATAGGCTTATCCTCCTTTTTTGTTATTATACTAAAAAATTAAATTTTAGTCAATTTACCCAAAAAAATAGTAAGAGGCATTTTTGATTTGGATTTGCGGACACTTGCAGGCGTTCGCCGCCCAAGCAGAATTAAGATTTTTTTATTAAATGAAAAGCCCTGCAATCAAGTATTGGCGAAGGGACAACCTACTTTGTAAACGCTAACTTTCGTTGCCTTACACTTATAATTCCCACCTACCATCGGTGCCAATCCTTCTACTGTAGCTTAATCGCAAGACTTTTCTTAATGGGCAGAGTGAGATTCGAACTCACGAAGACCGAAGCCAAGGGTTTTACAGACCCCCTACTTTAACCACTTGCATACCTACCCGCATACAAGGCTCAAAATACAATTATGCTTTACCATCTAAGCAAACTACGAAATACGCTCGTTGTATCGGACTCGAACCGATGATATTAACTGTTAAGTTAAAATTGCTGTATGAGCCTTTATTACCACGTTTATAAAAATAGAAAAGAAAAAGAGAAAATCAAGACCCGGCAGTCTAACCAATATAAACTCTTAAATTAAATCCTTGTTTACTGCATTACAAATTTAATTTTCAAACGAGCGATTATTTCAGTTTATGTAACTGATACCATTTTCATCTACCTTTATGAAAAGTTGCAGTGCGGGTCTTATTATTTTATTTATTAGACAACAAATCTATCAAGAGATGTGTCAATTTTCTGGAATACTACTCTTTCAATAGTAGCATTTCTAAACTTATCAAGCTGCGCTTTAATTCTTTCATCATCATCATCGTAGTAATCTGTGTCGAAACGAAAAGCTACATTTTCAGGTAAAAGAATTAAACGTCCATCTTTCATTTCAATGTCGGAAGGCTTAAACCAAATAGTAACCGCAGGAGAAAAAGCACCATCACGATTACCTCTTCCACTAGGAGCCCCATAAAGTCTCCAACTAACTTCCTCATGGTTAAACAAATCAAGCTCTTTAGAAAAAGCTGTATAAACAAGTCCATTAGAGAAAGTAAAATAAGCATCGAAACGAATTGTATCTGTTTTTACAATGTTTAAATCATTTAAAGTTTCTTCGATTGAATAGCCCTGATTAATCTCAAAAGCTATTGCTCGTAGATAATCATATGTAATATTGATTGCCTGAGCAAGACTGATAACTTTATCAATAACATCATAATACTGCGGATTCAGCTTATCAATCATATATTCTTTAACTTCATCCGGAGTTGGATTCTTAATAGTAAAATGATAATGAAAACGTCCTGGTCTATTAACAAGAAAATCACTTAACTTATTAACTTCATTGCAAGTAATTACAAAAAGTTTCTTGCCACCATCAGTTCCATCAAAGAGTGAAAGTAATTCTGTTTGCGGGTCATAATCATCTCCGCAAGCAAAAACCTTTTCAAACTCATCAAAAATAACTACAACTTCCTGTTCAATAGAAGCAAGAAAATCAGCAATTCCTGGAAGAGCGATTGTAACTGTGATTACTGGAAGTCCAGCTTTAATACTCTCTTCCGCAAGGATTCTCGCAAATAATGATTTACCAATTCCTTTTTGTCCACTAAGCATAACGCCAAAATTTCGCTGTGAGAGACCAAAAGAGGTTAATACTTTATGAACTTTTTCAAGATGATTGCCATAAATCTTATCTTCATTTGCTTCTAGGTCATTGCGGGTACTTAAATAAAAACCAGTCATCTTATTAAAACAAACATCATAAGAACCTACTGGAATTTCTTTAAATGTCTGAACATCTTCGCCATAAACCTGTAAGCGTGAACCAGATTGAACAATATTCATTATAATCTTCTCCTTTATTACTTTTGGTTTTAAATGGGGAGTCTGGGATTCGAACCCAGGAGTTCGGCATATCAGACCGAAAGTTTAACCACTAGCGTAACTCCCTAAATCTTTTGATGAAGTTCTTCATTAAGGATGAAGAACTTCAGGGTTTTCATTAAACCACTTCAAAAACTTTTGCTCATCTGCGGGTAAATCACAGAATAATTCAAGTTCATCGCCTTTTTCTCCAAGTAAGGCACCCATAGCAACATATTGTGTAAGAGTTGATTTAAGATTGTATTTATCACCTTGAAGTGATACTAACCATACATCGCCATCACAACTATCAGCTACAGCTAAGAACTCTTTTACTTGTGTAATTTTTGTAAGTTTCATAATCAAAACTCCTTTTTAATTTATTAAAGGGACAATTTTTACGTTTTTATTATACTACCCTTTCGTTTAATTCGGTAGAAACCTTTAAAAATTATTTAACATCTCATAAGGGAATCGAACCCCTAGCTCGATGTCCGTAGCATCGTGTGTTGTCCATTACACTAATGAGATAATTTAAAAATAACAAATAGCAAGAAAAACAATTTTCTGACGTCAAGAAAACTAGAAGTAAAAGAAGCTATTTGAAAATTCTTTTGTTTCTATATGCTTTCGTATATAGAAAAAGGATAGTCTCACCCAGCCGCACAGGCTTTATTTGTATATGCGGTTCTCCTACTTGGGTTTCTTTCTAAACTAAAGACTTGGCGGATACATTTTTCAGTAACACTTTAAGCACGAAGGATTTTACAGCTTTTCAGCAAACTCGCCTCACTTTCCTCATGCACACAAGTCGGGCGACGAGACCTGACCCGTTTCAGTTTTAAGTTGCTACGCCGAGGAGTTGAACCTCGTTCACCAAGCTTATGAGGCTCAGTTAGATTCCGACCTACCGCCAGCTAAAATATAGGGATAATTACGAGATACTTCTTTTTGAATGCTACCGTTACACCATACGCTCCCTAAAACGCAGTGGGATTCGAACCCGACACCTTTTTCGCATCATAAAAAATTAAGAAAAAGATTGCTGTATGTATCTCAAACATCCCATATAGGATTCGAACCTATAGTCTACGAATTAGAAATTCGTTGCCTTTTCCTTTTGGCGAATGGGATTTATCAAGACTTAATTTTATAGGCAGGTGCTCTCCCAACTGAGCTACTCAGCAAATACATACCAAGGTAAGACTCGAACTTACGACGCCCTGCTTCCTAAATAAATGTTGCTGTATAAGTCTTTTTATTTAATTAAGTAAGTAAAGTCACACCACCCTTTACAACGCACTACTTGTCTGGACTTGGTAAATGGTCACTACACCAGACCCATCATACGATTAACTCCCATTTTCATATCTTACAGGTGCCATTGATTACTTAAATGACTCTAGGGGGAATCGAACCCAATCCGACTGCTCCTTGAGAGGGAGCCGACTTAACCACTTGTCGATAGAGCCTTAAAGGAATTTGTTGCCGCAAATTCCTCGAACCTTATTCACCATTCTTTTGGTATTTCGGCAAAAATACCGCAATCCATGTGAAAACAATTTCTTCAATCTAGTCCATCCTCGACTACCACATTGGCTTTACGCCGAGCAAGGAATCGAACCTTGTAGATTTTCTATTTAAAGTTCTAACAGTTTTATGGTAAACTGCTTAACCTCTTCATCTAATTTGCTTTGAAGAAATGACCCCGGGGGGACTCGAACCCACCATTTTAGCATTGAAAGCGCCATGTCACTAGCCATTAGACCACGGGGCCGTACAACTAATCTACATATCGTAAATCTTTTTTATGTTTCTGTTTACGATTATAGCTTTTCTTTGAGTCGATTGAATGACCTTTACCTCTTAAAGCTAACCAAATAGTTAATTCTTCTTTAGTCATTTTAAAAGGGTTTAAATCTACAGTTTTCTTTTTACTCATCAATATCGTCCTTTTCTTCTTCTTCTTCTTTATTCATAATAGATTCCCAATAATCTGCATCATCATAAAATTCTTCACACTGTGGACCTAAATCAAAATCATCAAACATATTTTTTATTCCTTTCTTAACTTTGTAAATATATTATAATATATTTTTATTAAAAAATCAATTAGGAATTTTTATTTAGTCCTTTCAGACTGCCTAGCGTTTCAGGTACTTTTTAACCCTAACTTGCGGAATGTCGCAAGGTCTGATATTCACGCATGCTCCATTAGTACCATGGGGCTTAGGTCTCGACCAAGTAGCGGTACTCATTTCATAGCCGGAGCTCTTGGAAGATGGTTTAATTCGTTTTATACCGCCTACTCCTTAGGGCGGTTGGCTGTTTCTCAAATTCCATTTAACCGTTTCATAACACCCATCAGATTTAATCTGGATTAAGTGACTGCGGCACCAAATACCAACAGAGAGACTTGAACTCTCACGCTTATTAGCCACTGGGTTTGAGCCAGTTTCGTCTACCAGTTCCGACATGTTGGCATAAATTATTTTATTATAATACAGTTTCTTTTCGATTAACCACTACTTGGACTTATAATTATAATAAGGTTATTAACCTAATGGATAGCACCGTTTTAGGCTCCTGAACTGCTTACCATCATATTGTAACCTGTTCATGGGCGAGGCGGGATTCGAACCCGCACGCACGAAGCACTAGTTCCTAAGACTAGCGTGGCTACCATTACACCACTCGCCCTTAGAATGGGGATGGCGGGATTCGAACCCGCAAGGCTCGGAGCCAGCGGATTTTAAGTCCGCCGTGTATACCGTTCCACCACATCCCCATGCGTCACGTGGGAAAGATTTGCACTTTCCTAATAGCCTTATCCTCATTCTTTCAGATTTGCTATTCTATCATGTTAATCTTAACTAGCCACCAGCTAACACTTCAAGCAATAATCTTATTTAAAATTTACTATCCAGCCCTGTCTCAATAGCCCTACATACTCAAAATCATTCCAAAAGCTAGTCTTAATTTGGAAGCAGAGATAGCTATGCACGTGTTAATAGAATATGTGCGATTCGAACGCCGCCCCAAGCTCCCAAAGCTAGTGTGCTACCATTACACCACATACTCTTTATTAAAATAGACTATTGCGAACTTGCCGTCTACTATGGCGCCTCATTTAATTTATTATCCGCAATGACATAACTGCGGGATATAAAATTTATTTTCTTATTCGTAGTTTTACTTCTACGATATGTGGGTGCGGTCATGCCTAGGTCCATCCCTTTACCCCGGAAGTTATAGTGCAGGCACTATCTCTTCTGTGTCCCTCAAACCCTCGTTCGAGTACCGTTCACCGCATTTAATAAAGGTTTTTTAGAACCTGGGTCCGGATTTGAACCGAACTAATAGTTATTGATTCTTCCTTTCATATAGGCAAGTTTTCAGCATATCCTATATCTGCTTAAATTGTCACTACCGTTTTTACTCAGAATATTTATAACCTTTTCTTAGATGCTCCATTAGCTTCTTAATATTCAGTAATAGGCTACCGTTTATTAAGCCTGCATCACCAGGCATAGAGCCGATAGAGGGACTTGAACCCCCGACAAATGATTACAAGTCATCCGTTTTACCAACTAAACTATATCGGCAAAATGTAAGGCGAGTTTCCTCGCCTAATTAAAACTTTTAGGCTGAGATTATTGACCTACTTTTATTAGCTTTGCTTACCGTTGGAAGTAAGTAATCACACGGAAGATTAATCCGTAGCTAATAGCGACACCAGTTTCAGTGGCTCCTGGCAAACTCTTACTACATAGTATTATAAATTTCCTTTCAGCACATTCTTCCTTGCG